TACCAATTGTGCTACCAGGGAAAGTGCCCCCGAAATGATCACGCTCGGGAGCCACACGCGCCTTCTCAGGGACGGTTGCCGGTCAACATTTTAGCGCTACTGTCGACAAGCTCAAAGCCTTCGATCACTTGCTTGACGGAATTTCCCCGAAGGGTGGGAGCTACCCTGGCCCCGTCACGGCAGTCTTTGACGTCTTGGTGACCGTCTTTGTATCGCGCGCCTTGATGCGGGCAGCGAGCTTCACCCGCTCCTTCTTGGCGACGAGATTCGCTGCATCCAGCCGAGCAAGCTGCTCTTCTGGGGTACGCTTCGATGCCGCTTCAATCCGCTGTGCTGCCGAAATGCGGCGGAGATCCTTCGGGCTGCCCGGTCCATTCTTTGACACTGTGTGTCTCCTGGTTGGTGTTACGTCTTTGCTGCGCCTTGTGAAACTATACCCACTCTACCTCCAGCGTTCTCTGACGTCAAGGCAAAAAGAACGCCGCAGTTCTTGCAGGGCACAAGGTTCCGCATTCCCTTCTCGCTTTTGAGCATCATGCCGTAAGCTGGGGCTTCAACAAAGCCCTCATGTGGGACGTGGGAGTCCTTGCAGATCGACACCGAGCCCTCGGGCTGTGATGCCTGCTTGGCGGCTGCGATGGCCGCACCAGCGACGCCAAAGAGGCCGCCACCAAAGAGAAAATCTCGTCGGTTCACAGGTCTACTCCGATGCGGTCCCAGAACCGCGAGTTGGCACCCTCATGGGGGTAGCCGTGGGGGTTGCAGTATAGGCGCATCTTCTCGGTACCCACCTGGTGGAAGGTGTCGACCGGCGTGTGCGTGTGGCCGAAGACCCAAGCGCGAGGTAGACGGTCCTCGTGCAGGTGGGCTGACATGTCGGCCATGAAGAACGGGTTGAGCGGGGAGCCGGCGTACTGGGGATCCACACATGCTGGCAGAGGCAAGTGGTGGGTGACCACGACGTCGCCCGTGCGGAGGTCGCCCATCACCTTCTTCACGAAGTCCTGGTGGCGCTCGTAGACCAGGGGCTCGAAGGGACTGGCCCCAGTGCCGATGACGAAGAAGTCGGACATGCCCCTCTTCACGTAGTAGGGGGTGCCGGCGTCAGGAAACCACATCGTGTTCCCAACGAACCGAATGCCACCGAACTCGTAGGGCCCGTGGTCCAGCTGGATGAGGTTGTGGAAGTTCGGCTCATGGTCAACCCCCTCGAAGAACTTGTCGCCTTCGAGGAACGAGTAGTCGTAGTACTCGTGGTTGCCAGGCACGTACAGGGCCTTCTTGTAGCCGCTGATCAGCTGAGCCACTCGGGCCTTCCAGAAGGCCTCGTGCCGGCCAATCTGGCAGATGTCGCCCGCCAGGATGACCAGTTCAGCTGGGTCTTTCTTCTGCACCTCTTCGAGCTGACGGAAGAATTCGTCTCCATCCCCCTTCTGCATGTGCTCGAAGTGGATGTCAGAAAGGACGTGCAGTCTCATTTGGGAACCAGGGCGGTGAGGGTCTGGAAGAGCTGGTTGATGAGGTAGATTTGGTAGGAGATCAACGCAGTGTAGCCCGCAAGCGACAGGGCAAGTGTAACCCAGGCTGAGGGGCTCTGTCGAATCTTCCAGAACCCGAACGCGCAAGCCGCCGACATGAGGACCTTGACAGCCCCGAAGGCCAGCGGGCCCTTGGTCAAAAAGTAGGCCATGAGTGGGTTTTGCTCTTCCGCCACCTTGATGCTGACCAGAGCCAATGTGGTGAAGAGGTCGAAGGCATTCAGCGCTACGAAGACACTGATTGCAGAGGAGTAGAGTCTACTGTTTTTCATATGGCCCGAAGTCATGAATGAAGTGTAGCATGCGCTGGACGCCAATTGGGTTGGCGCTGTGGACAGTCGGTGGATTGGTGGGCCAGTTCCCCGTCTCATGGACCCACTTCAAGAAGTCGAAGCCGCTGGGCTCGTTGACATGGCACGTGCAGCCACAGATGGGGTTCCCGCTGTCGTCCAGGCAGCTCTCTTCGCCCGAGCTGAAGGCGCAGGCGTGGCAGAAGCAAAGACCAAGGTCGTGGTCCAGGCTCATGTGGGTGATTGTATCCTTGTAGAACTGGCACAGTCGCATGGCCTCGCGGATGTTCCTCGCCAGAGTCCAGCTGGCATCTGGTGGATTGCGAAGGTCGTCAAGGTAGAGCTTCATTGGCAGGTTGCCTCCTGAATCAGGGTTGTCAGGGCACTCTGCATTGCCTGGGGCAGGGTTGTCAAGGGCTGAACGTCCAATTGTCCAACGGGACCAAGAGCTTGGAAGTCAGCGAAGAGGTCCGTTGTGGTGAAAACATGCACCCTGAGGTTGGATGCTGCCACAGTGGCAAAGGCGTCGGATGCAGTTGCAGCAGGTGTCGCGTAGCTTTGGGGCTCTTCATCGGTGAACATCACCAGATGTCGATTTGAGCCAGGCCTCCAATTGATGCCAAGTGGGTTCGAGCTGCTCGCGAGCATCTTGACGGCGTCGATAGAGGGCTCCATGCCGCCACCGCCGGCATTCTGCTGCTGGATAGCCTGGTTGAAGCTCGCTGGGTCGGTGAGGTTTAGCACCAGGTGCACCTTCCCGTCGTAGTAGGGGTCGTGGTCTGGGACGGTGACCAGGGCCCACCGCAGCTCGATACGATTGCCGTAGGTCGCAGCGAAGCCGGCTACAGCAGCCTTGACAGCACTGATGGTGCCGGACATGGAACCACTATCGTCGATAGCAAATACCACATCTACCAGGCTTGTGGGACTGAGCCCCTCATCCACCTGACCGTCGCAGTTGTCGTCTTTGCCATTGCAGGCCTCAGGCTTCGGGGTCACTTCACCGTAGCAGATAGTCTGGCCAAACTGACAGCGCTTGACGCCTGGGCGACACTCCCCGAAGGTGGTCGTACCAGCAGGGCCGTCGTAGCAGTACTCGATGGGGAGATTCTCTGGCTCGTCAATCTGGCCATCGCAGTCGTCGTCCTTGCCGTTGCAGATTTCCGGCACTGGCTGGGGTGCCGTGCAGCCAACCCAGGCCCCCTTAGAACAGGTCTCTGTGCCAGAGCCACAGGCATTGATGCACGTCTGCGAGAGACGCTCGTCTACAACACCATCACAGTTGTTGTCGAGACCGTCGCAGACCTCCCTGGAAGGTCCGACCTCACCTTCACAGACGGCCGTACTCTGGTCGTCACCCTCACACTTCCACACACCAGAGCGGCAGGTGCCGATGTCTTGGCCGCCCTTGGACGTGTAGCAAGGAAGCCCACACTTGGAGACCTCCCGAAGTTGTGTTCCTTCTCGGCAACCGAGCAGAACCAAAAGCAGGAGGATGTATGGACGCATGGAACTTCCTTATCAGGTTGCGGCAGCCGTTTCAAGTCTTTTTCGCTGGACCTGCATGAAGAGCTTGGCAGTGGAGCTGCTGATGGCCTTGACGGCCTCCTTGGATTCGACAATCTCACCCTTGGCCTCGCGGGTGACGTCTTCCACCATCGCGTCGATGACGGCACGGGTGTCCTCGGTCACGGGCTGTCGGCCCAGCTTGGCCTGGAGCTTGTCAAGAACGTGGTCAAGACGATTCAGGGTCACCCACTCGGTGGCAATGGCGTCCGCCTTGGCGAGCACCTCCTGCTTGTCGGGGGTCACCTGGGTGTCCTTCTTGGAGGCACGCTCACTGAACTCGGGGCGCTTGTGCTTGGCGATGAGCCGGGCTCCGTTGTTGGTGCGGACCTCGATGGGAGGCCGGAGCACGACCCCCTCAGCAATCTTGGGCTCGGTGATGCCGTTACGAACGGCCTGACGGCTGGGCAGGTCGCGCTCTGCGTCCAGGCTGGGCAGGTCGGTGCCCACCTTGTTCCAGGCAACGAACTCCAGGCCGAGCTTGTCAACCATCATGTTGGCAGACTCAACGCTGAGCCAGAGGCCCCTGTCCTCTTCATCCCCGCCCGTCTTGACATCGAAGGCAATGAACTTGAGCTTGGGGCCGTAGGTGTCCTTCATTCCTTGCTGCTTGCCGCCGTAGGCCTCGCCGAAGACAATCATCTTCTCCGGGCCAGCCTCAATGAAGCGACGTTTCAGGTCCTCCTGGTCGAAGAGGGCCACGAAGTTGTCGTACTTCTCCCCACCAGAGAAGAACCCCACCTCAGCGGTGACCGTTCCGTCCTCAGCGGTGTGGCGTTTGAAGCTGACATGGGCACTGGTGCCGTGAATCTTCTCCAGGGCGTAGACCTCCTTGAAGAGCAGGAGGGTTTGGTTGCGATAAAGGTTTTCAATGTGCATGTATCCCATGGTCAGGCCTCCGCTTTGAAGTTGAACTTGTTGTTGTACGTCTCGTCCAGCTCTTTCTCGACGTCGTCAAGGGTGTCCTTGATCTGCTCCTCGGCCAGGCCCTTGGCCTTCATTTCCTTGCGGATAGCCTTGAGGGAGTCCTTCTTGAGCTTCTCGTAGGCAGCCAAACGGTCGGCCTTCATCTTGAGCACTTCGGGCGACTCCAGAACGGCGTCTGCGGTCTTGGTCAGGGTCTCACCGAAGACGGCGAGGTCTTCGCCACCGGCGGTCGATTCCTCAAGGTCCTCAGCTGCCTTCTGGCAGGTGGGGCAGAAGTCTGCCTCCATGTCGTCTTTGGACCAGCCCTCGTTCTCCTCACATCCCAGGAGAACTGTAGCTTCGCATCCGACCCCGTCGCATTTGATGTAGGTAACTTCGCTCATTTTTGCACCTTTCTGTGTCCGCAGTCCTTGCAGACGGTCAACACTCCAGTGGGGAGCTGTACACGCCCCACATTGCCAGATGTGCAAGCCTCACATCCACCCGCCTGGAGACCAGGACCTTCGGGCGCCAGCTCTTGTGGTTCATCGGCCACCATCTGTTGAATGGTCATGTGAGATTCTACCATCTTGCCCATCTGCTTTCTGATCTTCGAAAGCTGCCTCTTCAAAGACCTGTTTTCCTGCTTGAGTGTTCGATTTTCCTTCAGTGGTGAGGTGGTGTCTCTTTGTGCCTTGTGCTGGGTAAGCCGACTGCCCTTAGCCATTGATGACCTCATTCGTCTTGGACGGCCTCCATCTCGATTTGCCAGACGTCGCCGGTGTGCTTCATGGTGAGTTTTTGGAACGGAAGAAAGCCGCAGTTCAGAAGTTCGATGTTGTCAGTCATGGCCCGTAGCAGAGCGACCTGGAGCCTTCTGGCCTCCTGGGTCCCCATCTCACATGGATCAGACTCAACCCTGACCATGACCCTGCACTGATTGCCACCGATGCTGACCTTCGAAGTCGTCCGCTTCATTCAGTCCTCGACGAGTTCATCTTCGAACTCACCCAGGTCCTCGTCGGAGTCTCCGACGTCCTCAACATCAAGCCCTTGGTCTTGAAGCTCGGTGATGAACGTGTTCAGGAACTCCTGAACATCCGCTGCCTTGATTTTGGGAAGAAGCTCGGCGAAAACATCCACCCCTACCTGCTTGAACTCTGTTCGCGTCATTTTGTTTGTTTTCCTTTTGAGTAGATTTCGAAGAGTGATTCGTTGATTGGTCCCTCAACTTCAAGGCCATTCTTCACGATTCGAATCCACCTGTCAAGGGCTTTTCGACCGACTTCGACGGTGCAGGGGCTGCTGGCTTCGATCTCCACTTCCAGAAAGCGCCTGGTCTTGCCGTCTTCATCGGTAACGTCGTAGAGGGCCAGAACAGCAATGTAGCGCGGGTCTCCGACGTTGTCGGCCGTCATCTGCCCGGTGACATGGTAGATGTAGGAGGTCTTCTGGATGTTGAAGACCTCCTTCCCGCCCAGATAGTCAATCATCGTGTGGACGTCATTGGGGCTGACCTTGCCGCTGAATGGTAGGTTGATTTCCACGCGGTCGGCGATGCTCTTGTCCGACTTGCGCTGCTTGTAGGTCAACTCCCCACCGGCCATGTCCCCCTCTCGATACCGAAGCTTGGAGCCATTCAGGTCGTAGTAGGTATCCTTCCCACTGACGGCCTTGTAGGCGTCGATTCGAACGACCTTCGTGTTGATGAACTCGCCACTCTGCCCAGAGATGAAGTCATGGTACTGCTTCAAGCTCACCTTGCTGGCGTCGAACTTCGCTTCCACTTCACTATGGCGATCCACGGTCTGCGTCCTGAATGGCGCTGACAGCTTCCGCCATGGTTTGAGGGAGAACTCCAAGAGATACTCGAATCCAATCTGGATGACCACCACAGAACTGGCCACCAACCACCTTCACCTTGGCAATGTCGAGAAGCTTGCGGAAGTGTTCTGGGTCCCTGGGCTTCACCCAAGCGAACATGCCAGAAAACGTCTCCGGGAAACCCTTCATCTCCGAGAGGTAGGGGGCAAGGCGCATGAACGCAACGTTGGTGCTAATCAACAGTGCTCGCGCCTCGCTCTGCAGCTGTTTCTTGTCGTGAGTCTCCAGGCTGAAGAGAAACTGGTGGAGGAGCCTCTGACTTGGCAAGGAAACTCCAGAGGTGGTCTTCTCGACGTACTCAGCGGCGTACTTGGCCAGCTCGGGGTCTGGAGTTGCCAGCCATCCAATGCGGTAGCCACTGAGACCAAAGAGTTTGGCCGCGCTCCAGACGCTCATCTTGTGCCAGGGTACCTGGTAGTCCCACCCGTAGATGGGGCTTGCGTAGGCGGCGTCCCAGATGTCCCATTGGCGAGTGCCGTACAACATCGAGCCATCAGGGTTGTTGGGGGCGGTCAGTACACGTGCCGTGTAGCCACCGTGTCCGCCATCGAGATCAGATTCGAAGAACTCCAACCGTGACATCTCTGCCATGGTCGGATAGGTAGGCCAGTACGGCGCCTGGGTGGTGAGGTACTCCACGTTGAAGTGCTTCCGCAGTGCGTAGGCACACGCCTGAATGGCCTGTTTGGCTCCGTTGGTGACGACCACGTGCTGGCCATTCATCCTGAGTTTGAGTATTGCCAGCAGTTCCGCCTCTCCATTCATAGGCGGGTAACGGACATGCCCCCAGAACTCCTTGGGGTACACGTGGCCGTAGACCTGCTGCAGGAAGAACGGCTCCCCAACGGCCAGATTGTAACCACCTGGGACGGTGTCACGCACCAGCTGCATATCGGCGGCGCTCAAAACTCAAACCCCACCTTCAGGCCGCCCATGCCCTGACCAGTTGTGGTCCCAGCTCCCCAGATTCCAAGGAAAACCGGTCCAACGATGCGGCGTTCAACCTCTCCACCTACAACCCAGTTCTGGACGCCGATGGAGGGGCTGAACTGAGGGGTCAGGCCTCCAATGACGCCCACGTGCCACTGGGCCAGCATGGGGGTAACGATTTTCTCCTTCTCGACAATCTTGTCCACGTACTCGGTACGGATGGTCTCGATTTTCTTCTCGACCTCAACCACCCTCACCTCGACCTTGGTCTCGGTCTCCTTGGTGTGGGAGTCGATGTTCTTGTCGACCGTGGTCTTCTTGGTGTAAGTGCCATCAGCGAGCTTGGTTTCCAGCACCTCACGATGGTACTTCTCAACCACCTGGGTCTCCCGGACCTTCTCCATCTCGATGCGGAGGTTCTCGAAGGCGGTCATCAAGGCCTTCTGCGCCTCAGTGGTGACCTGCTTCTCCACAATCTTCTCCCTTTCCTCAATCTTCACCACCGCAGGCTTCACACCCCAGCCCACACCGATGCCGACAAGTAGCACCACAAGAAAGGGCCAGTACTTCTTCAGAAGCTCAAGGATTTTTGCAGGAATCATTTCAGGTCACTCCATTTTTCAGCCAAGCCGTCTGCCAACCCGGCCTCAAAAGCCTCTTCTGCGAGGAAGTACCTTTCCATCTTGCACCATTCACGAATCGTTTTCAAGTCCAGCCTGGAACGATCTGCAATGGCCTTGTGGTACCTGGCGTTGTTCTGGGCGGCCTCACGACCAAGTTGCTCGACCTTGTCGCTGTCAATGCTTCCAGTGGGTTCCAGCCCCACGGTGCCGTTGTGCATCATCAGCTGGGCGCTGGGCGCCAAGAAGCGCCTCTCGCCAGCCTGGAAAATGAGGGCGGCGATGCTGTAGACACCACCAAACCCGTAGATGTTCACTGGGTTTTTCGTGAGGCGCAAGGAGTCGAAGATTGCAAAGCCGGCCCCCTCATCCCCTCCAGGGCTGCTGAGAAGGACACGGATGGGGCCTTTGCTTTCATCCAGGAGGCGGATGATTGGAATCAACCTGAAGGCTTTCTCGTCGTTGATTTCACCGACGATGTAGACGGTTCTGGTCTTCCAATCGACGCCCAGCTCAAGAATGTCCGTAAGCCTTTCAGTTTGCGACATTTCAGACTCCGCCAAGGGGCGCGTAGCGTGCAAGGATGTCAGAGGTGACCACCTTGTTCTTCCATGTACTCATGATAGCAGAGCTGACCTCACCGACGCTATCGGTCCCCCGGTATGAGAAGGCACCCAGGTCGTTGCTGTGAAGTCTGCACCGGTCGTAGTCGGTGTTGCAAACAATCGCCCACCCCGTCTCGCCGCCACGAGACTTGCAAATCAAGTAGGTGATTTTGTTCAGCTCTGCGTCCTTGGCATTGCGATTCAGACTGATGACGATGGCAGCTGCGGTCATCGCTCCCCAGGTCTCCTGGACGTCCTCCATGTGCAAGAGCCGGGTTTCGTTCTTCTGGTTCCCGATGCGGTTGTTGAGTTTGGACCCCTCACGGTTGGTCTGGATGGCGGTCAGGACGTGGAACTTGTGGTGAAGACCCATCTGAACGAACTGGTTGTAGACCTCTTCCTGGACCTGGCGCGGCTGCATGTTGCCCCTGGCATTGGCCATGCAGCTCAGCTTGGCGCCGTAGTCGTCCACCAGGAGGTCGAACCCCTTCCCAGTGTTCATCCGGCGTTGGTCTTGCAGAGTCTCTACCGTGGCAGCGACCTCTTCCACGGTCAGGCCCGCCTTGTACATGGGCTTGTAGACCAGGAAACGCTGCAGAATCTCCTCGTACCCACGCATCTTTGCGGAAAGAACGGGGTCCGTGTAGGCCCTGAACATCTCTGGGTGGGTCATGCCGGTGATGCACCTCATGAACTTGCCCTTCAGCTCCTCCGGGGTGCCCTCATGGGCAATGAAGAGCACCGACTTGCCCTGGAAGATGTTGTGGCAGGCAATGGTCACCATTGCCGACGTCTTGCCGACGTTGGTGGGGGCCAGAAGTACGGTCATGTGGCCTGGCAGGAGGGAACCTGAAGCTCCATTGGGCTCCAGGAGGCGGTCCATGGCGGTGACCCCGAAAGTCAGGGCGCCGGCGCTGTCCTGCTTCTCCTTCATGAGTTCTGCGCCATAGCCGTAGAAGCTGACCTGGCCATCCTCCAAGAAGCGAATGTCGTGGTACTCCTTGACCATCTTGTTCATGATGCCGATGCTCTCATCCAGCTTCTGACTGTTGAAGGCGGCGGCGGCTTTGGGAAGGGCAGATTGAATGGTGCGGGCCTTCAGCCAGATTTCCATCTCCGACAACAGGGGCTCGATGTCGAAGGTCTGCCTACTGGTGGCCACGTAGCTGATGGTGGTTTGGACCTGAAGGATTTCTGCCGTAGGGAGCTTGGTAATGGGTCTGCTTTCGAGAAGCTCGTTGATGCTCGGCTTCTTGTTCCAACGGACGTACCACTGCTTGAGGGCGTCGTAGATGCGGCAGAGGATGGCATCGCCGAACCATTCTGGCTCTATCTTCAGGATGACGGTTGAGAAGAATCTGTCGTCGTACAGGATGTGCCCGAGAACTGCTCGTTGCTTTTCAACACTGAAAGGAAGTAGGTCGGGGTTGACTCTGGCTTCAGCCATTTAGGATGCTCCGAAGTGATTCTTGAGGTAGATGACTACGTGTGCCGGATTCAAGACCGGCGCTGAATCGAACAGGACCTTCACGGCCTCAAGTGGCATTTCCCCAAGGTCCTTGAAGGGAGCCGGTGGCCGAAGGTCGTACAATACCACATCTCGCATTTCTTTTCGGATGCGGTTCACTTCCAGGTAGGCGTCTGGGTCGAGCCCCAGGTAGAGGCGGTTGATGCCTGCGTTGCGGATCAACTCCAACTGGGCCTTCGATACCGCCTTCCCCAGGGTGGCAACGTTGCCCCCACACAGGTGAGCCTTGAGGGCGTCGAATGGGCCTTCTCCGAGCACACAGTGCCGGCTACCATTCAGACGGTCAGCGAACATCAATACCAGGTCGCGCTTCAGGTCGGTGCTGGTGACAGCCTTCAGGGGCTGTATCATCTTCCGCCGGCGCTCATCCCAGTAGGGCTTGTCGTTCTCAACGAGGCGGGTCTGCCAGCCATACAGGCCGCCCTGAGACTGTACAGGGAAGACCACCGAAGTCTTGGGCGGGCAGTAGCGCACCCCGTACTCTTTCGCCACAGAGGCTGGAATACCACGAGCTTCGAGGTACCTGACCCCCTTGGCGCTGAATTCGTGGTCAAGAGGGTAGAAGTCGAGGGGCCACGCAACCTCTTTCAGGGTGGGCTCAAGGTCTACGAAGTCGTCGCTGTCTTCGTCTTCGAAGTCTGCGACCTCGATGTTGAGGTAGATGGCTGTTGGCTGACCAGCTCCCTCCCCATAGAGGCGCTTGCAGACCTCTGATACTGGGAGGTTGCAGAGTTCAGCCAGGGCAAACTCGGCACGCCCGTGGAAGCCGTCGATCTCTTTGCAGTACCAACACACAAAGCGACCGTCTGTCCTGCGGATGTAGAGTTTTTGGCTCTTCCCACAGCGGGGACAGGACATGATGAAGGACTTGCTGTTTGGCTTGAAGCTGACTCCATGCTCTTGCAGCAAGGCCCTAATCTCGGCTTCCACGGACGGCTCCCTTCCTACTCCTTCGGCGTGAGCGACTCTCGAATCTCTTCTTCGGTGACAGTCTCACCGCCGTAGAATCCTGCCATGTCGCGCGTCTTCAGCTCCGTGAGAATCTTCATCTGCAACTGTTTGTCGTCCCTCAGAGCAGTGAGCATAGCCTCTTTTCCCTTCCACTGCAATCCCTCGAACTCGTGCATGACATTGTTCGGCTTGGTGATGATGCCACGAGCCATGCCAAGACGGTAGACTTCCTCGTGGACGTTGACGATTCCCTTGTTGTAGTCAAGGGTGAACTCGGCCTGGCGGCCCTTGGGGCCGATGCTGGAGTCCATGATTCGAACGCGGACCTTGTGGCCGGTCTTGTCGTTGTTCCCCTGCATGTCCTCGACAGTGGTGTCCTTGAACTCGTTCCCCAGTTCATCCTTCTTGCCGTCTTGCCCACCTGCAGGGCTCACGTACATGAAGTACTCACAGTGGTGCTGGGTCGCCCAGCTGACGGCCGGACGAACAGCGGTAGAGTGGCTCAAGAACACAGTTGCCGACCCACCAGTCTTGGCATCCATCTGTGAACGGACGTGGCTGGTGAGGATGAGGGCGAACTTGTGCTTGCGCTGGATTGGCAGAATACGACGCAGGCCTTCCTGAATGGTTGCTGCGTTATCGCCGATTTGCTGGGTCATGATGGTGTCAGCATTCATACCACGACGGCCCTGCATCATGTTGAGGGAGTCGATAATGACCAGCTTCAACTTCATTCCGTCCTGGCAGTTGGCGGCCAGGTCCTTCTCGATGTGGTCGAAGATTTCCGGGTCGTTGCGGTCGTAGCCGATGTAGCGGTTGGGGTCGATACCCCAAATGCGGCGTTGACTGTCGTCGACCTGGGCATCCTCGCGAAACTCGGTGTTGTACTTGACCACGAAGGCATCTGGGTCATTGCGATGAAGCTGTCCAGCCATGGCCGAGCAGATGATTGACTTGCCTCCACGGGGAGGTCCGTAGAGGAGCATCGAGTACCCCGACGGCAGTCCTTGGCCGTTGCCGAAGACGAAATTCAGTCCCGGGCTGGGGCTGTCGATGACGTCGGCATGGACATTGCGGGTCTCAAGCACGGCACCAGGGCCCTTGAGCAGGCGCTCCATGAACTTTCGATTGGTCTTTTCACTCATTGGGTTACCTTGCAGTGCCGAAGAAGTCATCCTCGGCCGGCTCCTGAAGAGCCTGGTGGTTGTTGGTGGTGTTGACTCCTGACAATGGTACGACGAGATTGGGGTTCTGTCTACCGTAGCTCCCGAGGGCCTCTGAGCCCATGATTTTCTTGACTGAATCGAAGGAATTCTGGAAGAACTTCCGAAGGTCCGAAACCTGCTGGATGTAGCAGCTGAGGTTGCCGGCAAGGAGGGTGGCTCTCTTGTATTCAGGGTCCTTCTCGTAGACCGCCTGGCGGATGTCTTCACTCCCCAGTGGGTTCCTTGAGTTGGACAGGCCTGCTTTCTCCAAGGTGTCCTTCATTCGATCCAACAGAATGACGGCCTTGATTTCTCGAATCAGCTGCTCCACAATCCCCAGTTCATACTGCAGTGCGTTAAGAACGCGGCTGGAGTTGAGGTAGGCGATGTTGAAGAGAGAAAGAAGCTCGGGGGCCTTGTGTGAGTTGACGATGGCCACCTCATCCTTTCTTCCGAGGGCCATGTAGATTTCTGCCATGTCCAACACCAGCGGGGGTAGTGCCGGGTCGGCTCTGGGTACACGAATAACCGTGAGTTCGCTCATTTTGGGTATGACTAGGCCCTACCCATCTTGCGACAGATAGGGCCTGGTCCCTCTCTTACTTCTTGTTGGGGTCCGGGAACATCGCCAGGAACTCCATGGGGTCCAGCTTCATCAGGTCGCCCACAGGGGCCTGGCTGGTCACAGGAGCGGCTTTCGTTGCCGGGGTAGGCGTGGACACCACCTGGTTCGTCTTGGGGGCCGCCTGGGCCGCCTGGGCCGCGTCCAGGGCAGCAAGCTGGGCCAGGAGGGCTGCACGAGCATCCTGAGCGGGTGCCGGGGCGGTGGCAACAGGTGCCGGGGCTGCCGGGGCCTGCTGAACCGGGGTGGTCACGGGGGTGGTCACCGGAGCTGGACGTGCAGCGGGTGCCGGGTGGGTAACAGGGGCTGCCGTCTGGGGCTGGTCCTGACGTCGGGTCTGGCCGAAGACGGTGGCAACCACCGAGGGCTCCCCACCAGAGCGAACCAGAGCAAGAATCTGGTCGTAGGTGAGGCTCTTGTTGTCGTTGACCTTGGCCAAGTCAGGGCACTTCTTGAGCGCCTCAGCATCAACTGAGGTCAGAGCGCCAGACTTGACCTGAAAACGGCCAGCGCCAAGGCTTTCCATGGCGATCTTCACCGCGTACCTGGTGTCGAGACCACGCCCCTGACGGGTGAACTCGAACCAGACTCCACTTCGAGCATCCAGTGGGTCCTGACCGCCGTTCTCCTTCATGAACTTGTTGCGCTCATCGTCGAGAGCAGTCATGGCTCGATGGCCGAGCTTGAGGGTGCCCCACTCGCCTGCCAGGTTCTTGGCGAGGAGATACCACTTCTTGTCGAGGTTGTGCTCTCGGAGTAGCTTGCGGGCACCCTTGACGAACTCCTCAGCCTCTGAGGGGCTCTTACCCTGGGAGATGTACTGGTTGACGAGAGCGGTGACCTCGTCCTCCTTCGCCTTCAGAAGGGCGCATTCGGGACAGTCCTGCTCAACCATGCTGGTGGCACGATTCTTCTTCTCGATGCAGCGGAAGGGACGGTGACGGGGCTTGTCGGGGTTCTGGTCGTTGGGGACCGTGTACCCGTAGTGCAGCTTGTCGTAAATCTTCCACTTGCCGACATTCTTCAGGCTCTTCACGGGTGGAGCAATGCGGAAGATGTTGGCCTCTGAGTCAGACAGGGCGTGCATCTTCCAGTTCACATCGCTTCCTCCGTTCTTCGCAGTGCCGAAGAAGTCGTCCAGGCTCTCAGTTCCATCAGGGGTGTTGCCGTTGTTGTTTGAATCCATTTGGTTTTTGTCCTACCGTCGATTGGGTTGTTTGTGGGTGCTGCAGGTCAGTTGGTCTTCTTTTGAGTTTTCAGCTGCTTCTTGATGTTGTTGAACACTTCCAGAACGTACTCTGTGGTCACTTCCTCCGTGGTGGTGCGAATGACTGCGTTGCGGCCCTTCTGAAAGGTCTTGGTCAGGAATTCGGGTTCCGTTCCCTCTGCGAGGCCGGTGACGACCACCGGTACTGTGTTGCGATTGACACCAGCCTTGACAGCCTGGGTGAGAATCTGCCGGTTCGTGTAGAGGGCCACCAGGTCCAGACCGACGCTGGAGTTTACCATACCGGCAATGTGCTTGAGAAGCCCCTCTCTGGTGCCGACACTGCAGGGCTCAGACCACTTGGGACTTGGCATGCTGACGACATTCAGCTCAGAGCCGATGGATCGAAGCTCCTGGATGACGAGACCGTACTGGGTGACGCCGAACTGATTGTCAGGGCCGATGGAAGGGGCGACCCGCTCTGCGATTCGGTCATAGAAGCTGCCGGCGTCGATGACCAAGACCTCGGCCTCTTCGACAGCCTTCTTTGCGAAGGTTTCGGTACCAGGTCCAGTGACGCTGATGCCGAAGGTCGCCTTCCGAAGGGCCTCACCGTAGGAGTCCCGGATGGACTCCAAGGAGTCCTGTGCTTCACGTTTCTGAGCCTCTTTTCCGGGGCGAACGTTCCGTGGCACGTCGTCAAGATTAAGCTCGGCGATTGCCTTCGTTTCGAGATACTTCGTCAGTGCAGCTTCGATTTCAGTCATGGAGATTCCTCAAGTTCAGGTGATGCTTCTTCAAGTTTTTGGTCCAGTGAAGGCTGGACAACCAGTACCTCATCTACGGTCACACCCTTGCGGGGGCGCTTCCTGTAGAGACAGACTACCACAGCCCCGGTGAGGTCGTTCTGGAACGGTGGAGGGAGTCCGCCGTCGAGGGGCCACTTGACTGCCTTGATGGTAACGCCCTCCACATCGACTGTCAACTCAGATGCCGTCTTTGTTTTGGGTGCCCCGGCGGTGGCATTCTTGTTATCGTAACGGAAACGTCGATCTGAGTTCACGTAGCCGATGGCCGCAAAGACGATTTCGACGCCCAAGTCGGATTCCATCGCCATCTCGATGATTTCGGAGCTGGCCAGGGGGAAGTCCTGGTAGCCCTCGCCACGACTGCCGACGACCTTGTGGTGAATGTGCTCCCTGCCATCTACCTTCACGAGCTTGTCGCCAATCAAGGGCCTGGTAAGGTCTGCCAGAGGCTCGCTGAGGGCTGGAAGGATTTGCTTCCTCATCTGGTACTGAACCAGGGGGTCGATGGTTCTCAACTCTGTGCCGGCCTTCTTCTTTTTCTTCTTTCCGGTGGCTTCCAAGTGAGCGGCTTCGTGGGCGGCCAGCTTCTGACCGATTGTCATGGGGAACTTCTGACCCCCCACGTCCACCTCTCCAAAGAGGCTGTCCATGGCCCCGCTGACGATGAGGGTGGTGATGACGCGGCTGTTCAGGGCTGTGGTGGCCAGGCGCTGGCTCTGGACCTCAGTTTCCTCACCCGTCTTCTTGTCCTTCTTCTTGCGTGTGACAAGCGTCGCGTTTGCCAGGCGCCAGGCCTCAATTTTCTTGCAGAAGTCCTGGACGCTATCGTAGGGCCCGTTGGCGCTGATTTGCTCCTGAGCCTTGTCACCAATGCCCTTCAGAAGCCACAGAGGCGCTCGAATGCGCTCACCTTGAATCTCAAAGCCAGGACCACTGAGCTTGACGTCGGGCACATCGATGAGCTTGCCGCAGTAGACCCAGAACTTCTCGTTGATTTCGTTGCGGTCTGCGTTCTTGAGTACAGAGGTCCACCATTCCAAGGGGTAGTAGTGCTTGAGCCAGGCACAGGCATACCCGATGATGGTGTAGCAGATGGCGTGGCTCTTGTTGAATCCGTACCCAGAGAAGGTCTCCATCATGCCCCAGAGCTTCTCGGAGGTCTCTGCTCCCAGCTTTGGGTAAGCGCCTCGTACGAAGACCTCCTTGTCCTTGATGACCTTGGCCATCTGCTTCTTGGAGATGTGGATGCGGAACTCGTCTGCCTCGGCACCGGTGGTCTCCCCCAAGACCTGGTAAATCTTCGTCAACTGCTCCTGATAGACGATGACGCCACAGGTTTCTGGTAGCAGCTCGTTGAGGATGGGCAAGGAATCCCCGCTTGGGGGAAGTCCCTTGGCTCGGCGTGCGAACTCCACGAGCATGTTGTGCTTGCTGCCACAGCCGTCGTCCATGAAGTAGTCCAGGGGGCCCTTACGGTCGAGGGCGGTGAACACCGCAAGGGCTTCGATGCAGTCAAGGCCCTTGCGGACGGTTCCATCGGCGTCTTGGTGATGGTTGAAGTTGAACTGTTTCAACCAGCCCTTGGCACCTGGGGTGTTGAACTGGAACACCGACTCGGTCTTGCTCTCACAGATGTCGTGGAAGACTGGCTGGTCCTCTGGAAGGTCCCAGATGTCGTGGAACCGGCCATCGCGTGGCACGCATCGGATCGCCGGCACGAACCTACCATTGAGGTGCATGCCTGGAATCCGCTCCTCCTTGGACAGCCCACCACGGGCCTTGGCCCACATGATGGCCAGCTCAGGGGCGTGACGGTCTTGAATCAACCGAATGCAGGCCCCAATGTCCTTGAGGCTGTTGACGATGAGGAAGTCCATCTTCAAGCCGCCAGACGATTCCACCGTGCTGGCGGTGTACTGGGTGACACGGACTCCGCCAACGGTCGTGATGGGGATGAAGTTGGAGATGGGCTCGTCGGCGATGACAAAGGCGCAGGCGTGTCGGCCCTTCTGGCGCGTCATACCAAGGCACTTTTGGACGATTTCCCATTCCCTTGGATAGGTCTTGACGAAGCCCTGCAGGACCGGGTCGGTCTCAATGATGCCAGCAGTCCAAGTGCCATCAGAGCCCTTGTAACCGAACACGAACTCAGCGTCGGTGATGCCCTGTGGTGGTTGTGGCAATTCGTTTGTCAAGGGACTGATGCGCTGTACCCCTTCGGTGCCATGAAGAGCCCTGAAAACGTCCTTGATGCTGGAGCGCAGCTTCATGGTCGTGTCAGTGGAAATCTGACTGACGCACTCACCAAAGCGGTCGATGAGCCAGCCCTTGGTGCTATCTGCGGGGTCGACAAGAAAGTCCCGATGGGGAAGGTCTTGGTCAATGTCGGGCAGCTTCCCAGACTGGATGCGAATCGGGGTCATGAAGCGGTCCATGCTGAGCCCGTATCTGCGGGGGTCGGCATGGGTAATGCCCAGGTCATAGGCCAGTTCAAGGCCGGCAGCGGATCCACGGCCTGGGCCCGTCAGTTCACCCCTGCGCAGGTACATGTCACAAACCTCTTCATCAATGAAGAAGTAGGGGAGCAAGTCAATGGTGCCGTTGTAGTGGAGCAGGTTGATTTCAGCCTGGAGCCGAGCCTTCTGGTCCTGGTTGTTCCAGTCCATGCGGCCATGCTTGTTGATGAGCGAGATGGTGTGCTTCAATGTTTCAGCGGGATAGAAGCTGGTGGGGAGGGACTTCCTGGGGGTGAACTTGAAGTTCTTGAAGCGGGAGCCCCACTCGTGACTGTTCTCTACCCACCCCTCAAACTCTGCCTCGGAAACGTCCATCTTGTCACGGAAGTAGGCCCATGCCTCATCATTGCTGAAGCGGTGGTAGCTGGTGGCGAAGCGCCAGTTGCCATTCTGACCAAGTCGGATGTCCTGGGCAACCTTCTCCTCTGCTCGGGCAAAATGGCTGTCGTCGCTGACAAGAATCTTGTCGCCATAGCGATTGGCGATGTTGCGGATGAAGATGTTGACGCCCCTCATCACGTCCCGGTCTGGGGCCCATGGCTTGCATTCGTTGTAGAGGTACCCCTCACGGCGCTCTGCCCCCACGATGATTTTTGGCGTCTCCAGAGGGGTCATCTTGCGGTTCTGCATGACGCCTACGAGCTTGGAGTACTTTTCACTGGCTGCAGCCGCATTCTTTTGGAAGTCGTCGGCCACAGCCAAGGCCTTGCTCTGATACTCCTTCCCGTTGGAATCCAAGATGGCCAGATTCTTCCAATCGGGCAGCTTCTCCTCGGTGCCATCGGCGTACTTCAGGAAGGTGCCGGCGTCCCAGTTCTTGTCACACACGTGGGGGAACAGTTCCACGTAGAAATTGCCGGGCTTTACCAGAGAGCGAACCCGGTCGTAGTAGCGGATGGCCGTCTTGTAGTCATCGTGGGCCAGCAGGTGACGGCTCACCATACCGATGAGGCAGGAGCTGCAGAAGGTGACATTCTTGCTGCCAAGTTCCTCAAGGTCAGCCCACCCAAAGAGGGGCTTGCGCTCGGAACCATGGCGCTCCGCTCGGAGGTCGGCCCTGCTGATGAGGCGGGTGGCCGTTTCCAGGGCCTCCTGGTCCATGAAGTGCATGGTCAGGTGCATGTACTTCAGGTGCTCGGCGAAGGTGTTCTTTTCGTCCTTGGCGACCCCGGCTTCCTTGAGGATGGGGCAGTCATCGTCCCTGAAATACCCCTCCAAGCCCATGATAGGTGTGAGCTTCCCCTTGAAGCGCTTGTCGTTCTGGCACATATCGTAAACGTGCCGATTTGCTTCCAGGGTGCCGTGGTCGGTGACCGTGATGTACTCCCCACCCAATTCAAGCTCTCGAACGGCAAACGCCTCCGGGGTGGAGGCGCTGTCAAAGCTACGGACGTGAGAATGCGGCGTTGCGAAGTTCTTGAGAATCTTCATTGAAGCCTATGGTGGCATGGGGTGGCTACTTAGTCAAGGGAGACCTTGAGGGCCTCTCTCATCTTTACGATGACGGTCTCGTAGAGGTCCTCGACCTCATCCTCGGTCATCATCATAGCCTGGGCAATGATTTTCGTCGGTGCCCCATCTGGGTATCGATCCATGAGCTTGTCAAGGCTGTAGTCGAATCTCTTCATGTAGACAAAGTCGGGGTCAGTGTTGATCAGGTGCTTCGCTTCGTTGCTTGTCATTTTTCTTGAACTCCAGAACAACCCTGGGAGGCTCGTACAGCTCTAGTTGCAGTTCAAGATCCGCCAGTTGAGCTTCAGATCGAGGTAGATCCGTGAGCGCCTGGTTTCTTATCTTCCTAGTCTGAAAACGTTTTTCCTGGATTGCAATCAGCTGTTTCTTGGTGGTGGCCAGGCCGCTGGTGAGAGACCTGTACTCGGTGAGTGAGACTACGGGTGAACCAAGCAAGTGTTTGAGAGCTTCGGTGAGAGACTTCCTCACCATCTCGTTTCTCTCGTATACCTTGTCTTGGCTTTCAAGGAAGAAGGTTGATTGTTTGAGCTTGTTCTTCGCTTCTTGCACTTCGCCGCGCAAGGTTTCTATCGCGAAGAACAGCTCATCTTCGTTCACGTCTCAAGGCCCTTCCAGACTGGAATGACCCTGTTCAGACTGGCGTCTGCGTCGTGATTGGTGTCAACCTTGATGAGGCGGTGGTCGCCGAACATGTGGCCATCAACGGTCTCCCACAGCTGCTGCCGGCAAGGGGTGTTGAAGATGCCGATGCTCTGGGCGTACTCGTCATTGGGAATCATGCAGCCATTTGTGATGACGGTGGTGCCGTCGATGTCAACACACATGGCAGTGTGCACGTGACCAGTACCGACCAACTTCAAGTCGTTGTACTCGGGCTTGCTGAGCTTGAACTTGTTGATTTGAGCCTGAAGCTTGCTGACGTTGATGAGACTGCCAGGAAATCCGGGATTGAAGATGGTGTCACCGTGACTCATGACCCCCTTCATGCCGAACTGCTCATAGACATAGAACCCACGAATGGGGGTGCGGAATTCGATGTTGGGGACCTTCTTGAATCGGTACCCCATGGCCCGGTAGATACGGAACTCGTTGGAGTCGTACTTGTCCTGCATGGCCCGTTCTGGGTGACGCCCAGCATCACGTCCGTGGTTGCCAACGCTGGTGTCGACCACCACCTTCTTGAACTCGCTGGCCAGGAACTCGATGCCGTAGATGAGGCTGTGAAGTGCACGGTCTGACTGTGTAGTCAGGTCTGCGGCGTTCTGGATGTCGTGGAGCTTCCCCTGGATGATGTCGCCAATCAGGTGGATGTGCAACTCGGTCTCGTGGCGGTACTGCCGCTTGTAGTCTGCCACCTGAGTCACGATGGCGGCGGTGCGCCGAGACTCTTCTGTGGGGCCGTACCTGAAGTTGACCTGGCGCGGGTCCAGGTCTGCACCGTAGTGAAGGTCACTGAGAATGACATTCAGACGACGCTCTGTATGCTTGGACTTTTTCCCTTTGTACCGTGGGATGAATTTCCGCTCAGCGAATCTCTTGGCAAGCTCTTCTTGCCGTGCAAGAGAGACCTCCTGAGCCGCAAGGTAGTCCAGAGTTTTCTTGTTCGACTTCTGGACTACCTTGTTCTCAAGAGCCTCTGCCCGGTCCTGGATGTACTGGCGAATGAGGGCCTCTCGCTGAAGCTCCTCTGCTCGCTTCGAGGGCCCCCGCGCCATTACGTGGTCGCCTGGTCAGTGGTGGTAGCCGCAGAGACCGGAAGGGCCTCAGCAGCCGGGGTGGCGTCTGCCGCCTTCTCAACCACCTCATAGGCCTCCAGGACCTCGAACTTGCCGCCGTTGGGCAGGTCGAGACTGAAGCCAGAACCCTGACCGAGCAGCTGGGGCTGGAAGTTCGGGTCAATGCGAGCGAATGCCACCTGGGCGCGGCCAGGGAGGCGCACGGTCCCATCCTTGTCGGTTTCACGGCCGACGACGATGGACTTCTCAGAGACCTTGTCCACAGCCTTGATGTCGCCCTTGGCAAGCAGCTCAGCCAAGGCGGCCTTCTCGGACTCTGCCTGGGCTTCCGCCTTGGCAACCCGATTCTCGGACATGATCTTCTGAATCGTCTCCACACCAAGGGTCTGGACAACTGCGTCCAGGACCTCAGTGACTCCCCCAATCTGGTTGCCCAGCTGGGAGATGCTGTTGTTCACAGCCGAAACGATATTCATCACCGTCTTCTCGACCTGGTCCAGCCGCTCCAGAGCGTTCGACGTCTTCTTTGCCAATTGTCGTTGATCCATTTGTTTTTGCTTCCTTATTTTCCAGAGAACTGCCTGTCGAGATTTGCTACAGCCACCATGGCCTGCTGCCTTGCTGTTTGAGCCGAGAAGTTTTCAATCGCGGCTTTCCCCACGGGTGTAGGAAAGGGTTTGACGCCCACAGGTTGTGCCTGGGGAGTGATGTCCATCTTGACTTCACGGCCATCTTCAGTTGTGACCGTCTTGAAGACCTTTTCTTGCTTCTTTCCACGGCCCCTGGGAGCCGCCGGGGCGGGGCTCCTGACGGTACGAGTGGTCTCAGCCTCAACAGAGGGAGCCGGACGAACGATTTTCTTCAGGGTGGGCTCACGAGCCGGAGCCTTGGGCTTCGCCGGTGCCTGAAGGGGCTTGGCGTCAAGGATTTCCGGCTTCTTGAGGACCTTTGCTGCAAGCGCCTTGAGTGCCGAGACGACCTCGGGCTGGGCCAGGGTTCTGATGGCCAGAATCTCTGCATCCGTGAACTGAGACAGCATCGGCTCCGGCTTCTTCTCTGCAGCACCCACGCCTACGAGGAGGGCCATCCGACTGCGGACGAACTCTCGTATCTCACCCTCAACACGGTCTGCAACCTCAACGTTGGGAGGGTCGTTGAAGATGGTGTCCTGAAGGACAAGGCGGTAGTACTGTGCCATCTCCAGGCGCTTCTCAACCTCGGACATCTGGTCATCAAGGTCCTGGGCAGACGTCTGCTGGACCTGAGGACGAACAGGGGCCTGAGACTCTTCTTCGGTCTCGTCAATCACCCCTGAAATGTCATCGTCGTCAAAATCCATTGGCATAATGTAACTCCAATTCTAGCACTTGCAAAAAGCGTGTCAAGCGACCCCGGTACTTCCGAGGCCGCCGGTCCCGCGCTCCGTCTCAGACAGCTCGCTGGCATCCTCAATGGCTGCAACAGGGACCTTCGCCAGAACCAGCTGAGCAATGCGGTCGCCCTTGTTGACAGCAAATGCCGATGGGCCCAGGTTGACGAGGATGACCTTGATTTCACCTCGGTAGTCGCTGTCGATGGTGCCGGGGGCATTCAAGACGGTGACACCAAATTTGGCCGCCAAGCCAGAGCGTGGACGAACCTGCAGCTCGTAACCGGAGGGGATCTCCACACTGAGGCCGGTAGCCACAGCTGCCCAGGTCCCGGTACCCAGGCTGACGTCCACAGAGGAGCGAATGTCCATGCCGGCTGCGCCGGCGGTGGCGTACTCGGGGAGAGCTGCCTGTGGGTCAAGGCGCTTGAAGCGAAGAACGGTAGATTGGTACAGTTTGTTTTTGCTCATGATTTCCTCACTTCACGGGGCAGGCACCGCCTGCACATTCGGCTCCATCCAGTTCAGCTCCGGCCTGGACAGCATCCATGTCCAAAGGTCGCACCTTCTCGGAGAGTCTACCATACTGCTCTTCGGTAATCGCCTCCTTGGGGGCCTGCTTGAAGCCGTGGTCCCCGTGGCAGAGGAAACTGATGGTCTTGAGGTTCTTGAGGTTCTCGGCCAGCCAGACCTTAAGCTGAGGGATTTCCTCGCGCTTGTAGTACACGGTCACCGAGACGCTTTGGTCTGCCCAGTGCTTCTGGGCCATCTTCAAGACGTCCAGCTGCTTCCAGGTGTCCCAGTCACGGTCAGCCACGGGGGCACCGGCGGGGGCGCTCTCGTAGAAGTCGACCACGACGGTGTTGTGGTCCAGAGTGTTGTCGAACCGCACCACAGGCTCGATGTGGTGCCCTGAGGCGGCCAGGAGGGGGATGAGGGGGTCGTTGGCCGCGAAGCGAATCCGTTGGATGTAGAACTGGCTGTAGGCTGCGTGGATACCCTCGTAGCCGTGCATATCCAGAACCTTCGACATGGTACCGCTGGGCTTGACGACGGTCGTGCGGATCGACTCGTTGACACCACGGGCCTTACTGTAGACCCGGTTCTCATCCTGGATGGCCGCGTAGACCCGGTCCAATGGGTCAGGAGCAAACAATGGGCTCTGGAGGCAGCCGGTGATGCCGGTACCAATGCGCATGTTACGCTTCACGACCTCATCACACTTCTCGATGTGGTAGCGCTCCATGGCGACCCGCTTTCCCCAGCGGTGCATCAACCGAGCAGCCTCCTCGAACTCCTCGATGCTGTCGAGATTGGGGAGGGCGATTTCCTGCAGGTTGCACGGCTCCCCATCTTCGAGAGTGGCTTCGGCGCAGGGGTTGACGCCGATGGCGGTGTCCTTCTTCTTCTCGCCCATGCGGCCGTAGGTCTGGATGTTGGTACGGTTCACGAGGCCGAATGGCTCCCCTTGCTCGTAGGTCTTCCAGAAGAGGGGGTGCAGGTCTTCGATGTCGTCACAGACCACCGAGAGATTCGCCATCGCCCGTTGGGTGGGCACAGGTCCCAGGTCCCAGCGCTTCGCCTTGAGGTAGTCCTTGTCGAAGGCATCGCCCAAGATGATGATGGCAGACCGGCGAACATTGCCGGCCACGACCATCTCACCGATGCTGCAGAGGATGTCCATGGCATCGACCGGCCGGAGCTGACGACCCTCACGTGAGGTGAGCAGGGTTGAAAGCTTCTCGACCAACGTGATGAGCGGGAATGGTCCAGATGCAGTGCCGCCAAAGCCATTGATGCGTTCACCAGCCCCACGAATGCAGACGGTGCTGTACTCGAAGCTCTTGCCGGTGACGAAGAAGGCCTCCAAGGTGCGGCGAATCAGCTCGCACCAGCCCTCACGGCTGTCAGGCACGATGAACGAGGCATCCTTGGTAGCCTTGTGCCGGATGACGACCCCCTTGCGAATCTTGGGGAGCTTGGAGGTGAACTTGTGTTCAACGCTCATTCCAACGCCACCACCAAGCATCAGGAGGTCTTGGGCGATGATGAAGTTCATCCAGTCGTCGCTGGTTACGAACCAGCAGTTGTTCAGGGCCACCCCACCCAGGATGGTCTGGGCCGGCGCACCACTGAACCACCAGCCACGGCCAGCAGGCCCGGCCTTGCGGTTCGACAGGAAGTACTCCAGGCGCTCAATCTCTTTCTTGCTGACGTCGTGACCACGTACATTGCCAGCGATGACACGCTCCACGGTCTGAGGGAAGGTCTCCAAGACACCACCGTCCTTGCGGGCGTAGGTTCTCTTGAAGACGACGCGGGCGAGATTGGACCAGTCTTTCACTTTTTCTTTCCTTTTGCCTTCTTAGGAACAGCGGGCACTTCTGCTGGCCGCCTGGAGGCGTAGATTCTGAGGTAGGCTGCAACCCTCTCAGCCCTCTGAATGGTGACACCACGTCCGACGAAGGTGGTGTTGCAACGAAAACACAGTAGCCCTCGGACAAAGAGCTTTCTCTGGTGAGGTGGAAGTTTCTTCCACCCCTTGACGTGCTCGTGGTCGACACAAAGACGACCGGTGCTGGTCAGCTTCTCGCAAACGTAGCAGACACGACCTTGGCTATCAGCCAGCTCTTGCCACTCACAGAAGCTGAGCCCGTACCGGTCGAGGGTGCCCTTCTTCGGGACCTGGAGCGGCAACCCCTCCTGCTCTGCCACTTTACACCTTTCCGCGCGCTTCGAGGATGAAGTGAGCGTACGCGATGCGCAGCTTGTTCATCTTCGTGGCCTCACGGTACTGTTCTCCGGCGAACTTGACTGCCGCCATCTTGTCAGCGAGGTCCTGGTCCTTCTTCTTCGCTGCACGGTTCTCGTGCTCGTTGATGGCGACCTCAGAAACTCGGCGCTTGATGTCCTCTTCAGACATGCTGTCGATGCTCGTCTTGAAGTCTGAATCGAGGTCTGCAAAGGGGGACTTCTTCTGGAATCCACGTGCCATTTGTGCTGCTCCTTGGGTGAACTGATGGTGATTGTACTACGAACATCGGAAGAATCAAGTGCCGTATTTGACGAGGTCGTAGTCGTGACGAACCTCATCGGCGCCATGGTCGAAAGCAAATTCTGCCATCTTGTGGCGAGACTGCTCTTCCACCGGAGACCACTGCATCTCGCCCTCGTTGTCGACCATCCAGAACTTACCTGATCCAGCTGCCGAGGTCTCGTCGGTGACCTTGATGACCCAGACGCTCTTCACTCTTTTCTGAATCATGCGATCTCCGATTTGCCGTCCCTGTAGACGACATCAATGAATTGGCTGAAAAGTTCCTTGAATTCGGAGTTGTGGTCGATGACAACAACCAGCTTCTCCTGTGCGTACTCACGGAGGACTTCCATGGCGGCCTCTTTGGTGACGTTGCCCTGGCCATTGAAGCTTTCGTCCAGGAACAAGAAGCCGGGCAAAGAGCCCGTGCGGCGCTGGACTACAGCCATGACGGCGAGGTCGACCTGACCTTCCACACTTGTGTACATGCCCCCACTGAGACCTGAATCGAGACGAGCCTCCTGTCCATTGATGGAGACGATGGGAGTGATGCTGCGCTTGACGGTCCCCTTCTGGGTGGTGACCTCAGACTTGAACTGGATGGTGACGTGACTGACGTTTGCCAGACGGGCCAGACGCTCGTTGGTCTCAGCCTCGATTTCTTTCAGGACGTCGTCGAAGATGACCCCAAGGAACCCCTCTCTTCCCATGAGCGCCACGAAGTCTCGCTCGGCATTCAACTCGGTGCCATACCGCTGGAGCATGGTCTCAGAGCTGGCGATTCTCGTCTTCACCGTCTCGATGTTCGTTTCCGCAAACTGACGTGCCTGGCGGAGCTTGTAGTTCACGGCCCGGACCATGTTCATCTGCTGTGCGATGCTAGAGATGCGCGAATCCACCGAGCTGCGCTCCACTCGAATTCCATTGAGGGTCTGCTGCAGCTCATCGGTGGAGGCGTGAAGTAAGGTCTGCGACCTCTCCTGGAACTGGGCGTCGAGCTGAACCTTCAGATTGCGAAGCTTCTCAACAGTGGGGTCAGTGGTGAAGCTGACCCTAAGCTCCGCCTCCAGTTTCACCCTGTCGCCCTGCTGACGGGACAGAGAAGAGGCGGTGGCTTCAAGATTCTCAATCTGAGACTCGATGGTCTTGGCCTTGGCTGCAGCGTCTTCCCACGCCCTGTTGCAGGTGGGGCAGTGTCCCGCCACAAGCTTTGCAAGCTGGGTCTGGGCAGCCTCAAGGTCCTTGCGGTAGTTCAGAATCATGGTGTCTCGCTGGGCGATGTCCATGAGCTTCTTCCTGAGAACCTCCTGACCTGCTCTGAACTCCTTCTCACGGGCCTGTTGGGCCTCCAAAACCTGCTGGTACTGGGCTTTGGCCGCCTCGATGTAGCCAGCCAGCTTCACAAGCTCTGGGTTGTCCTTGACCTGGGCCTTCTTCCCCTGCGCCTGTGCCAAGACCTCCTTCTCGCGGGCCTCCAGCTCGGTGCGCTGGCGATCTACGACAAGAAACTCCTCCCTGAGAGCTGCATCGCTCTCCGGGGCCGGGAATTCCTGGGTTTGAAAGGTCTCCAAATCCTTGCGAGCTGAAGCCAGGGAGGCTTCCTCGGTGTCCACAGTTGGTTTCAGGGCCTTGACGCGCTCCTCCGCCTTGTCTACGGCCTGTTCGATGTTCACCAAGCCAAGTAGGCGTGTCAGAAACTCCTTTTTCTCGCTGTCGGTGAGGCTCAGGAACAAACCCTTGGTGTTCTGGGCTCGGTAGGTGATGGCTCTGAGGGTATCGGAGTCAAGCCCGAAGATGTTTCGAAGCTCCTCTGCAATGGCCTTGGCGCTGGTGACGGTCTTCTCGCCAATCTTGATGGAGTTTTTCTTGCCACGGCTGATTACAACCGTCTGACCTTTGACATCCAGGGCCAGTTGGACCTGCATCGGCTCCTCGGTCAGCCAGCTCTGCAGCTCGGAAGCGGGGAATGGGCAGATGTCCAGGGCGTAGGCCACTGCGAGAAGAATAGTGGACTTGCCGGTGCCGCTTGGGTCTTGATTGGTGAGGTTCTTGCCCCGTATCAAGAGCAGGCCACTTGGCGGGAACTCGATTTTCGCTTCTTCGGCGAAGCTTCGAAAGGCGCGAAGCTTCAACCAATGTAGCCTGACCATGCTCATATGATGTCATCTTCTGGCTTGGTTGTCGAGCGCTCCTTGACAATCTCGTCAATGTCCGCAAGTTGCTCAACTTTCTTGGGCATGAAGCCGTTGTCTCGCACCTCTACGATTCGAGAGGTAGGCCCCTTGCCTGTGTACTCAGCTGCCTTGCCACACTTCGGGCAAGGCTTCTTGTGCTCGGTGAGATGGGGCAGGACCTTCCGAAAGTCTTCGCCACATTCAGGGCACTTGAAGTTGTAGATTGGCATCGATTCTCCTCTCAAGTTCGGACCAATCTGCCTCTTGCATACCGACGTCGTACCGGGGGCAGATGAGGTGGTCCTGACCTTCGTAGTCAAAGCTGGTGTGCATGTCGTCGAGGATGACGTAGTGGCCGTTGTAGGGCCTAGCCTTTAGCCAAGCTTGGATAGACTCCCAGCGACTGGGTTCGGAGATGGGGGTGACGCCAAGGAATCTGTGGTGCAGTGCATCTTCCATCTCCAAGAAGCCCCAGAGGTCCTCTTCGCTGTAGGTGCTGGACATCCGCCAGCTGCTATGAATCACGACGTAGAGATTCGGGTACCTGATGAGGTACTCGCGCAACCTCTTGGCACCATCGAAAGTCGGCAGTGCTCCAGAGTGGAGTGGGTGCAAGACACCATCGAAGTCGAGGAACAAGACCGTTGACGGGCCTGGGCATGATGGAATTTCAAGGCCCTTGCTCACACATCCAGTTCCACAACAAGTCTTACACTCACCCACATGCCCATTCCCATCGAACATCTCGATTGGTCCAATCCCGTGTCCCCCACATGAGGGACAATCCGTAAAGGCATCATCCAGCTCGTAGGGGTCATCGAGACCGCAGTCGAGGCAGTAGTTGCCAGGCCAACTCAGCTTCCAACGATGATTACGGTCTTTCGTCGGCTTCGTTGATGTTGGCGTTTCGGATGAACTCATTTGTGTCCCTGGCTTCCTGTCGCTCAAGCGACGAATCTCGTCTGAAGACGACCGTACCACCACATGTACCCAGAAGGGAAGCGATACTGATGGAATTTCGCAGGGCTTCGAGGACGGCTGGGAGTGAGTCTAGCACACCCCCAACGAAGGGGTCGACGAATTCGCCTTCGAGGATGTCAAAGACAACCGGAACCTCTGAATCCCGAATGCGATCCATGATGGGGAGAAGTTCATCGTCGTGGTACCCAGCGTTGTAGAAAAGTCTCTTGACTGGCACAGCCAGGCTGAAGCCAAGAACCTCTCGAAGGATGGGGTCGTCCGACAGGAGCTTTTGGAGCTGAAGGAGGGTCCATCCACCACCTGGAAGGGCACCGTTCTTGAGGGTGCCACGGACTGCACAGATGGCGTCTTCGGCGCGGTCGCGCTTCTCGCGAAGCTCGCCGGCGGAGGCTCCAACGATTTTCAGCTTGGCGATGCCACCGGTGATTTTCCCGAGGCGCTCCTGGACGATGTTGGTCCCCTGGATGGACAGTGAACCAGAGTTCAAGAGCTGCTTCAGTTGGTCCACACGCTCCAAAATGAGCAGCTCCTCTCGGAAGCCCAGGACGGTGGAACGGAAGCGCCCAGCTTCAAAAGAGTCGCTTGTTCCCAGCTGCGCAATTTCTGCGTTCTCCAGAGGTGCGTTGAGTGGGTCAAAGATGGCTCCACCAGTCAGGGCAGCCAGGTCGCCAAGGAAGTCATACTGGCCGGTCTGCATGGGGCTCATTGGAGCCGCCAAGGGGTAGATGTTCGGAGTGCGCCCATCCTGGAAGTTCGTCGCCAGGTGGGCAAGAACGGTCTCCGAAAACCCAGTGGCAACCAAAACGACGTTGTGGCTGCAAAGCCCGTTGGCAGCCGCATCTCCAATCTTCTCGAAGAGGGTCAGTGCCGTGTAGATGTCGGACAAACGACCATGGTAGAGCACATAGAGAGGCTTCTCCAGCGAGCACATCTGGCGACCTGGGTCATTGATGAAGGCTTGGTAGAACTTTCCACAGCTCTCTTCGTACCCTGCCCCGATGGGGTAGCCGTCCAGGTGTTCCACCTCGTAGTGGCTTGGGCCGCTTGCCTCAATGAGGGTCACGTTGCCGTCGTCACCACAGAGGTCGAAGCACCTCAGGACAGCGTCAGCCAGCTCAACATCGCCGTTGGCACTGATTTTCGCCACAGAACGAAGAATCTCTCGGCCCTTGCCAAGGTTGGCGGGCTTGGCCTGGGCGCGGATGGCCGGCTCCAAAATCTGCTTGAAGCTCTTTTCCAGGGCTCGGACCACCCGTTGAGGGCTGACCTTCGGGTTGCGGTCGCAGTACTCCGTGGTGTAGCGAACAAGCGCCTCAGCCAGGATGGTGGCGGTGGTGGTGCCGTCACCAGCTTCAGCTGCAGTGCGGACGGCCGCATCCCTGGCAGCCTCCATGATGACGTGGGCGGCTGAGTCATCAAAGCCAAGGTTGCGAAAAACGGTCACACCATCCTTGGTAATCATCGGTGGGAGGCGCTCTTCCTGGCGCTCAATCACCACCGACATGCCACCAGGACCAAGGGTGGACCCAACCACCTCAGAACAGGTCTTCATGGTCTGAAGGATGAGCTTCCGAAGCGCAGGGCCCCTACTCAGAATCTCCTTGCTGACGGACTTGACTTTCGAGTATTGCATTTTGCCCCTTCTCCGTGACGATGGCGATTCTGTAGTTCACCCATTTGCCGCCAATCTGTTGGCGCTTGGTTTCAACGGCTATCATACCATCTTCCCGAAGCACTTTGAGATGCTTGCGGACCATCCTGGGCTTCAAGCCCATCCGAGCACCAAAGGTCTTGTCGGTACCGTAGCTGTCAGCTTCTACGAGAGCGAGAAGCACCTCACGCTGACGCGCCCCCATGACACATCGAGTCATGGCGAGGTTGCGGCGATGTGTGGCAGACAGCTGTCTTTTCAAGTGAACGCTCGGATTTTACCATATCGGCATGTGGGAGCTTCTGTCAAGTGCCGTTCAGCAGCACTCCTGGGTGACCCCGGCTGCTAAGTGCCGTTCACGGTCCATGCTGCTAAGTGCCGTTCAGTAGCACTCTCAAAGTGGCATTTAGCAGGCCTGTCAAGTGCCACTTTGAAGGGATTCTCTGCTAAGTGCCGTTCACGTACGCTACGCGAGAGCGCTTCTTTACATGTTGTAGATCTATTAGTTAATAGGTGAGTTTTTGAGGTTTTTCTGCGGCCGAGTTCTTGATCCATGGTTTTTGGCGCTCCGCGCCCAGGCTCTTGTGCGTGAAAACCTGGGCCGTGGTAAACTGCCTTCATGCTTTTCAACTTCCTCGGTTGCCCTCAGAGCGGTAAGACTACCACAGCCGCAATGACCTTTGCTTCTCTCAAAGAAACTGGAATCATTGCTGAGTTCAGCTCTGAGCAGGCAAGAGTCTACATTGCACACAAGAGAGTACTTCTTGGTTTGAAACCAGAAGACCACCTGCAGCTCTCTGACAAAGACCAGCTTGACATCATGGGGAGACAGCTGGAGATTGATGAGACCCTGGTGAAGTCTTGTGGACCTGATGTCATCATCATCAGTGACAGTTCACCTCTGAATTCAGTACTTTACATGAGTCACGAGTGTAGATGTCGACCTGAAGTCATGGACATGGTGAAGCACAGCCTGTCTCTGACGACAACCAGCTTCTACATGCACCCCATCTATCGCGGATGGTCCAACCAGAGGGACCCCAACAGAATTCACGACTACAGCCAGAGTCAGGAAATCGACTTGCTGATCCCCAAGCTCCTGGCAGAGCTTCCAGAGCTGAACTTGAAAACGGTTCCAGTCTTTGGTACAACCACTGAGAGGCTCTTGATGGTCAAGGACCGGATGTTCTTTCGGAGAAGCTGACCCTTGATGAAACTCAGACTTGAAACACCCCTGAAACTCTACATCGAGGGGCTCGATGGGCATCGTCTCAGTGAGGTCAGGGAGTCTCTGACATTCAGAGACAAGAAGGTCCAGTACGAGCTTCAGAAGTTCAAACACGCCACCTGGTTTGTGAACAAGTACGGCGAAGAGGCCTATCAGGCCAAGATTGATGAACTCAAAGCCAAGGAGAAGATCTGCCTCTTGAACCAAGACCCTGATGGTCGGTACTGGGTCATGTCAGGTCAGAGAGACTACCTGGAGAGCAAGTACGGCTTGACCACTGAAGTCCTTGTGAAGTACCCAGAGCCTCACCTGATGGCTTGGCATGAGGTACCTGGCAAAACCCCCTACCCATACCAAGAAAAGGCCAAGGCGGGGCTCCTGGCTCGTCTGCATGCGCGTGTGGAGATGGGCACGGGTCTCGGAAAGAGCTTCATCCTCCTGAACATTGCCAGAGAGCTGGGCCTCAGGACGGTCATCATGGCCCCGAGCACCAGCATTGCCGACCAGCTCTATCAGGACTTCGTCAAGCACCTCGGCAGGAAGTATGTGGGTGCCTACTACGACGGCAAGAAGGACTTCAAGAAACTCATCGTCATTGGCAATGCCCAGTCTTTGACCCGAATCGAGGAGGGGTCACCAGCATGGGAGACCATGAGCAAAGCCCAGGTCTTCATGGCTGACGAAAGTCACCTCTGCCCGGCCTCAACCTTGAATCGAGTCTGCTCGGGTCTCCTGGCAGATGCCCCCTACCGGTTCTTCTTCTCCGCTACCCAGATGCGGAATGATGGGCTCGACAAGCTCTTGGATGCCATCACGGGACCAACGGTCTACAGCATGACGGTCAAGGAGGGGGTTGACCAGGGTTACCTCTCGAAACCCGTGTTCCGAGTCATCAAGACCAGGTCCGACAAGAACTTTGAGTCCGACGATGCCAACGAGATGACCAGGGAACACCTGTACTACAACACCCTGGTCCTGCATCAGGCGGCAGAGGTCATCAACCAGAGCGTGGAGCGGCTTGGCCATCAGGTCCTTGTGCTGATTGACGAGGTCGAACAGTTCACCCGCCTTCGCCCCCTCCTGAACCACAAGACCGGATTTGCCCACGGCCCCCTGACAGCCACCACCTTCCACGAGAACGGGAAAATCAAGGCAAAGGGGAACCGAGAGTCTGTGCCCAAGGAGTACTGGGAGTCTGAGCCCAACAAGCTCGTTGACCAGTTCAACGCCGGCGAGTTCCCCATCTTGATTGGCACCAGCTGTATCAGCACGGGCACCGACATCAGGACCGTCAAGACAATGGTTTACCTGAAGGGCGGCAAAAGTGAAATTGAGGTCAAACAGGGGGTCGGGCGTTGCACCCGGAAGGTCCCCGGCAAGACCGCTTGCTCCGTGGTAGACTTCGACGTAGCAAACATCGCCATCCTGAGCAAACACGCCAAGGCCCGACGAGAGATTTTCGACGACATCTACGGGCCCGTCCAAGTCGTCGATTGGGGTTCGTGACATGGAAGACTTTCGCAAGGAGCTGGAGCAGCTCATCAATCGGTTCAGCAAGGAAAACGGCTCCAACACGCCTGACTTCATCCTGGCTGAGTACCTGGAAGACTGCCTGGCAGCCTACGACAAGGCTGTCACCACGCGCGATGAGTGGACAACCCCGCGAGAGCACGTAGAGCTTCCTCAAAGCGGCACTTGACACGTGCTACAATGGCCCCATGGCATTCTTCGACGACGAGACACATTTCCGGGTGTTTGCTGGCAACCTGGAGAATGCCATCAAACGTTACGAGGCCCTCCCTGAGGAAACGCTGCTCGTCAGGCAGCGTCGTCAGCTCCAACTGCTGATTTCTCTTGAGAAGAAGTTCCGCAAGACCCTCATCAAGCATCCCTGGGGCCCCAGCGTCTACCGCGACTTCGTGTCCATGATTCTGGACAAGAAGCGCAATATCTTGGCGGCCCGCCCCTACTTCCGAGAGCGGCAATCCATCTTCGCCTCGAAAATCAGCAGAGCACTCAAACGCCGGAGCGACAAGGGGCTGTACCAGTTCCGCTTCAACTACAGCTTCATCCTCTTCGTGCTTCAGGCCAAGAATTGGAAGTCGAACAAGATCGGCGCCAAGGTCGTCTCTCTTGCCAAACAAATCAACGACATCCGCATGGAAATCATGGAGATGAACATGCCCCTGGCTATCAGCCAGGCGCGCATCTTCTGGTCCAACACACCTCGGTCCCACTTGTCCTACATGGACCTCATTCAGATTCATTGCGGCGGGCTCCTGGTGGCCATCGACAAGTTCGTGCCCCCGGACACCAGCGAGATGTCCGAGGAAGAGGAGCTGGAGGCCTACCGGAAGTTCCGGGCTGTGGCTATCGGGCGGATGATTGGCGACCGCATCGAGCAGTACTCCGAGACCCTCATCCATTTCTACCCCGTCGACAAGAGGAAGATTTACCGAGCCAACAAAGCCCGGAGGAAGTTCGGCGATGCCATCGACTACGAGAAGGTCTCCGCATCCGTCAACGAGGACGTCGAGAAGGCCCATCAGACCAACCCCGAAGAGATTGCAGAACTTCTGGCCGCCAGCTCCTGCGTGAGTGGTGATGTCAGTGTTGACCCAGAAGGGGAGACCACTCTGGAACGCTACGAGGCCAATGCAGAGACCAGGCCAGACTTGCAAGCCGAGGAAGCTGATGCTATCCTTGCGATGAGATCAAAAATCCAAGACCTTCTCCTACCGGAGAAGAAACTGCTACGAATGAAGGGAGTGCCGCAATGAGCGACGATACTGGAAGGCTTGGGCCAACCGACCTGAGCATCCCCACCAGCACCTCGTTCTGGGGAGGCCAGTATCAGATTCTGCCTGCGACCCCCAGGACCATGAACAAGGTGGTCGCTTGTACCGCCTTCCCCAAGCAGAATATCGAGAAGGTCATCAAGGGCGGCATCGCCATGATTGACAAGAAGGTGAACCTCCAGGAGTTGACTGTGGTCTTGGCCAGCGATAGCGGATTCGCTCCAGGCCAGAAGGTCTTTGTACGCGGAGATGCTGTCGTTCAGAACTGGGTCAAGGAAGTCTTCACGGTGGATGGCAAGGAATTCATCCTGGTCCCCGAGACCGCCATCATGGTCGTCACCAATGGCTAAGTGGCTCCTCATCGGGGATCCCCATGTTGTTGCTGAAGAGCTGGAAGACTGCCAGGCCCTCATTGACGGCATTTGCCAGACCATCGAGGACGTGAAGCCAGACTACGTCCTGTTCATGGGTGACCAGCACCACAACCATGCTATCGTCCACGTCGAGGTCCTCGCCTTTTGGCGAAACGCATTCTGGAAGATGACCAACCTCGGCGTGACCGTCTATGCCCTGGTAGGCAACCACGACATGCCAGGCGACTCCAGCACCAAGTCTCACGCCATGCTTGCCTATGAGGGCATTGATGGCTTGAAGATTGTTGACATGCTCATGAAGGTGGATGGGTGCCTCTTGGTGCCCTACCGACACAGCGGCCAGGACTTCATCAACGACGTCACTTGTTCCCCTGACCAGAAGGTGGTGTTCTGTCACCAGACTTTCGACGGTAGCAAGTACGAGAATGGCATGTACGCCCCAGATGGCATCAGTCTGGCAGGACTCGAAGACCGACAGTTCATCAGCGGCCACATCCACACACCTCAACGCTTCGCCAACGTGACGTACATTGGTGCACCACGGTGGCGTTCCCTTTCGGACGTCGGGGTTGAGAGAGCACTGTTCCTGCTTGATATTACCGATGGTCGGCTGGGTTCTGGTCGAGAGAACGGCGGCAAGACCTTCGACACTGCCCAATGGTGCAGGAAGCTCATCCGAGTAGAGGTTCGCCAAGGTCAGCCCCTGCCTGACGTAACGCTCCCCAGTCGACACAAGTACATCGTGGACATCCACGGTGACCCCGCTTTCTGCCTGGCTCAGAAGTATCTTTGGCCGGGCTGCCGGGTGCGGACTTTCAAGACCCAGAACGACACCAAGTCTGTGAGTGAATCGATGGGGATTGACAAAGCAATTCAAGTGTTTATGGGCTCATACGTGCCCAAATATGGCACCGACATCAGCGTGCTCCGAACGATGGTCAACCAGAGGCTGGGCAACTCATGAGCGACGAAAAGACGACTGCTGTGGACCACCTGGCAGCACTCCGGTTGCTCACGGAATGGACTGGGCAGATTTCCGAGAATCAAGTCAAAACCCTGAACATGTGGCCACTTGTGATGATTGACGGTCTCAAATGTCATCGAGTGGCCATCAATCTTGAAGAGCGGAAGGTTGTGTACCACCTGACCATGAAGACCGGGAAGCAGCTCAAGGATTTGACCCCCTTGACTCGAATCGAGGCGGGCGTTTGGGCCCTTCTTGGCGACACCTGGTACACTATGGTCAGAGCCGGGAAGCAGATGGTCTACGCCGGCACCCGACGCAAGGAGTATCGTCTTGGACAATTCAGCAGCCTTGGCACGGGTCGATCTGGTTTTGACCCCAAAGGAGCAGGAAGCGTACCAAAAGTACGTCGAGGCAAATAAGCCTCCCCTTGCAGTCAGCACGGCAGCCAACTTCTTTGCCCTGTTCCTGCAGGGTCACACCTGTGAAGAGATTGCGAAACTGAACCCGGCCTTTGGGCTGGGTATCATCGTTCGTGCCAGAATCGACAACGACTGGGACACAGCCAGGGACCAGCACCTGGAGAACCTGATGGTCAACATCAGGCAGGTGGCCCAGCAGACACAACTAGGTGCCATTCGCTTCGTTTCTGACGGTCTGGCAGTGTACCAGCGCCTGGTGGGTGAGAAATTCGAGAGGTACCTGCAGTCCGGTGACCCCAGCCAGCTGGGCGACTTCAAGGACATGGGGTTCAAGCAGTACAAGGAACTCCTGGAGCTGCTCCTGAAGCTGACGGGACAGGAGGGTAGCACCACCAAGAAGGTCACCGGCGACGTGCTCCATCGTCATGTGGTTGAAGAGGGCTCCCAGCCCATCACTGTTCGTGCGGATCGCCCGATGACATCTACCGAAGCTGAAGTGCTCCTCAAGAGGCTCGACACAGGGCCGAAGGCAAAGAAATGAACCAGTTCTTTTTGAAGGTCTCACAGTGGGCGGTTTTCCTCTACCTGAGGTCTGGCCTGGCTCGCTTCTGGTACAAGCTCTACCAGCTCCTTTGGGAGAGAAGCAAGAGGGTGCCCATCCGGCGCTTTGACGACCTTGGCGTCATGGTCAAGTACATGCGCGACATGAAGTGGCGTGCCGACACCTGGCGTGAATTGGGTGATGCTATCAGTAGCCCCGAGGCCGTCCAGTGGCGTGCTGACAACGACCCCAAGCACTTCATCGGCGATTGCGACGAGTTCGGCGTCTACCAGGCCGCTGTCATCAACAACGAGCTGACCGACAATGTGTACTGGAGCGCCCTCGGTCTCGACCGTGCCGACCTACTGACCGTCATGTGGTACAAAATCGGTGGCAAGGAATGGGAAGGGAACCACAAGGGCTTTGGAGGCCACAACGTCTGCCTCATCTCCTACCTGGACGGAACCTTCTCCTACATGGACTATGGCTGGCCCCAGGCCCGCCGTGAGACCATCCAAGAGGTTGTCGAGGACGTCAGGGAGCGCTACGCACAGGAGTTTCAACCGCTGGGCTGGGCTGTTTCAGATCCGCGTTCCCTGAAGGTCAAGCAGGCTCAAAGGACGTAAGTGTCAGACCTAGTCCCAAGCCGAGACGACGAGATCCGCCAGCTCCTCTTCACTCCATGTGAAACGAAGGATGCTCTGGCTAGGTGGATCCGCGTCTTCTTGGGGCCAGAGCTGTTCTTCCCTGACTGCATCGTCAGCGATGAAAGCAACAGCTCTCCCATGGACCTCATCTGGGAGGTCTACAGCAAAGCTCGCGCAAACAACGACGAGGACTTCAGCCGCATCATGTCTTACGCGAACCGTGGCGGGTTCAAAACGTTGGGTGCTTCCGTCTTGGAGGTCCTGCAGGTCCTACATCTCCGCCGGAATGTAGCCCACATGGCCGCCATCTTTGACCAGTCCAAGAAGAGCCAGGAGTACGTCAGAGACTTCTTCAATCGCCCATACATCCGCGACTTCCGCGTCAGCCAGAACGTCAAGAAGATTGAAATCTGCCGGTACTACAACACGGAGACAGGCCGCAGTCTCACTGAAAACGAATGGGGCGACTTGCCACCTGAGGCCAAGACGGCCTACGACAGGCAGTACAACTACATCCAAATCGTCCTCTGTACGATGCAGGGCGCCAACTCAGCCCACACCGAGTTTCTCTGTGTTGACGAGGTCGACGTCGTTCCCAAGCAGCACGTCAGGGCCTACGAGGAAGCCAAACACATCCCTGACCCCCGCGATGGTGTGATGCCTATCACCCTCCTGACCTCCACGAGAAAATTCAGCTACGGTCTCGTGCAGACGGAGATTGCCAACAGCTCCGAGACGGGCCTGCACGTCAGGCACTGGAATGTCATTGACATCACCCAGGCCTGCCAGCCTGCCAGACACGAGCCCGAGAAGCCCAAGCAGACCTACTACATCAACGACTCGACCCTTCGCCACATCACCGAGGCCGACTACAAGCTCCTCGACGACCAGAACCAGAAGAAGTACTACCCCCGCGAGGGATTCGCTGGTTGCCAAAAGTGCACTCTCTTTGCCGCCTGCAAGGGTCGCCTGGCTACGCACCAGAAGAGCATGAGCACGATGCTCAAGCCTATCCCCAGCATCATCAACAGCTTCAAACAGAGCAGCGCAGCGGCAGTCCAGACCCAGCTCCTTTGTCGCAAGCCCGACGCCTCAGGCCTCATCTACCCCAAGTTCGAGCGGGAAATCCACATGAAGACCGCCACCCAAATGGCGGAGATGATTACCGGTGAGAAACAGCCAGAGAACATGACCAAAGCTCAGCTTCTTCAGCTGATGCTCGACAAGGGGGCCAAGTTTTACGGTGGCATGGACTTTGGATTCACCCACAACTTCGCGGTCACCGTGTCCGCTGTCTTTGGGCAGTTCATGTTTATCTTCACGGTCATTGCCATGGCCAACCTGGAACTGGATGAGAAGGTGGCCGTCTGTGAGCCCTTGAAGGCCTACTCTCCGACCATCTTTGGTGACGAGGCCCAGCCGGCCGACATCAAGACCTTCAAACGCAAGGGCTTTCATATGCGCGAATGGTCGAAGTATCCGGGCTCCATCAAGGCTGGCATCGAAGTCACCCGCATGAAGCTCATGCCGGCAGTAGGGGTTCCCCAGCTCTTCCTGCTCAAAGATGACCCCGGGTGCGAGTTCCTGGCCAGCCGCATCGAGAAGTACCACTTCCTGACTGACGCCGGCGGCTTCATCTCTGAGGAGCCCGACAAGGATGAAGACGACGAGGTCGATGCCATGCGGTACATGGTGATGAACGTTTTCGCACCCAAGGGCAAAGTCAACATTCCCAGCACCAGAACAGAACTGGAAGACATCCGCAACACCATTGCTGAGGCTACCGGAAACCTCAAGCCTGGCCAGCCGGCCAACTTCCTCAGGGAGCAAATCGCAAGCCTAACCGGCGAAAGTTCCGATTCCAGCGGTACCACCAAGACCATCCGACGGGGCAAGTTTGTCTTCGACGGGTAACAACAATCTTAGTTTAGAACACTACCTCAGGGGTATTCGAGAATGGACGCCTTCCTCAACGCAACGCTGAAGATCCTCGCCTTCGGGGACAAAAGCTTCAACAGTAACCCACGTTTGCGCTACGTGGACTGGAACCGTGACGCCAGCGGCATTCAGGTCCGTGACCCCAAGGCTGAGGCTCACACTATCGACCCCGGCGCCACCAAGCTCATCTTTGATGGGACCAGGTCTACGAGCATCACCAGCGCCATCTTCGCGGTAAGCCTCTCCGCTCTCGACCCCAGCAGGTACCGCATCACCTGGACTGGAGGTAGCAATCCCGGGTTCCGTACCGACCGGTCGCTGACCTTGTCTGGCATCGCTGTCACCTTTTTGGTGCTGGCCAACAACACGGCCAATCTCAGTGTCCCCACCCTGGCTGCATTCGATTTCACTGCAGTCCAGCCCGGCGATACCATTCTCATCCCTGGCACCGCTACTGGTGACACGGCAGGCCCCGTCTCACCTCTGAACAGCGGCTACTGGCAGGTCCTCGCGGTCCTGGACTCCAAGAACCTGAGCCTCTCCCGTTTTGTGGGTTCGGGCTTTGAGGCCACCAACGAGACGGTCACTCTGAGTTCCAACAGCCAGCTCCAGGCCTTCAGTACCGCAGGTGTTCAGGTCGGAGACAAGCTCGACATCAGCGCTGGGTTCGCCATTTCGACCCGCAAGACCTTTGATGTGGTCGCCGTCACAAGTTCCTTTGTCGAGGTCATCAGCACCACGGCACTGCCCCCCGAGACCGGCATCACCCCGGGTACCCAGGGCATGATTTTCTACACCGACGCCAAGAGCTTCCTCTACATCGAAGCCGACCAGGAAGCCGCACTCCGCCTGAATGGGTCTACCGACAACAGCCAGCGCCTTTCCCCAATCGAAGCCGGCAACCCCGACCGTCCAGGGCCCTACCTCAAGAGGGGCCCGGCGTGGTCCCTGTCCATCGTCAATCGTTCCCCGGTGACCTTGAACGTGGTTGTCATCCACGCCGAATAAGGTGTCCAAATGGCCAAGAAACGAAACAGCATCGAAACTGAATTGAGCCCACTGGCGAAGTCTCTCATTGAGAGCATCGTTGGTCCACGGCCAGCAGCCGCCTCGAAGGCCGGTGGCAAGATTTCCATGCACCTGACGGACCCCTTCGGCACCTCGCCCTTGACCAAGGAGCAGGTCGACGCTGAGGACAAGCGCATGGCGGGCATGAGCCCCCTTGTGAAGTCCGTGATGAATCTCCTGAACGGACCTGGTGACACCATCGAGCGCCTGGCGTTCGACACAGACCCGGCACTCAACAACACCTACCAGGCCCTCTACAAGACCAAGCTTCGTCTCTTGCCAGACGAGGTTCTGAAGCGCATCGGCATCCAGGACGACCTTGTCGCTGCCATCTGCAATGCCCGCTCCAACCAGCTCAGCAGCTTCGGACGACCACAGCCAGACCGCTTCAGCACCGGCTTCAAGATTGAGCCAGAGCCAGGTCTGCTTGAGAAGCTCGACGACAAGGCCAAGAAGGACCTTCAGGACCGTATCAGCAAGGCTGAGCTGAAGATTCTCAGCTGTGGCGAGACCAAGGGCTGGAAGGACACCGAAGCTCTCAGTTTTGGTCAGTTCATGTACATGTGCACCCGCAATGCCTGCCTCTTTGGCCGGATCGCGGTTGAGGCCATCAACGTGGATGGCATGGACGGCAAGAAGCGCTTTCACAGCTTTCGACCCATCGATGCTGGCACCATCTACCGCGCAGCTCCACAGAAGGAAGCTGGCGACGCGGTGCGGAAGCAGGCCAGGAAGCTCCTGGAACAAATCAAGAACAAGGACCTGGAGCCCGAGCGCTTCCAGGACGACGAATACGCCTGGGTGCAGGTCATCAGCGGTCGCCCCGTGCAGGCCTTCACGGCTGAAGAGTGCCTGGTCCACAACTTCTACCCCGTGACCGACGTGGAGTTGGACGGGTACCCCCTGACGCCTCTCGATACCATCATCACGGCAGTCACCACGCACATCAACATCGGGAACCACAACAAGCTCTACTTCCAATCTGGTCGAGCTGCCCGTGGCATGATTGTCATCAAGTCGGACGACGCTGATGATGGTGTCATCAAGCACATCCGCCAGCAGTTCCAGGCCTCCATCAACAGTGTGGGCAATGCCTGGCGCATGCCTATCTTCGGTGTCGGCACGGACGACGACATCGGCTGGTACCCCATCGACAACAGCAGCCGCGACATGGAGTTCCAGTACCTGAGCGACACCAATGCACGTGTCATTCTCTCCGGTTTCCAGATGAGCCCGGAAGAGCTGCCCGGATACGCCCACCTGTCGCGTGGTACCAACAACCAGGCCCTCAGCGAGTCGAACAACGAGTACAAACTCGAAGCTCACCGAGATGTCGGCATTCGACCCCTTCTGGCCCAGTTCCAGAACTTCGTCAACTCGAAGATTCTGCCCCTCATCGATGAGGAGCTTTCCAAGACCTGCAGCCTCAAATTCGTGGGCTTGGACGTGGAAACGGCAGAGAAGGAATCGACCCGCCTCCAGCAGGACATGGCAGTCCACATGTCCATGGACGAAGTCCTCGACAAGGTCGAGAAGAAGCCTGTTGGCAAGGAGTGGGGCGGTCAGTTCCTCCTCAACCCCCAGTGGCAGGCTGTGCTCGACAAGTACGTGCCCCAGGGCGCCATCATGGAGCATTTCTTCGGTATGAAGGGTGCCTCCAAGGACCCCCGCTACGACTTCCTCAACAACCCGAACTACTTCACCCAGATGCAGCTCCTCCAGGCCGAGCAACAGGCTCAGCAGGCAGCACAACAGCCACAACCTCCCCCAGGGGGCGGTGGTGATTCTGGTGGTGGGCAGCCAGGCGGAGACCAGGGTGACCAGCAGGACCAGGGTGGGGACCAACAGCAACAGCCAGACCAGCAGGGTGGGGACCAGCCCCAAGAAGCAACCCCAGACCAGGCACCCCAGGACTTGACGCGCAGCCTTGACCAACTCAGCGGTCTCCTCAGCAAGTCTGAGGCCCAGATGCCCACCAGCCGACGCCGGCTTCTGGCTCAGCAGCGTATGTTCGTCAAGAAGGCCCTCCAGGCTTTCGAGGCGGAGAGCCGAGAGGCCATGAAGGAGATTCTCGACGTCGCCGAGAAGCATCAGCCCCCGGCCAAGAAGAAGGGGTAACCCATGAAGCCACGTCTGGGGCCTGCGGCCGTCAAGCTGATAGAGGGCGCGGTCGAGAAGCTCTTCGAGAAGATTCGCAACCACACCCTTGGGGACAAGCACCCCACTGGCAAGCGCCTCTACATCGCCTACCGCCCCGACCTGACCCTCAAGGGCATCTTCGACCTGGCTGCAGCCGAGGAAGGTGTGCGTCCAGACCAAGACGTCCTCAAGACGCTCTTGAAGATTTCCAACTCCTACATCGATGCCACCAAGGAACGTGCCAAGGCTAAAGTGGTTCAGTCGGTCCAGGCGTTCCTCCAGGAGGCCGGCAACAAGGGTGTCAAGACCAACATCGAAACGGTGCTCGGCGGGAAGCTCTATGAAGTCATGGGTGACGCCACCAGAGACCTCAAGCGCATCTTCGAGACCGAGTCAACGGTGGTCCGCAACACCAGCATCATGGACGGCATCGTACGCAGCAATGCGGCTGCAGGTATCGATGACCCCACCGTCTTCTTTGTCACGGTACGCGATGATGTCCGGTGTCCAGAATGCACCAGGTTGCACATGTTGGAAGACCGCATCACTCCCAGGTGTTGGAAGCTCAGTGAGCTGGGCTCGGGATACCACAAGAGGGGCGATCCAACCCCGAAGGTGGGCGGTCTACATCCACACTGCCGCTGTGTTCTGACGACCTTGATGCCGGGTTACGGTTTCAATGCCGCCGGCCGTGTCCAGTACAAGAGCCCGAAGTATGACGAACTCGCTACCCAGCGAGGAGTGTAAAGAGCGGCTCATCGTCGGTGATGGGCTCTGATGACTCCATCTCAATCAGCGACCCCATCACGGTCGGAATGTTGTCCACGATGGCCGATGAGCGCTCGATGATTTGCCGGTAGCGCCGAAGGATTCGAATCTCATCGATGAGGGCCTGATTCTGCACACGCAGGCCCTTGTTCTCCAGCTTCAACACTTCGATGTCGTCCATGCCGTTGTTATCCATTGTCTTTCTCCTTGAACTTCGTGTCGAATTCAGTCTCTTCGCGAACGTACCAGGGGTTGTGGCCCGGGTTCTTGGTGTAGGGGGTGTAGAGCACCATCTGCTCTCCATCCTGGGCATTCGTAGCATTGATGACGCCGCGATGCAAGACCAGATACTCGTTTCCTGTCTTGAGGTGGATGAAGACCTTTGGTATCATTGCTGAGTCTCCTCGGCACAGTCGTCGCAGACCCAGTCGTTCCCGTTCCAGAACAGGCCGTGGGTTTCAGTCCGCAGAGCTGGGACCACGTCACACCGCTCGCACTTGTCGGGAGGGTTGGCCATCCGCACGCGGATCTCGTCCATGATTTTCTCGATGTCGACAGCCAACTTCTTCTCTTTCTTGCAGAGGTCACATGGCTGTTTCGAGAAATCGAGTCCGTGCTTGCTGGCAGGACAGAGACCATTCCATACGCCCTCCAGGTCTTCTTGGGTGGGCTTCCTCAACGCAGCCTTGGCTGCCCGGCTGTCCATCTTCCGGCCCTTCGAACCCCATTCCTTGCTCAGCTTCTTGTAGTCGTCTTTCATGGCCGCCCCTTGGGTGCCCAGAGGATGTTGCGAAACCGCTCAAGCACGAGAGTTCTCTCAGAGGGGTATCTGGCCGCCAGCACCCGTTCGGCGTGAATTCGGCGCATGTTCTTTGACCTTCCGTTCTTGCCAGCCTGCACGTAGGTGACCAGGCCGGTCGTTCCGAGGTCGTTCAGGTTCACGGCCGGGCCTCCGCACGCATCGAACGCCACTTGGTGCTGAACAAGAAGGCCTTGTCGGCGGTGGGAGGCACCATGTCGACCAAGTTCTGGGGGCAGTCGAAGTAGTACGGGCACTCCGACTCAGCCATGCCCTTGACGTAGTAGCGACCGTTCTCCTTCTGAATCAGGTCGAAGAAGATGGCCCGCAGGCCGGTGGAGGGGTTCTCCATGACCATCCAGAGGCCCGAGCGGGTGCTCTTGTGGGCGATGACCACGAGGCCGTCGAAACGACCCGGGCGAAGCTGCTCCTTCACGACATCCGACTTCTTCTTCCAAGCATCGCTTCCGTCCCAGCCCATTGTGTGCTCCTTTTGGTGAACCGCCACCCACTTCTATCAGACCTTCTTCGTACCGTCAAGGGCCTCGCAGAATGGTGGGTGTAGCTGCCCTCTTTATGGGAGTTTGGGTTCGTCAACCCAAGCAACTATCCACCACCCTGCGAGGCCCTTGATGGTTCAGTCAGCCATCATTGCACGCTTCTCAGCAGCCCGGCCGTCGTCATCCGCCCCGCCGCCCATGAAGTCCTCGTCACCGCAGTTGGGGCAGCAAGTCACGTCCGTCTCAGCGTACTCCTCGCCGGTCTCATCCCAGCGGCGGGTGAACTCGACTTCGACATCCTCGGAGCACTCGTAGCAGGTGACGAATTCGGAGTAGGTAGGGTTCATGGATGTCTTTCTACACGGTAGAAGTCGGGGTGTCAAGCACCAAAGTGAGGTGCTCCACCTGGCACACGGCCTTCCCGAAAGTGCCGTTGGCTCGGGCGAACGACACATCCGCCACCAGCACCCTGCGATTGCCGAAGGTGTAGCGCTTCGTCGAGTACCGAATCCGTCGGACCTTGCCAGCCCACTGGCCGAACATCCCACGGTGGAACATCACCTTGTCGCCGACTTTGATGGTGGTCATGGGCAGCGTTCTACACGAGCCTGGACCGTGTGTCAAAGGGAAAGTACGTGCTCAGCTCCAAACGTGCCCCCAGCGCAATCTAAGCAACTACGCCGTTGTCTACAACCACACGCCCTGCCTCGCTTCGCTGTCTTCGGCTGGGTGCGTACCCACCCACCTGTGAGCAGACCATCTTGCTCGGCCCAGGACGCCCCTTTATTCCGGGAAGCACCCCGGTTCTCATCGTGACGGTTGGTCCGCACTATCCCCTGCCAAGGGGAACGTGCGGGGCAGGTGGGACTCGAACCCACGTCTTCCGGCAACTGCGAACCGCCGGCGCTCTTCCTCTTGAGCTACCACCCCTTGCTCACTCTTGTCTGAGCCACCAGAATCGGTCTTTTGCCTCCTGTTCCTGCTTCGCGGCCCTGTCCAGGACGTCAGCCCCATCGCAAGAGAGGCAGACCAGGAAGTTTCCATTGTTGGACGGGCTGTCTTTGAAGTTGGCAAAGACCCATCGCCACACATCCCCGACCCTGAAGCGCCAGCCGCACAGCCGGCATCTGAAACAGGAGCCGTCTCGTTTCCCACACCAAGGCGCACGGATTTCCTTCTCCGTCGCTTCCCTTTGCTTTCCGTCGGTGAAACTCACAACGTCTCCGGCATCAGGCTGTGCCAGATCTGTGCCACTTCCCCCAGCACCTTCTCCAGGGCCTCAATCCGCGCCTCAGCTTCTCGCCGGGCCTGGGGGCCGACATCAGGGCCCTTGATGTAGTAGTCGCGGTCGTGAGGGAAAGACTCGCGGAGAGCTACGATGGCCGTCTGGACTGCCATGTAGGCGTTGTGGTGCTGCTCGAAGAGCTGCTTGCGGCCCGTACCGTTCATGTAGACCGAGGGGAGAACGATTTTGGTCTTCACTTGTTCACCATCCCGTAGACCACCTCGGAGAGGTTGTCGCAGTACACGTCAGAGGCCTCTTCGACGACCGTGAAGCCCATGGTCTTGCGGCTCACCTTGATGTGGCGCACGGTGTAGGTGTCGCTGGGGTCCAGGGTGACGGTGATGCGGTGGCTGTTCCCGTTGAGGACCACGAAGCTCAGCTCGTTGCCGTCGCCCAGGGGGCTGCGGGCACCACAGGCCATCTTCGTGCCCACGGAGATTTGCGACCAGATGACATCGGCGACTGAGGGGTTGGTTGGGTTCATGGAGGTGTTCTACATGAGCAGAAGCCGGCTGTCAAGCCTTCTTCGACATACGAAGAAGAATTTCTGTACGCAACATGCTCCATCGAGTGGCGAGGTACACCACGTCGTTCTTTGCGAGATTGTTCTTGCGGTCGTACGTGGCACCGTCGTAGGCCCTGAGGAGGTTCTCATTGTCGTACAGCTCGTTCTCACCAGCCCGGCCGGCTTCCAGTTCAGAGTTCAGGTTCATCATCATGAAGTCAAGCTTGGTCATCACGTCTCCTCGGGGTACAGAACGGTGTATTCCAACATGTCAGCGCCCAGCCGGAAGCCTGGCAGGTCGCAGTAGCGGCTGAAGTGGGTCTCATCGGCACAGCTGACGATGTTGCCCGGCGCGACGTAGTCGTGGGCAGCTTGGACCCAGGGGAGGTCCTCGTCGGAGAGACCACTGACGTCTCCGTTGATGAGGGCGGAGGCAAGGAAGGCAGGGAAGGTGACGGTTTCGACTCGCATGGTGTCTTTCTATCAGGTCGGTGGGCCCTTGTCTAGTGACCTAGACAGATTCCGAAGAGGTGGGCTACCCGGTCGACAATCAGGACCGCGACCGGTCCAAGCCCAGCACCCCACAACAGGAGGCGTGAAAGGTGGGTTTTGAGGCTGGTCGGGCGTTTCGCTCCTGCCACTCCGAGTCCGACAGGCTCTTGTGACACTGTCGGCACAGGTCGTGTTGCTTGTCCCTCTTGTACTTCTTCCCGTCCGTTGAAAACAGGTTCGGCCTCTTTCCGCACAGTTGACATAGTTTTCGGTCCTTTTTCTGGGAGAACTTCATTGTGGTGAGCCTCCATGGAAGGCACCTTAACCAGAACCAGGTCCGAGAGTCAAGAGGCAATCTTCCTTGCATGGGTCACCAGGAGAACCGGTAACATGTCCATGATAATCGATGGCGTATTCGCCTCTGAGGCGATTGATTCCAGTGGGGAAATCCTGGACGTAGAGGGCTGCGACATCAGTGACATGGAGCAGGGTTCTGGAGTCCTCAACTGGGAGCACCGAGGCGACGACGCCGCCGGCGCAAGTGCCAACGACATCATCGGCAAGGTGGTCTTCTGCAAGAAGATTTTTGGGCCCGAGGACTGTACCGACAGCCGCCAGCTGGAGTACTGGCAGAAGATACAACTCCCAATGATTTACGGTATTTGCAGGCTCTTTGATGGTTCGGGGCACCCAGGCGCCATCGCAGCTGCAGCCATGATTCGCGACTACCAGAAGAATGGCGAGCCCTTGCTCATCCGGTACAGCATCGAGGGCACCACCCTGGAGAAGGAGAAGGGCGGCAACCGGCTCCTGCGCTCCATTGCTCGTCGTGTCGCGGCTACCATTAAGCCCTGCAACAAGTCTTGTCACTCTGGCGTCATCGCTGACCCCAACGACCCCACGGTCAAGAAGCAAGAGCACGCCCACCCGAACTTCACCCCGCTGGGTGGCTCGATGGAGTGGGAAGGCAAGCCGGAGATCGACTCGCCTGAGATTCGCAAGGCTCTGGAGGCCGGCAACTACAATTCCGCCCCTGGCACCCTTACCGGTGGCTCAGCTCTGCAGCGGGAAGATGCTGGCCTGCGCAACCGCGTCAAGGCGGCTGTGCGGGACTGGGACCGCAAGACCCCGTTCAGGAAGTTCCTCAAGCACCGCCTGCCAGAGGCCAGTGATGGCTTCATTGACCGTTTCGCCGACCTGGTCCACGACTATACCGTCAAGAAGGCTCTGAAGGAGACCGTCAGAGAATACTTGGTGAAGAAAATCGTCGAGAAAGCCAAGGCGGCACCAAAAGCCAAGGCGTCAAAGCCGGCACCAGAGCCCAAGGCAGCAAAGGCCCCCAAGGCAGCAAAGCCGGCACCGGCACCAGCACCTGAGCCGGAATCCGATGTTGAAGTCGAGTCCGATGGCCCTCTGACTATCAAGGGCAAGCCTGTCCAGCTGAACCCCGGCATCGAGAAGCCCCACTTCGACGAGAACACCGGCGTACTCCACACTCCCAGGGGCAGCTTCCCTCTGTACATCCCCAGCCGGGACAGAGACACCGCAGATGCAGGCCAGAAGTTCGCCAACATCATGGCTGACCCGAAGGTCGAGAAGTTCCATGACTACGCCATGGAGAACTGGGCCAAGGTTCACCAGCATCTGAAGGCCGGCACACTGCCTCCAGAGGTCGTGATGCACGGAGTGCTCTTCAGCCAGTTGAGCCCGAACACTCCGGTGCCCATGCAGGAGATGATGTACGCCCACCTCGTGGACAGCATGAAGGCCACCGGTGCAGACCCACGACAGCCCGGCTTCAGCGACAAGCTCAAGCAGGACTGGTTCAATCGTGACCAGCCCCAGAAGTTCCCTGACCACAGCCCGGAACACTGGGCCCGCTTGGGTGACCAGCTTCGTAACAAAATCGACTCGAAGCTCACTGGCCGCAAGGCTGGCGAGATCGGCGGCTTCATGCTCGCCAACAACAAGATGAAGAACATGGACCAGTACCATTCTCTTCACAACTCCCTGACGGAGCTGATTGGTCGCCACCGTGCTGATGCTCGCTCTGGTGTTGAAGAACTGATGCACCACAAGACCCAGGCTGGCAATTGGGAGAACAAGCGCCGTCTCCGAACAGAGAAAGGCCAGACTGACATTGGACCTTACACGGCAGGCCCCAGTGTTCCCGGCCTTGCAACCAAGACGGCCCGCTACACCTACGGCATGTTGGGCGGTGGCAATGTCACCGTGCCAGATACCCACTTCAGCCGCTACCTCTTTGGTCTTGACAAGCGCCAGGATGGGGCCACCATCCGACACCTCCGCAATGAGGTGCTCTGGAACCCCAACAACGCCCACATCATGGGTGCCATCGACCGGTACTACGGCCAGCACCACGATGCCGTCAAGCACATGCTCCAGCACCCTCGGTGGGGGCACCTCTTCAAGGACAACCCCGAAGACGCCATCTTCCCAGCTTTCTGGAAGAACTGGGTCGGCATTGTCCCCCATGAGGCAAGCCGAGGCATGAAGACTGGTGGCTTCAACGAGGCCACCGACCACCGTCCCTTCTGGGACGCTGTGGGTCCGTACATGAACAAGTCCGAGACTGGGATTGACACCAACCTGGCCGCTCAGACCGCGAAAACCCATGCGCAATGGGTTGAAAAATACGGCGAGATGCCGGCCCTCCTGATGTACTTCCACTACCTGGTGCCTCAGCTCTTGGCGTCCAGCGAGAAGGCAGCGAAGGCGCAACAGATTGTCAAGTTCGAGGAAGCGGCCATCGAGCTGTCGAAGGCAGACAGCATCACCCCGAGAGATCTCCAAGGGAATCGAATCCCAGCTTCGCAGGCTCCAGCGGCAGCTCCACGCCCCGAGGTGGCCTTTGACCCGAAGGTGGCTGAAGCCGCAAGACAGAGGGAAAATCCGAAGTACAGGAATCTCGACGAAATCCCCGAGACGGTGCAGTTTGGCGGCAAGACCGTCAAGCCTGGCCACGGCTACATCCCTGGCGGGAAGCAGATGGCCTTCTTTGGCGCCACCCCTGAGCATCTCATCGGCGTTCCCCGCAACAAGGCTCAGTCCTGGACCACCGAGGACCTGATGAAGATCCCCAGGGCCAGCGGCGCGAGCGTCCAGCGGTACCCCGAGGAACTGGCGGCTCCCAGCATTGTCAGCCACGCTGTCCATGGCGTGCCTGAGTACACCCACCACGACGACGTTCGCAACCTGGTCGACGGGCTCGACTTCGATGCCGAGAAACAGGCGAGCTTCTCTGGCATCAACCAGGCGCAGAGCTTCTGGACCGTGAACAAGGGCCACAAGGTCTACGTCAAGGCCAACCACGACGAGAGCGACTTCGACGAGCCCAGCCGAGAAGGTCTGTACCACAACCTAGCCAGAGATTTCTTCGGCATGGGCAAGTACGTGACCCCGACGGGAGTCGTGCTGCACCCTCGCACTGGCCAGAAGCATGCGGTCATCGAGAATGTTGCTGGTGGTGAGCACCTGGATACCGAGAATCCCGAGCACAAGCAGACCATGCAAAACCTCATGGCCAGTGGCGAGCTGCACAAGATGACCATGATGAACGTCATCGCAGCCAACCATGACCGGCACCGTGGCAACTTCATGATGACTCCTGGGGGCCTGAAACTCATCGACCATGGCTACGCCTTCGCTGACAAGGACCTCCATGCGACCCCTACCCCGGACTACATCAAGTACCACGACCTGATGACGGCTTCTCCGAATGACCCGAGGGACCTGGCCAGCATCGAGGCAAAGCTCCGCTTCCACCCTGAAGCAGCGAAGTGGCTCCAGGCGCTGGACCCCCAGCAGCTTGACATGCAGATGCGGCGCCACGGTGTGCCAGAGAGGTACGTTGATGAGGCCCGCCGCCGGCTTGTCGCCCTCCAGCACGAGAGCCGCGACCCCAAGGCAACCATCGTTTCGATGATGCGGGCTCCCTTCCACACCGCGTGGGTGCCACCGGAAGAGCGAAAAGGCCCCAAGCCCTCCAGCTCTGACTCCCAGTCCGATGTCTCGCCTCCACGTGGCGCCCCTGGACAAAAACCTCAAGGTAAGGTAGGGTAAGCTCATGGAAGGCCTTCAAAACCTGTATCTTCTCTGTCAGATTCACCCCCATGGGGATGAGCTGCACACGACCGTCATTGGCAAGTTCTACCTCGACAGCGAGCACTTCGAAGTCCTTGAAGACCACGTTGGCTGGTTGGGTGACCTGCAGAAGCAAAGCCCAGCAGAGGCCTCTCGCGTCATTTGGCGCCTGGCCAATAGCATGTACTACAAGGTCGTCAACATGGAGGACATGCGCCAGGGGAAGCATCCTGAGCTTATCAACGAGGAGCCCATACCCCCAACGGCCGGTCCAGAATCCCGTTTTGAGTACCACCGGGTAGGAATGCCTGAAGCGCAGCTCGTGGAGTTCCACGAAGGCAAGGCGTACCTCGATGGCCACCCGCTGTCACCCCAGGACCTACAGCATATGCTTGACAACGTACAAGCTGGTTCTGCTACTCTCGGATACAAGCAGGCAGAAGATGACCTGCAGAAGTCCGAGGAGTTCTATATGACGTTGGCCAAGGTTGAACCACATCTCGACGCAGCCCTTCAGGGTCTCCGAGCAGCAGTCAAGGCGGGGCATGTACACCCTGACGTGCTCAAGCACCTCACCGGGGAGATTTTCACTGACTCGATGGTGAAGGGCATGGGCAACAAGAAGGCCTACATGGACTTTCTCAGCCGGCCCAAGCAGGGCGTCCACATCCGCATGGACGGGAACGATTTCGGTGGCATCAACAAGGTCCATGGCTTCGAGACTGGCAACAAGGCCATCACCGCCCTGGGCGGTGCAGTGCGCGAGGCCATGGATGAGGCTGTTGGTAGAGCCAACGGCAAGGCGTTTCGTATCGGTGGAGACGAGTTCCATGCCTTCGTGCCATCTCACGAGCATGCAGCTCAATTTGCCAGGGCTCTTCGTCAGAAGCTGGAGGCTATCCCTGCTGTCGGTGGTACCCACAACCTGAGCATGAGCCTTGGTTTCGGGCACACACCAGACCACGCAGAGCTGGCCATGATAAATGCCAAGGGTGCCAAGAAAGCCAGTGGTGCCAAGCCTGGTCAGGCCAAGACCCACGCAGCCTCACAGGTGCCTGGGTACGAGGGACTCATTCCCACCGGTGCAGATCAACTGCCCCTGAAGCAGATTCCTGAGGCACCGGCACCCGTCGCTCCGGCACCAATCAAGACACCAGAGCAGCCCTCAACGCCGACGTCGATTCACCCGCCGGCGCTTGGGAAGCCTACCTAAGCAGTCCTTACATGTTCTCTTGTGTCCGTAGAACTGCAGGCTAGCTGCCAGCAGGTTCCGGCACTTGTTGCATTGCCTAAGTCCCTGAATTTCATTGCAGCTTTGACACCGGCCATTCTTGTCCAGGCGTCGATGCTCTGAGCAGATGCCGCAAGGCACTGGATATTTCTTCGCGAAGTAGGCACGGCTACGGCAGGCCTCGCATTGGCTCATGCGGCCACCGGGGCCACGGTCTGGCCTCTCGTGAAAGTCACTCAATGGCTTGGGTAGGCCGCAGAGGCTGCATTGCTTCATGTCTGCAAGATTACTGCTTGCCACTTTTTTGCTCCCAGACTGCCGCAATCTACCAGTTGAACGACTTTCCCAACCCCCTTTGTTTCTGAGGAGAATCCACAATGGCTCAATCGTACAAGTCCCAAGCTCTCGCTGCTGAACTCCGTGACGCGCTTCTGAAGCGTTTCGCAACCGTGTCGGCAATTCTGTTTGACACCGATGGTTCGCCGTACCTGCTCGTCGGAGCCGGCACCGCAGGCTCGCAGTCCGCACTCGTGAAGGTCAGCGCTGAGCAGCCGCTCGGTGTGGACGGCCTGGGCATGACCCCCCGCGCTTTCTCGCCGCACGTGATGCAGGTGGTTCTGGAGACCAGCACCATCGCCAACGTGGCTCTCATGACTGAGGCCAACAAGCTCGCCCTGATGGGTGAGGTTGAGAAGTGGGGCACCAAGATCGAGCTGTACATGAGCGCAAACACCAATGCAGTTGGGCCCGAGGACATTGTCAGCGGCAACCTGAAGGCAACCTGGGAAATCGCACTCAAGTGGCGGTCGATGTCGAACGCTTAATCAGAAGCGAGGTCAACTTCTGACAGGCATGGAGACACGACAATGACGATGAAAATCAAAGAATCAGAGCTGAAGGCCCTACTGGAGGAAGTCGCAAACGACCTCTCCAAGGCATTCGAGTCCGAGAAGGACAAGCTCGTGAAGGCAGAAGAGGTCGAAAAATCGGCCCTCGCCAAGGACGACGCACCAGGTGAGGAATCCCCTGGTGAGCCGCCTGCGGCTGATGCCTCCGCTCCCCCGGACGCTTCTGCTGCCCCCTCCCCCGAGGAAGGCAGTGAGAGTGCTCCTCCCGCTTCACCTGACGCTTCGGCTTCCCCCGACGGCGCTCCCTCACCGGACGCTGCGATGGATCCAGCCGCAGATGCGTCGGCAGCTCTGACCCCTGAGGTTCTGCAGGCAGAGTACTCGAAGTTGGCTCCTGAGGAGCTGGACATGCACATCAAGGCAGCACTGGCGGCGAAGGCTGCTGTTGCTGGCGCACCGGATGCTTCGGCTGGCGCACCTCCGATGGCTCCACCGGATGCTTCGGCACCCCCGATGGCACCCCCGGCGGGCCCTTCTGCACCTCCCGCACCTGGCGCACCCCCGTTGGACCCGATGGCCCTCAAGTCTGAGGTGCCGGCTGGAAATCTGAAGGCGAATGGTGGGCAAATCAAGGGCGCATCGCTCGGCAAGTCCGAAGGCGAGAAGCGCCATGACGATGAGATTGAAGCCCTCAAGGCTTTGGTCAAGTCGCAGGCCGAAGACACCGAAAACCTGGCGAAGGTTCTCAAGGCAGTCCTTGAGCAGCCCCTCCGCAAGGCCGTGACGAGCGTCTCGCATCTCCCGAAGGTGGAGACCGAGAAGGCGCCTCTCACGAAGGCGAGCATCAATGCACGCCTGAAGGAACTGTCGCAGAAGCCGGACTTGAAGAAGTCCGACAGGCAGTTGATCAATGACTTCTACGATGGGCGGGTCAGGGCTGATGCTCTTGCTCCTCTCTTCGAGGACTACAAGTAACACCACAAGGATTCAGAGGAGAACAAACAAATGGCTACTGAAGTGACGCAAGCACTGCTCAAGGCTCTCGAAGCCGGCAACTACAACCAGGCTCCCAGCACTCTCGTGCAGGGTGGCTCCCTCCAGATTGAGGATCTCTCGCCGGTCATGCACAACGTGACCTTCGACGATTCGCACATCAAGCTCCAGAAGATGGTCAAGGTGGACAGCTGCAAGTCGACCCTGGCGCAGTTCAACCGTCAGCTCAGCTACGGTGTCTTCGGCGGGTCGGCTCAGCTCGAAGGCGCAGTTGGCCAGGAAGAGACGAGCGACTTCGTGCGTATCGTGGTTGCGATGGCGTACTACTCGCACATTCGCCGGGTTTCAATCGTGGCGAACATGGTCGACACTGCCGATGGCGTGAAGGCTGAAGAGCGGGCAGCGTCTGACGCGGCCAAGAAGCTCGCAGCTGACATCGAGTTCGATCTGTTCCGTGGCAAGGCTGACTTCTCGAACGGTGGTCTGTTCGACGGCAACCAGCTCGCCATCCCGGGTCTCCCCTCGATGCTCGGCCTCGATGCCCAGATTCGTCAGTCGGACTCGGAGCGCAATGCTACCGACCTGATGTTCGGCGAGTACGGCAGCGACGACACCGTGGTCATCAGCGGTGGCGGCACCCTCAGCCAGGACATGATTGAGGACGCCAGCGTGCGTTCGGCCATGAACCTCGGCTCGGCGGACAAGCTCCTGGTGGACCCCAAGGTCCTCTCGGCGTACAACAAGATCAGCTTCGGCAAGGAGCGCATCGTGCTGGCAGGTTCGGCACAGGATGCAACCGGCGCCGAGCTTCGCAAGCAGTGGGTCAGCAACGGTGTTGTCGGTCTTGAGGCCTCGCGCTTCCTGTCTGGCAAGACCCGCCCCTCGGCTGCACGCAGCAATGGTCCCTCTGCACCGACCATCGCGAGCACCACCCCGTCAGGCGCAAGCACCAGTCTCGCACTGGGCACCTACGTGTGGTACGTGACCTCTGTCAACGAGCTGGGTGAGTCGCCGAAGTCGGCTGCTGCATCGCAGGCTTGCTCGGCTGGCGACCAGGTCACCGTGGCCATCACGCCCCCGGGCACTGGCACTGTGCGCTTCTTCAATGTGTACCGCTCGGCAGCGGGTGGGTCGGCAGCATCGGCTCGCTTCATCGGCCGCGTGTCCTACACCGGCGCAAGCCCCACGAACTTCGTGGACCTGAACAACAAGCGGCCTGGTTTCGTGACCGGCTTCCTGGTTCAGGGCGACACCATGGCCATGAAGGAGCTGTCTCCCTACAGCCGCCTCAAGCTGGCTGTGTCGGACCTCAGCATTCCTGAGGCGCACTTCCGATTCTGCACCCTGGCTGTTCACGAGCCCCGCAAGAACGTGCTCATCGACAACCTTGTCGGCAGCTTCTAAGCTGTAGTCGTAGGAAAGTCGTCGTAAGTTCAAGAAGAGCCCGGTAACCCCGGGCTCTTCCTTTTTGTGCTCTTGAGACATCTCTTGCAGATGTACCCGACGCCAGACCAATCGACGGTCGTCTCCCAGACGTGTCTCCCAAGCAGACCGCAGATCGCCTGGGGCAGCGTCAAGCGCCACCAGATTCGAAGCCTGTAGGCCTTCCTGATGCGCCAGAGAGCGAAGCTCATCGCATGATTCCCAGCCGGCGCTGCACTCTGCCCCGCTCACCGTAGCGGTTCTTCAGGACCTCGGTCTCGCCGGTGGTCAGGTTGACGGACACGACCATTTCCGCTCTGTGGAATTTCTCATAGCTGAAGAGATGGAACCTGGCACTCTGCCGGCCCTTCAGCTCCACGTCCACGACCTCAGACGTGCCATCGGGGTACATTGCCATCAGCCTGGTGTTGGGATTCATTCAGCCCTCGCCAGGACCTTCCGGCCCTCGAAAGTGATACTGGCCATCATGTGGGGCCAGAGCCCCCTGAGCATGAAGACCCTCTTCTCGACATGAAGACGGTGAGCAAGGTCAAGCTCTTCGGGAGCCAGGGCACGCAGGCTTCCGTCAACGGGGAGGGACCTCAGGAACTCGATTTCAGTCTTGGGCATCATGCGGGCACCCTATCACAGGCCGAGGGACTTCTGCAAGCGCTGCTTCTTGGCCAGGAGCATGGCCCTGTACTCAGTGGCGTGGGCATCGTTGGCGTAGTACGGCGCGAACTCCTCGACCATCTGCTCGAAGTGCTTCGCCAGGTAGTGGTAGTCGAAGTGGTCCCAGTCCCAGACCGCCTTCTCGTCGAAGGGGTTGTGCTCGAAGGAACACCAGCCACAACAACTCGGTGGGTAGGGCTCCAGGCCGATTGGATACTCGTACTGGCTCATGAGTCCTCCGGGTCAGGCTTGGTGTGCTTGTCCAGGAGCTGCAGGAGCTGTTCTGAGGCCCCGAGAAACTCCAGGTGGAAGTCTGGGCCCTTGTCTCTGAAGGTGCTGCGCAGCTCCTCCATCTTCTTGGTGAGTCGGTACCGGCGGTTGTCGGCCCTGATGAGCATCGTGTCCTTCTTGATGTCCTCGTAGACCTCAGGAGTCAGTGGCTCCAGGCGGAAGATGTGGTGGCTCCACTGGCCCGACCCAATCCTGTAGGACCCGTCCTTCGAGAAGGAGTGGTGCTCGCTGTCTGGCCCCACCACGTCGAACCGGGTGCGCTTGGTGGTGATTTTGGCGACGCGGAACACCTTGTAGCCGTAGTTGTGGCCGATGCCACCCAGCTGTCGGGTCTTACAAGCCACCTGGTCCCCTTCCTTCAGGGTGTCCAGCCAGTCCGCACGCTCTTTGTACCAGTCGTTCATTTGAATCCTCTGAAGATGAGTTCCTGGACTTCTTCCAGCCGGGCCTTGTAGGCCTTGACCATGAATCTACCATGGTCGTCGTCTCCCAGATGCAGAGGGTCCTGCAGGTCCATCAACATGTGACCTACCGCCACCCTGAGGGCCATCGACTGAGCCTCGGTCAGGTACGCACCATTGACCTCCACGTCTGCTTCATTGTGGCTCACAGGTCGAACCCCTCGTTCCTGAGTGCATCCATCTCGTCCCACACGCGGTTGGGTGTGTACCTCTCGTCCTCACCGTAGGCCTGAATCACCCTCACTGCTGACCGCAACAGGACTTCCAGACGACGGTGCTCTGCCACCAGCTCCACGACAGGCACCACCAGGGGGCCATTGAAGGGTGCCACCATCGCCACGATTTCGTCCAACTCAGCCTTGGTCTTCATAGCAACCTCGCGCTTTCCAACAGCTTGATGTCTTCTTCTACTGCGGCCAAAGCGTCGCCCTCGTTTACTTGGTGATGGGCCTTGATGATTCTGATAGCAGCCTCAAGCAGGCTGAGGACGGTCTTTCTCTGGCTGTCAACAAGGTGGCGCTTGGCCACCTCCTCGTCTCGCTCGTCTGCGGTGGCAATGAGCATGGCGTTGCCCGTCTGAAGACCGGCGGTGTAGCCCTCGTCGTACCCGTCCCTGTACTGGGCGTCCATCAACGCACCGCCTTCACGAGGAAGCCGCGACGGGTGATTTTGCCCTTCTTCTCCAGGGCCTCCAGGATGAGGTTGAGGTGGTCTACCCGGAAGTTGGGGATGCTCATCAGGGCGGCGTACAGATGGCCTTCGGGGATGCCCATGCTGCCTGCCCCCATGACAGCCTCCATGATGATGTCCACCAGCATCGACAGCGCCTTCGCCTGGGTCTCGGGAGTGTTTGGGGTCATGCCCCACTGTGTACCAAGCCTCGTGGTACGATGTCAAGCGTGGTAGAATCTTTTTCGTACCCCCAACGAGGAACACATGACCTTCAAGTTCTATGCCATTGCAGCTCTCCTTCTCACCGCCTGTGGCCCCGATTGGGCCGACTGCTCCACCTGCAAGCCTGGTGAATCCAGCGCCGAATCTGTGGATGGAGGCGAACAAATTCCAGTGGTTGTGAACGTCACTGTCAATGTCGACCAGACGCAGAATCAGGGGCAGCAGCAGGGCCAAGGCCAGGTTCAGACCACGCCTGACGCTGGAACGCCTCCGAAGGTCGACGCAGGTACTCCACCGAAGACCTGCCGTCAGGTATGCATCTGCACTGAGACCCGGTACGTGTGCAAGGACGGCAAGGACACCAAGGACAAGCACGACTGCAAGTGTGGGGTCAAGAAGACCTACTCGAAGTGCGTGAAGGAAGTGACCCAATGCTCGTAGCCCTCGCCCTGTCTGTTCTGCTCAACTCCGCCTTCGTCTGCGACAAGCTCTGCGACCCGGACCCGATGTGTGCGGCTGTGTGCAACGTGCCAGACCGCAAGGAGCAACAGGCCATCTGTGAAGCACGGCTGATGAGCACTGCCCAGGACCTCAAGGAGCTGGAAAGCCTCACTGACGCTTGCTTCATCGCGCTCGACCGCTGCCAGGCCAAGAAGGCTTGCCCTCTGCCCAAGAAGCCGACCAAAAAGATCGTCAAGAGACCGGCAAAAATCGTCAAGCCAGTCGTGGCTCCAATCGTCAAGCAGGAGCAGAAACAGGAGCAAAGCCAGCAGGTTGTCATCAACATCGTCAACCAGGAAGATCGGCAAGAAGATCGGCAAGAACCGAAGCCCTCCCCGCTGGGCATTGGAGTCCGTGGGGCTGTAGGCCTCACCGCTTGCAATCCCCACGTCTTTGGTCTCGTTGGTGTCCGTGGCCGCTGGTTCCCTGCACATCTGGGCCTGGAAGTGAACACCCAGTTCGCCTGGGGGCACAGCGCTCAGCTGATGGTGTACCCGATCCAGGGACCGATTGCATGGCACCTCGACTTCGGTGGGCTCATGTACCTGAATGATGGGCCGAAGTTCAACCTTCTGGCAGGGACTGGTGTCGAGGTTCAAGTTGTGCCACACTTGAGCATCACAGCGGACTGGCGCATGACTATGGCCAAGCCGTTTTACCTCGGGGACTCCCTCCTCAAGTCTCAGCTGATGCTGGGGCTGCTGCTGCATTCGTGGTGAGAACATGAACGATATTCCCAATCCCGAAGAAATCACTGTCGTAGAATCCTTTTGTACCTCCAACATGGGAAAGACAAATATGGGAAAGACAATCCTCGTGATTAAAAGTGATGATGTTTCGGATGAATTGATCAAGAAGATCCGAACTGAACTCAACGAAGCCATTGCCGCTAACAGGATGCCGATCCTAGCGGTTTCGAATAACGATTCGGTCTACAGTGTCTTTGTTACCCCGGAGCAGGTTGCGGCCAAGCCCTCGCTCTGGACCCGCTTCATGGACCTGTTCAAATGAACGATATTCCCAATCCCGAAGAAATCACTGTCGTCGGTGACACTTCAGCCCTTGCAGCTGAAGAAATCAACGCACTCAAGAAGCAGGCCGCCGAGAGCATGTGGGAGCACGACCGCCGTCAAGCGGAAGCTGCTTTGTTCGTCGACACCCAAGAACACCAGGACACCCTCTACCCGATGCAGGCCTACCCGCCCAGCCAGGGCGACATCGTGGAGCTGGACAAGGACAAGAAGATCCGCCTGACCATCACCGACGTCAAGGACCCGATGCAGGCCCTCGCGTTCATGCACCCGGAGTTCGCTCAGGCTGCCCACGCATTCGGCGTCGACCTCAACCGACCAGCAGGTCGTGAGTTGGAGGAGATGCGGAAGTACTTCGGCGCCGGCTCTGGTACCTACCTGGTGACTGTGGACTTCCAGCTGGCCCGCACAGAGGCCTTCAAACTGGACGACCGGGCTCAGAAGCGCATCACCAAGGCTCTCAAGCCCAAACCCAAGAAACGCAAGAAGAAGTCAACCCGTTCCACCAAGGTGAAGAAATGATTACAGCCATCCTCACGCTACTCATCGCCGGCGGCCTTCTTACCATGTCCGCCCTCCTTCTCGTTCGGGCCTTCAAGAACAGAGAGCGAGCCTTCACGAAAATCACCATCCCCAACACAGGCCAGCCATTCCCTAAGCTGGATGCCAAGACTCTGGTGGAGACTCAGCCCATGATGGTCGGTCTGTCCAAGACCATCGAGGACGCAGCAGCTGAGGCAGCCAAGAAGCTTGCTGACGACATCGAGAGCGACCTCTGGGGAGCACTTCCGACCCCTTCAGCCACCGAGAAGGACGCCCTGGACGCCATGTTCAAGTACTACGACTGCAAGAGGGCAGACGACGACTGGGACATTATCTTCCCAGAGAAGGCCAAGCCCAAGAAGAAGCGCAAGACCACCAAGAAGAAGGTCGCCAAGAAGGGGAAGAAGAAGTGAAAGCGCCCCTCCTGATGTTGCTCATGGCTACTGCAGCTTGGGCAGAGACCGATGCGAAGACGGAGCGCACCTTCAAGGCCAAGTGCTCAGCGTGTCACGGCAAAGACGGCAAGGCCCAGACCGAGAAGGGGAGGAAGATGAAGATTGAGGACATGACCACGCCCGAGTTCAAGAAGAAGCCCGACGCTGAGCTTCGCAAGGCCATCAACGAGGGTGTCGACAAGGGGGACAAGCTGATGGACCCCTACAAGGACGAACTGACCCCTGAGCAGGTCGAAAGTCTCATCAAGTTCATCCGCAGTCTGTAGGCGGATACCAGAGTGCGGCGGCCATGTGCAGTGGCTTAGCCGAGCGGGGCCCGGTGGGTAGTTGACACCGGGCCTTCGTGTTTGTAGAGTAGAGGCATGTACAACAAACGCGAGACCATCGGCTCCCTGAGCAAGTATACCTCTCTCGAAGAGGTTCAGCGTGAGCTGGACGCTGCCAAAGACAAGGCCAAGAAGGACGGCTACAAGGACCTGGAGCTGGAAATCGAGGACGACTACGGCTGCCTGAGCGTCATCATCACCGGCAAGCGCCCAGAGAATGAAGTGGAGCGAACACGCCGCCTGGCTCACCAGCGCACCCAGGAGGACAACGAGCGTGAGATGTACGAGCGCCTGAAGGTGAAGTACGACAAGAAGTGCACTGGATGCACCCCGGGCTGCAAGTCTGGAAAGTGTGAGACATGACCGTCAAGCAAGTCATCGTGATGCGCAAGGACCTGAAGATGCGCAGGGGCAAGGAGATTGCCCAGGGTGCTCACGCCAGCATGAAGTGGCTGGTTGACCGGCTGGAGTACAAGGGTCGCATCCTCAATGCCCACGAGTACTACGAGCCCAGCTTCAGCGATGCCGAGCAGGGCTGGCTCCAGGGCCTGTTCACCAAGGTCTGCCTGCAGGTGGACTCCGAAGAGGAGCTGATGCAGGTCTACGCCAATGCCTTCAGGGCTGGGCTGCTCGTCAAGCTCATCACCGACGCGGGAGCCACCGAGTTCCATGGCGTGCCCACCAAGACCTGCCTGGCCGTTGGCCCCGACATTTCCGAGAAGATTGACCCCATCACCCAACACCTGAAGCTGTACTAAGGAACCATGCCACCGATTTTTGTCCAAGAGTTCATGAAGAACAACAAGTGTCCCCATTGCAAGGCCCACAAGGTGCCCGAGAAGAGCTTGTGCAAGCTCCACCTGGCCAAGGCCCGCGTCTTCTTCCGTATCTGGTCGGCCAAGCGCAAGGAAGAGGGACTCTGCATTCGCTGCAACTGCAAGTCCTTCCAGGGCTTCCTTCGTTGCCGCCTTCACACCCACGAGAACCGCCTGAATTGCCGGCGTTGGATGAAGGTCAATGGGGCTGGTGTCTGGCAGAAGCGCAAGGCCGAGACCATCAAGACCGGCATTTGCGCCTACTGCAGGGCCAACCCACGCCTGGGAGAGACCTACCGCTGTCTGGACTGCAAACTCCGCCATCAGATGCGGGAGAAGTCCCGTGCCACACGCTGACGGGGTGCCAACCACGGCTGAGATGCTTGAGGCCGAGGAGAAGCACTTCAAGAACGCGATTTGCGTCTGTCACGGGTTCGGCATGGACGACATAGCCCTCTTGGGTGCTGTGATGAGGTACATCAAGGGCAGGGGCAACCCATCGATTGTGCTCCGCCTCGTGAGAGAGTACCTCGGTAATGGACACAGATTTTTGGAGAAGCCATGAAGGTCATCTTTCTCGACATCGACGGCGTACTCAACCACCAGCACACCAAAGACCGCATCGGCGGTTACATCGGCTTCAACCCGGGGCACATCAAGCGTTTCAACAAGATTGTCGAGGCTCATCCAGATGTGAAGATAGTCATCAGCTCCACCTGGCGCTGCAGCTTCACCTCCGGCGTCTACGAGGATTTCGCGGGCCTGGTGAGACTCTTGAAGGAGCGCGGCCTTCAAGGGGACATCGTCGACCACACCCCAGTGAAGATGACCTACCTCAGCCGTGGGGCAGAGATTCGCATGTGGCTCGATGACCACCCAGAGGTCAAGAACTACATCCTCATCGACGACGACACCGAGGGTATGAAGCCGGCGACGGGTACCGCCTACGACCCTGAGACGGACAACCACTACAGTGTCCCAGCCGAGGTAGACCTGCGCCCACGCTGGGTTCAGACCAGCTGGGAGAATGGCCTCAAAGAGGCTCACGTGGCCAGGGCCATCAAGCTCCTGGAGGGCCCATGATTGCCATCGGCCCCGTCTCAGGACCTGGAGTGATGCAGCACGAAGACCGTTGGGGCTGGCCTGTGAACAGCTACGAGGCTCTGCCTTGGTTCTGGCTTGATGAGGAGGACTGGGACCAGGTGAACTGGTATCAGACAGCAACCCCGTACGATGAGAAGACCGACTACATCGAGGTCTTCAACAACCCAGAGCACCCCATCCACAAGGAAATCAAGGCCAAGGTGGTCTATGGCGGGATGTCCACCTTGAAGCAGATGAATGTCAAGAACATGGACGGGGAGCAGATGCGAATTGTCATCCCCATGGGCCTGGACAAGTCCAAGCCTCACTACCGCCCCTGGACCTTCTGGGAGCGAACCATTGGGTATCGCTTGTCGAAGCTCCAGGCCAGGCTGCTGAATCGATGAACTGGATCTACGAGAGCATACAGGATGCCATCATCGCAAGCCTTGAAGAGGGTCCATGGTTGCCAGACGAGTTCGAGCTGACCATCGAGGATGTTGCCTTCCGACATCTCATCAAGAGCCTGAAGGTCACCGCCACCGGCAAGCCAGTTCCTGCCGACTCAGTGAGGGTAACCCTGCAGATTCAGGGGAAAAGAGTGCTTGTGCGCTCCGACAAGGACCCCGAACCATTTCTTCCCATCACGAGGGAAGAGGGGCTCCATTAGGCCGCAATCTTCTCAGTAGGAGCGGCCCCATGTACATAGACGTCGTCCAGCACCTGGAAGACCTGAAGGCGAAGCTCGGCAAGACCTCAAAGACCTATGAGGTGTCCGTTCAGGCGTACATGGACTTCCCCGCCCTCAGAGCGCACTCCGACCACGGAACTGTCAGGCTTTGCACAGATGAGGCCAACTACTTCGTGGACAAGCTTGAGATTCTTCGAGGTGACGACATCTACGTGTATCCCTACATGGAGAGCAAGGGGGTCCTCATTTACAGCGACCCACCCTTCTACTTCGTCGGCTTCACCAACAAAAACGGCTTCGGCTTCTGCCCAGCCCCCGGTTGGACAGAAGAGATGAAGGCTGATAGGATAAACCCAGACATCATCAAGAAGGTACAGAGCTTCCTCAACAACAGTGCAGCCGTAGACTACTAGGAACATCATGCCCCTGAAGGAACTCGCAACCAGGGCCCTACTCTACGAACTCGTGGAGGACCTCATTGATGCAGCCACAGACCTTGGAGTCGGCCAGGCGAACCCCATGGTAGACGCGACACCCCTGGAGTACAATCTCAATCAAGCAGCGGAGAAACTCTACAATGCCCTCAACGCACTCACAGAAGCGTAACCAGCCGACCGTCCAAGTCGAAGAGGAGGCCCCTCGCATCGAGACCGAGGAGGAGTACGAACTGGCCATCGGGAAGATTGAATTCTTGTGGGACGCACCGGATGGCACCCCCGAGGCCGAGGCACGTGAGGTTCTTGTCCTCATGGTCGAAGACTACGAGCAACGCTACGAGGACTTCGGATAGATGAAATATCAGACTCGCTCCTACACCTGTGGTCCAGCAGCGGCGGTCAACGCCCTGCGACTGTACGGACTGCAGGTGCCGGAGGCGCACGTAGCCAAGCTGGCAGGCACCACCAGCGAGGGTACGGACGACCGCAGGCTCATGAGGGCCTTGCGCAAGCTCGGGTGTAAGCCTACAGCCATCTGTCTGACCTCCACGGTCAGGAAGAGGGTCTCCGCCGGCATCCCGGTCATCATCCACCTTGATGAGGAGCTGCACTGGGTGGTCATCATTGGCTGCCTGGGCCCCAACCTCATCGCGTTTGACTCTTGGCGCAGTAAGGGTAACATTGAGGAGAACGGGGTACGAGTCATACCCCCAGAAGAGCTTGGCGGCAAGGTCTTCGGCATCTGTGTGAACCGACCGCCAGTGGAGAGTAGTGATGAAAATCTGGATGCTTAAAATGTCGTTTGGACCAGACTGGCCCCGTCCAGCCCACACCAGGATTATGGGGTTCTACAGGACTGTGGCCAGAGCCGAAGAAAAAGCTCAAGAGCTGGTCAAAGCTTTTTCGGGAGGTCCCGGCGAGGCTACGGAATACTCTATCGACGAGTACGAGCTGGAGGACTAATGAAGACGTATGAAGAGCTGAGAGCCGAATGGGACGCGAGAGAGGCTGAAGACAAGGCCTACCTGGCCGAGCTGGGCATCGAGTGGCCCCGTTGTGGCTTCTGGGTGGGCAAGGGCTGGCGACCGCTGGTCCATGAGACCCTCGTGAAGCTGATCGCTGAAGGCTGGGACCGCCAGCTGTCCCAGGTCAAGCAGAAGTTCGGGCTGCTCCGAATCTATCTGGGTGCCCACTCACATACGGTGGTACTCGACGACATCCTCCGTGAGGCTGAGCGGTTGTCCGGGGAAATCTGTGAAGGCTGCGGTCTTGAGCGTGAGGTCAAGGGGCAGATCTCCGGCCGGGCCCACTGCAACGCCTGCAAGGCTCTGCCCTTTGTTCCCTGAACCGCCCGACGGTGAGTGTCCGTACTGCAAGAAGCCCACGAAGGGGTGGCCGCACTTCAGTGGGCTCTTCCAGCCCTACTTTGCGTGGTGCTGGTCGTTTGTCTGCAGCACCTGCTTGAAAAATTACAACGACCTGCTTGACAACGCTTCTGAAGCGTCTTAATCTATCGTTCATGGTCACCCGGTTCTCAGCCCTGCTTCGACTTTCGAGCTTGCGGCTACCCGTGTGCCTTAGTTCGTACCCTGCGAGCTTTAGCCCATCATCGTATCCGAGTCTGTAAACTCTGGATCGGTGGCCGAGCGGCTGAAGGCACCTGGCTGTAAACCAGGACCCTGTAATGGGGCATCGTAGGTTCGAACCCTACCCGATCCACTCACATAGCTTCAACCAAGCCTGGCGTAGCTGGTGTGCGCGCTCGTCTGAAAAGCGAGAGGATCCGGTTCGATTCCGGGGGCTTGGACTGTTTTCTAGGTGTAGCGAAGCCTGGTTATCGCGCTCGGCCCGGACCCGAGAGACCGCAGGTTCAAATCCTGCCACCTAGACTGTAGCCTCAGGTACCCCAATTGGTAGAGGGGTTCGGTCGAGAGCCGAAATGTTGCGGGTTCGAGTCCCGCTCTGAGGATGTAGGCCTGTCTAGCTCAATTGGTAGAAGCCGGCGTCTCAAAAGCGCCTCAGTCCGGGTTCGAATCCCGGGGCAGGCATGTTGCCCTTGTAGGCGAACTGGTATAGCCACCGGTCTCAGAAGCCGGTTCTTGTGGGTTCGAGTCCCACCGAGGGTACATGGAGAGGGACTGCGTGTGGACGCAGACTGGTCTCGAAAACCAGCGCTCGAAAGGGCAATAGGGTTCGACTCCCTACCTCTCCGCTTTGGAAGATGACCTCGCGGTGGCGTGAGGGCCGGCTGCTACCCGGCTGACCCCTTCGGGGGTCAAGGTTCGACTCCTTCTTCTTCCGCTTTGACAGCGCCGGCGTTCGTGGTAGAGTCTCACCATGGACCCAAGCTTGAATCCCAACATGATTTCCGCCGAGGAGCTTCAGCGCCAGCTCCGACGTGTGACCTACGCCCACTACCAGAAGCCGCTCAAGTGCGTTGAGTGCGGCAAGCGTCTTCAGGAGGAGAAGCCGCGAGCTGGATGTCGCATCTTCCGTCGATGCTGCATTGGGGACCTTGACACCCTCTTCATCGCCTGGAAGAACCCCAAGGAAGCTGCCGAGCTGGAGGAGGCTTTCTCAGGGAAGCTTGGCACCACCAATGAGTTGAACTTCATCAACCGATACGCAGAGGTGGACAATGATGAATGAACTGAAGGGTCTCGGAGGCATGAGCTTCGACCAAATCATCCACGAGATTGCCAAGGAGGGCGAGTACTACACCGCCTACGTGACCGTCTACATCGGCAGCTACAGCGGAGGCAGAGAAAAGTACAGCGCCCAGGCCACCAGCCGCAATCAGTTCAAGGCTCTCGGCTACGCCATCGAAGAGATTGGTCGCCAGGTCCGAGTCCTCACGCGGGGCGCACCGTAATCTTCCTCCCCATGAACGACAATCAACCGAACGACCTCCCGACGTTGTACGACTTCTGGGCCCCCTGGTGTGGCCCCTGTAGGGCGATGGCCCCCGCCATTGAGGCCCTGAGCAAGAAGTTCGAAGGGCGACTCGAAGTCAAGAAGGTCAACATCGATGAACAGCCTGGTCTGGCGAAGTTCTACAGCGTCCAGAGCATCCCCACCTTGATTTTGATGGCTCCAGATGAGAGGATGAGAATCATCGGCGGTCGACCGAGCATCGACCTGGAAGCAAAGATTGAAGAAGCGCTGAAGACTGTTACTGCGGAGTAGATTAACGGTAGATCAGCGGGCTCATACCCCGCGCGTGAAGGTTCAACTCCTTCCTCCGCTATGCAGTAAAGAAGACGGCTGCAGCCTGGGTATGGTGTGTCCAGGAGTACCGCTTTGCCGACGAGGCTGGTGGGCTGGGCCGATGGAAGTGTCGGCTCCTGTGAGTTCAAGTCTCACTGGCCGTCTTCTAGTTTGGGGCCTTAGCTCAGCTGGGAGAGCGCCTGCCTTGCACGCAGGAGGTCGACGGTTCGATCCCGTCAGGCTCCATATGTCATGAACTGGTCGCTCTTGCTTCAGAAGTTCTTCGTCTATGGATGCCTGGGTCTTCTCATTGAGATCTTCTTCACTGGTGTCTACTCCCTCATCATCAAGAACTGGAAGGCAACCTCTCAGACCTACCTCTGGATGTTGCCGGTCTACGCCATTGCTGGGCTCGCTCTGGAAGGCATCAGCGAAGCTCTCCCCTGGCCTTTCTACCTGAAAGCCCTGGTCTACGTCCCGACCATCTATCTCATCGAGGCATTCAGTGGTTGGTGCTTGAAGAAGGCCATTGGTGTCATTCCGTGGGACTATGGGCGCTCCAAACACACGCCATGGGGCCTCATCAACCTCAAGTACGCTGGCTTCTGGCTCGTCTTGGGAATGGCCTTCGACCCACTCAGCCTCTACTTGAGAAAAATGTTGAACTTCCTTGCCAAGATGGAGTAGACTTCTCTTCATGAGAGTGAAAATCCTGAACCTCGACAAGATGCCCGACTCCATGGGCGAAATCATCGACCCACCTGGCGTCACCGTCCGTGAGGGCGAAGTGCCGGTGGCCTACGACTACAGCGACGACATCACGAAGCTCATGGGCTACGCCACCTTGGAGGTAGCCGTGGATGGGGTTTACGCCACCATCCGGCCTTTCAAAGAGACCGAAAAGACCATCATGTATTTGTACCCTGGGGTCGGCGGTGAGACCACCGAGCGCGCAGGTAATGTCATCAAGAAGTGTCTGATTCGCATGGTCGGCGTCCACATGGGCCGTAACACCGACTACCGCATCGAGACCATCGGCGCCCAGCTGGAGAAGAAATGAGCTTCAAAATCAAGACTGTGACCATGTTCAAGCCCACCGACCTCAACAAGTACCCCAAGGTCGACGAGGTCATCGCACTCGCTGCCGAAGATGGCCGGGTGGTCGAGTTGAAACTCACCGGCGACTGCTGCAGTGGGTCCTACTTCGAGGAGCAGAGTATCAAGGACGCCCAAACCCTGGTGGGTCAGACTCTCTTCAACATCGAGAATGCTGAGTCTGCCCGGCCCTACGTGAAGGCGGCGTACGGCTACACTGACGAGAAGACCGACAACTGGGTTGACGGTACCGATGCAATCCACTACCACTGCCTGAAGCTCACCACCGACCAGGGTGTGACCGTTCTGGACTGGCGTAACGAGTCCAATGGCTACTACGACGGCACTTGTCGCGTTTCGGGCTGGTTCCTCCCCAACGTCTACGACGACTATGCCGACAACATCCGCTTCGAAGACATGGAGAGCACATCATGAGCATCTCAGCACGAGTCGTTGCCGACAGTCTCAGTCCATTGGGCAAGCGCATCACCACCTTCGTCTTGACCTACCCTCGCTTCGTGCATGCGGAGTTCATGACACATCGCGTCTTCAGTCGGAATGCGGCCAGTTCTCGGGCCATTCCGGCCCGAAAGATTCGAGCTTCAGTCCGCATGGACCCCGCAATGCCCGTCTTCTGGGGTGCCAACCAGGCAGGCATGCAGGCTGACGTGGAGCTGAAGGGGCTCAAGTTATTCCTGGTTAAGTTACTCTGGATGAAGGCCATGTACTTGATGTTGTTCGTCAATTGGCTCCTGGAGAAGCTCGGCCTTCACAAGCAGATCGCCAACCGCATCACCGAGCCCTGGTTCAATATCACTGTGGTCTGCACCAGCACGGAGTGGGCGAACTTCTACAGCTTACGCAACCATGCCAAGGCCCAGCCTGAAATCAAGGCCCTTGCTGAGGTCATGCTCGAAGCCCAGAACCAAAGCATTCCGCGCATGCTCCAATACGGTGAGTGGCATCTCCCATTCATCGAGGAGTCAGACCTGGAAGACCTCGGCCTCGCACTCGCCAAGAAGGTCAGTGTGGCACGATGTGCTCGCGTCTCCTACCTCAACCATGATGGCAGGCGTTCGAGTGTCGAGGAAGACGAGAAGCTCTTCCAGCGCCTCGTGGGCGAGGAACCCAAGCACGCCAGTCCAGCAGAGCATCAGGCCACGCCGGGGGACGACCCCAACCGTCAACTGGGGAATTTCTTCGGCTGGATTCAGTACAGAAAGATGATTCCCAATGAAAACCTCGTGGAATACAAAGGACTTGTGATTCAATGAATGACGTGGAGAAGGGGAAGAAGTTGAAGGAGTTGGGCAAGAGGATGCAGGCCGCCAACGGCAACAGCCGCCTCCTGAACAAGCTTCAGGCTGAACTCGATGCTATACTTGAGATGGAGTCGAGTCCTGACCCCGAACATGACCAGGACCTGGAGGAAGCATGGGAGAAGGAACACCGACAGTAGCCAGGCCTCGTGACCAGGTGGATGGAGCCCTGAAGGTCGTGGAGTCCATTCGAGCCACCGGCGCCATGAGCGATGGCGCCTACTACAAGTGCCTCGTCTCCTTGGCCTACGAGTACGTCCTTGCCGACGAAGACCAGATGGCCCTTGTTCTCCTGAGCAAGGCACCCGAAGACTACTATCGTGTCGTCCAGCTCCAGCAGATGAGTGAGGATTCCATGTACAGAGACCTCGTCATCCTCCTCGCCTACAGGCTTGTGCAGATGGGCGTTGTCGACGGAACAGAAGACTCACTTCCACCCACCATGGCACCGGCAAAAGCATGACAGACAAGACCTACACAGACATCCGTGTCTACCGCTTCAGGGCAGACCTGGTCCATCAGAAGGAACTCGAAGCTCGCAGCGGAGGGCCAGTCCCCATCTTCAACGATGAGAAGCGCATCATCGGCTTTGCCACCATTCTCAATGAGTCTGGTACGACTGTTGCTGAGTGTGCCATCGACCCAGCCAATCCAGAGCGCCTGGACATGGAGAATGGGCGTGACTACTTTCTGGACGCCGCCCTTGAGTACAGAGGGTTCGTCGCCACCGAGAAGGGGTTTGTGCCCACCCTCGTTTGGGTCAAGGCTCTTCGGCTCACTTCCAATAGTGACAAGCTCCTGCCCCCTGTGACCGTTGGGAGCTGCACGTGAGCAAGAGATGGAGGACTGTTCAGTTCTGGGTCTGTCTGGTCATGGCCCTTGTCAACCTGGCGATGTTCTTCGTCAGCTCCCAGCTTCACAATGCCAGCCTCATGAAACTCAATGTCGTCACCATCGCCTGCTGCCTGGTGGGGGCATTTGTCAACTGGTACCAGGACAAGAGCGAATGAAAATCAGGGTCTATCACACCTACTACGGATGCGACACGGGGTGCTGTGGGCATCGCATTGAGTTCTACCCCGGGGGGGAGAGTGAGGGGTGCTACCAGGAGTGGGAATGGGGCCATCGAGACGAATCTGAGACCCCAGAGGAGTACGCCAGGGGCATGGCTGAGGCCTTTCTGAGGGTTCATCACCCAGAATGCCTGGCTACCATCGACTGGTCGAGCATGGAAGTCGATGTTGCTGCCATCAGTGAATGCAACCTGTAGGCGGAGGCAATCTTCCTGCTAGGTCGAGAGGAGATCCAACCCCATGCTTCTAAGTGCCAGAATTTTGAACGATGTCGCCTCCGTGAACAGCTATGAGCACGCTCAGGCTGGCGAGTTCACTCAGGGCGACGCTGCAAGTGTCTACTTTCAGCTCACTGATGCCTCGCTGGATGGGGCAATACACGGCTTCAACCCCTCGGGACGACGCTACATCCCAGCCACCGGTGCAACTCTTCAAGTCGTGGTCGACAACATCGACGATGGCAAGAAAATCACCAGAACGGCCACCAACCCCTTCCCAGACGACAGAAGCATCTGGAAGCTGGACTTCATCGCCTCCGACACCATTTCTGGCACGTGCAGCATGCAGCTGACGCTGACTGAGGGGCTCTTGATTCGACGAGGTCTCGTGAAGAACGCCCTGCGCATCTCTTCCCCGACCGGCTGCGCCTAAGGAGTCAACATGGCAGACTACACGAACTCCCGATTCTCTGTCGGCGCTGTCATGCCCGAGAATGCGGTGCAGACCACATTCCCCAGCATGGAGCCGCTCATCACCCCCGAGCTGCTGAAGATGAGGCATCTCCTGGGTGTCAGCCTCGCCACGGCCAAGGACCCTCTGACCGGCAAGGCCACCATCATCACCGACGATATTCTTGCTGATGCCATCGAGGGTGCAGTGGCCAGTGCAGAGCTGGAACTGAAGATTGACATCTTCCCAGTCAAGCGCCGAGAGAAGCAGCCCTTTGACTTGAATCTCTACCAGAGCTTTGGGTACTTTCAGCTCAGCCATCGGCCCTGCAGCAGCCTCGACAAGATGTCTGTCACACCCAGCAATCAGCTTGACGTCTACGTGGTGCCCAACGAGTGGGTCGAGACAGCGTATCTGGCTCGTGGCCAGGTGAACATTGTCCCCTTGACCATCGCTTTCGTCCAGGGAACCTACATCCCCCAGCAGTCCGCCGGCGGTGCGGCCTTCTTGCAGATTCTCGGCAACAAGCCATGGATTCCTGCCTGGTGGCAGATTGAGTACACCTCGGGCTTTCCCAACGGCATGCTCCCACGCATCCTCAACGAGTACATTGGCAGTCGAGCTGCCGTGGAGATTCTCTCCCAGCTCGCTCTCAGCTTCGCACGTGCGAACAGCCAGAGCCTCGGCATTGACGGCCTGAGCCAGAGTGTCAGTACCCCTGGCCCTCAGATTTTCAAGGGTCGCATTGATGAGCTGGAAGAGAAGATGAAGGCCATCGGCAAGAAGGTCAAGGCGCTCTTCGGGTTCAAGATTTACAGTGGGACCATCTAAGGGGGCGTTGTGAAGCTTGGCAAGTCCCAACGCGAGAAGGAGCCGACGAAGGTAGCCTCTGTCGCTGCCTTCAATCCTGACGGCTTGCTTCTGTTCGGCCTCCGCAACGACACCGAGAAATGGACCTTGCCTGGTGGCCACTTTGAGCCTGGTGAAGAGCCCATCGAGGCCGCACGCCGAGAGCTTGAGGAAGAGACGGGCCTGAAGGGTGAGAACTTCGAGTTCCTTGGCGTGGGCGCTGTCAAGGAAGACCTCCACATCTACTGCTTCCGCTGTCTGGTTGCAGGCGACCCCGACGGTGGCGAAGACCCCGACGAAGAGTGCTCTGAGTGGAAGTGGTGTGAGCCCTGTGATATTCCTGAGGAGGTCATGGGCAACCTGCACTCCAAGAAGAACATCACGTTGAGGCTGTTGGGCATCCAGGAAGGCGAAGTCGAAGAGCCCCTGGAGAAGAAGGACCTTGTTGTCACCAAGCCCTTTCCCGTTCAGCACTACAGCACTACGCCAGGCCTGAAGCAGCTTGACCCTGCCTTCCAGGGGACCGGCAGCGCAGGCCAAGAGAAGAACCGCACCAAGAGAATTCCAAGGACGTACTACTATTCACGTCCGGGCGTGCCGGAAGCCCACGTTGCCTCCGCCGCCCACCTTTACCACGGGGAGCTGCCCAAGGGCACCCGGCTCTACGACATGGGCAATGACTCCATGGGCCTGATGACTGGCAAGTGGAGACAGACCAAGCAGGGCATGATGTACGATGCCCCCGACCGCGACAGGGCCGAGAAGAAGCTCAAGGCGCTGGGCTACCACGGGTACCACAACTACGGCACCCAGGACGCCCTGGTCTACTTCCACCCACTGCCCGTCCGTCACATCACCAAGTCTGAGGATCTCGACAAGGCCGTCCTCGACCCAAATGCCGGGTATGCGATTACCCACACGGTCACGCAAGAACCAGCTCAAACCACCCGTCGCGGTGCAGTCCAAGCTAAGACGTACGTGAAAGTGTTAGCCCACCACAACGGCAGTATTGTGGGCGCCCTGCACTTGGATGGTTACCATGCGGGCTCGCCTTCAATCACAGCGTTCAACATTGAAGTAGATCCAGCTCATCGACGCAAGGGTCTTGCTAGTGCCATGTACGCGCACGCTGAAAAGGTCACGGGTTTGAAGGCATCTCCCAGCTCTACCCAATCCCGCGAAGGACGTTTGCTGTGGGAGGGGAACAATAACACTCCACAGTTCGGCAAGTCTGAAGAGAGCCTCCAGAAGGGTTTCATGGCTGCAGCAGCCATCGCCGGCGCTATGGCCATGGGTGGTGCTTCCAAGCCCCCAGCTGCCCCGCAGGAGCAAGTTCAGCAGGCACCCAAGCCCCAGATGAACGAGGTAGCCCAGGCCAGCGGCATGCCCGCCTGGACCCCCGAGGAGCTACATCCCGACCTCATCCCCATCGCTCACCTTGAGTCCAGCTTCGGTCAGAACATGGCGCACGCCAGCCACCCCAAGGGCGAGTTTCATACCGCTCATGGCGCACTTGGTTTCAAGCCTATCACTGCGCACGAAGAGTACACCAAGTCGAAGTTCATGAACCAGAAGTACCCAGGCCTCAGTTCGCCTGAAGTGTTTTTGGAGAAGTTCAAGGGCGACAACAAGTTCTACAACCTGCTGGCCAGTGCCCACTTCGCACGTCTGAAAGCTAGACATGGTGACCCACAGAAGGCGGCATACGCCTGGCGCTGGGGCAGTACCGCATGTGCCAATGCGACTGATGAGCAGATCAAGAACGACGCCTACGTTCAACGGTACACCGCCATGCAGCTGCACGGGAAGCAGCTTCAGAAGAATACCGAGGAAATTCTCTCCAAGGGTGAATTCCGCTCGGCTGCCTTCAAGCACAAGGATGGCACCGTAGCGGAGACCGGTGTCTACCACAACATCGAGCCCTGGCTGCTGGGCGGCTCCATGTCCCATCGCCCCGATGGCCCTCACAACTCCTCGGACTGGGAGGCCGGCTTCGTAACCAACGGGGGCGCCTTCATGAACAGGGACCAGGCGGCCAAGCACGTCAGCTTGCACCGCTACAGCCCGGTCACCGGAGAGCTTCGCAACCTGGACTCTCAGGACCCTGAGGCGTTTGGCAAGGAAGAGGAACCACCCGAAGGCGCTGACACCAGCTTTGACTTCGGTGCCAATGACCCAGCCCAAGACCAGCTCCATCAGAAAGCCCTGAAGTCCATTGCCCGGATGCACCCGGACAACCAAAAGATGGCCCAGGCTTGGATTGCCTTCACCAGGGGGCAAACAACTCAGAGGCCTGTTATTCACCCAGACATGGAAAGACACCTCGCCAGATTCGGCATCGTGGACCCCAAGGGCTTCCCTTACGCCGAGAATGGACGCTCAATGGAGCGGGTGCAGGCGAAGACTGGACCTAAGAGGGCTCCAGGTGCCAAGCGTGTGGAGCAACCCGAAGGCCTCCGCCGGTACCGAGGCCTGGACCGCGACTACTTCATGCCCTACCAGCGTTCTGAGGAGGGCGAAAACGACCTCCTCAAGACCGAGCATGACCCCCTTGAGGCGATGCTGCAGCACGAGAATCCCCGTGAGCGCATCCTCGCCCTGAAGAACAAGCACGTCACCCCCTACCATCTCCGCATGGCCCTCGATGACGAGGACCCCGAGGTGCGAGCCTTTGCTGCGCGTCATCCCAAGATGACGGAGCCCCTGATTCATGAAGCTCTCCATCACGAGAGCATCCACACTCGAAAGGCGGCCTTGAGCCGTCCCGACTTGACGTCGGAACACATCCAGTCCGTCCTCTTCGACCCCGACATTCAGACCCTGGCAGCGATGCACCCGCGTTGCACGGAAGAGCAGCGTTCCATGGTCAGTGACCACCACCTGACTCCCCCAGGGCTCCGCCACGAGCTGTTGGCCAAGACGGTGGGCTTCCTGATGTACCCCCGCCTGGGACAGGACAAGGTCACCAACAGGCCGATGGTGCATGAGCCTGCCGTCCATCAGAAACTGGCTGAGGCGAACAACCGAGCAAACCCATCGGCCAACCTCGGCTTCGTCAGGGCCTCCGCCCTCGATAGGGAGCCTACGCCACCTGAGGCGAGATGGACTACGATGAGCATGAGGGGTGGCCGCGCACCGAATGCTCACCTCGGTACCATGGGCCACGAGACTCAGCACGGCATCTTCACACACCTCAAGCAGGTCTACGGCAAGGAGGCTGGCCATCGCATCATCGCCACAACTCTGACCGCCCTCGACCCATCCGAGCATAAGCACCTGAAAAATCTCACGAATTGGGCTATCAAGAGCTACGATTCCGTCAGGCATCCAGAGGAGCGGATCGCTTACCTCCAGAACTACCTTCAGGACCAGATGTGGAGGGCCAAGGCCCACAAGCACATGAAGATTCTCGGCCACCGCAATGCCGAGAAGGCCAGCCACGACATTGCCAAGGGCATCTGGAAGAAGCTCAAGCTCCGCGCCGAGGCTCTGACCCCCCAAGAGGTTGGCGTCATCCGCAAGTCCGAGCTTGACATCATTCGAGACTGGGTGAGCCTGAAGACGGGAGATGTACAAGTTGAGCAGTTTGTCAAGTCTGACCCTGATGTGGGGTATGATAGTACCTACGAGGACCAGTTGGGTATGCAGTCGAAGTTTGAGGCTTTTCTGAAAGCAGGCAAGTTCTTGGCTCACGCGGAGCCAGACCTTGGTCTGTTTCGGCAGGCCATGCTGGCTGGCCTCGACCTCGATGCTGCAGTGCTCACCTCGGTGGGCCTGGAGGTTGACCACAAGAGCCGCCGGGCACTGCTGGCTGTCGTGTCCCTGCAGGATGGCAAGCTCGGCAAGGCCGACGTACATCGGACCCACGAAGTCCATGCTTTGATGCCAGACGGCGCCGATGTGGCCGATGGTGTGCGAAGGGGCTTCAGTGCAGAGACTGAGCAAGACCTGCACCTGGGTGGTCGCCACAGCAAGGGCACCATGATGGTCAGGGACCCGGACACGGGCATGATGTATCTCATCAAACCGGGCAGCGGCAACCAGAGCCCAGCCATGGGTGCGCGTGAAGAGGGTGCCAATCAGAGCCGGCGCGAAGCCGCCTTCTGGCATGTCGCCGACGTCCTCGGTCTTGGCAATCGTGTGCCACGAGCAGACTTGCTTCTGATTGATGGGCAAGAAGTAGCTGCTCTTCATTTGCTCCCGTTCAGCTGGAAGAACCTGGAGAAGCTCAAGTTCCAAGACCCGGGCCTGCCACACAAGGCGCTGGAGAAGTACCGCTCCACCGGCGAGCTGCACAAGTGGGCTGTCCTGGACTACCTCCTGGGCAACCCCGACCGCCATGGCCAGAATCTGATGGTTGGGCCGGAGAAGGATGACCACCCAGTGGCCCTCATTGACCACGGTAGCGCCTTCGCGGGGCCCAGCTTCGACCCGGCCAGAGACAAGAACTCCTTCATCCCCTACTACCTGCGAGCTTGGAGGGGTGACACCTGGAAGGACCTGACCCCAGAGCAGCGCCTTCGTGCCATGCCATCATTGGCGCGAGACGCCGACGATCAACTCAGAACCTGGCTTGAGGGCGTCCACGCCGGCGATGTTGAACAGATTCTGGCGCGGTACGGTATCGACCCAGCACCCAGCCTGCAGCGCATGGTCCGCCTGAAGCAGCTCCTGGCCGAGCCCAGCGTGAGTCAGGCCATCAACCGACTTTGGCTGGCGACGTAAGCTCGCTGATGTAGCTCCAAAGCCTCTGGTATTCTGCTACAGCCTCATCTCGCTGTTTGGTCAGCTCAGCGACCTCCTCCTTCAAAAGCCTAACTCGTTCTTCGCTGTGCCTTTCGATGGGTTCGGAGGGCGGTATGACTATGTGGAAACTCTCCCCGCTCTCCTCGGGCCTGAGGATTCGTTCTACCCGCCGACACTTGTATTCTTTTCCCTCATCCGGGATTGGAATCTGGCCGTAGTAGAGGTCGGATAGGGTTCTTTGGATTGCCTGCATCCGCTGAAACTTCTGCCTGTCGGTCAAGACCTCTCCGGTTCGGCTGATTCCACGAACCGTAAGCTCGTAGACTTCCGTCGGAGTAAATCCATGGGTGCCGGCCATTCTCAGAATGGCCAGCATTTCGCCTTCGCTTTTACTGAACCGCTCTTTGACCTCTGTGAATGCTACGAGTTGTGCTTCGCTCATACCCTACCTCTATCAGGCCCCAAATTGGGTGTCAAGGCCGGCAATCTTCTTTTCAGAAGAGGTATCCAAAATGGACCTAAGCGCAAAGCAAATCGATGAGAAACCCAAGAAGGTTGGGGTACTTAAGGGGCGACCCGTGTACCACCTTCGCACCAAGGGTGGTCTCCACATCCTTGTCACCCCAGGCGGCACTGGCTACGAAACCCTTGGAACTGGCCCCCATCGAGCCGTGGCACGTCACATCGCCCAGAAGCACGAGCCCGAGATTGTCTGGTCCGAGCTGAGCAAGTCCGACCACGTCGACATCGAGGCCTTCGAGTTGGTTCTCCCCAAGTACGAGAGTCTCACCGACGCCCTCAGGGCCATCTGTGAGCCGGTGAAGTAACATGGCAAGAGACGGTCGTAAACCTATCGAGCCGATGGCGATAGATCAACGTGACATTGAAGTATCGTTCGACCCTGATGCTTTCGACGCAGCCCTCCGTAGCCATGGTGTCAGTTTGGTGCACTATGTGGCCCTACGTTGCCCTGTCGGCATGACGGACCTCGATGACAACCGTCGCCCCCACGAAGACCACGCAGGCTGCAGCAACGGTTTCCTCTACTCCAAGGCCGGCTGTATCAAGGCCCTCATGGTTGGCAACCAGAACAAGCAGGACCTCCGTGACATCGGCTTTGTAGATGGGGCCAGCGCCACCTCCACCTTCCCACGCACCTACGAGGACGGGGAGAAGGACTTCTACCTTGCCCCCTACGACCGCTTCTACCTCAATGAGGAGAGTATCACCGTCCCCACCTGGCAGCTGAGCCGTTGCAATGAGAGTGGAACGGAACGTTTGGCCTTCCCCGCCGCCTGTGTTGAGCACCTGGTTGATTCAAGGGGCGACACCTACAAGGAGGGAGAGGACTTCCATGTTCACAGTGGCCAGGTCTTGTGGCTGCCTGACGGGAAACGCCCCATCAACGACCTGGAAACGGGCCGTGGGTCTGTCATCAGCATCCGCTACCGCTATCGCCCCTTCTGGTACTGTGCTCGTCTCCTTCACGAGATTCGCGTTGCCCAGATTGAGCACCCCATCCTCGATGAAAGGCGCCTCATCCGCATGCCCCAGCAGGCCCTCCTCAATCGAGAGTTCTTGTTCCTCAACGAGAGCCATGACGACCAGGCCCGCCGAGACCCCAGGAACAAGGACTCTGGCCCGGAAAGTCCACGTCAGACCCCAGAACCAGACGATGGCGGCTTTGGTCCACGGTAATCTTTCCCCTTGGAGATGACGATGTCCGACTTGGGCAGAAAATTCATGGCGGCGGCACTTGGGAACGATGGGGCTCAGGCCCTCCGCAAGGCTGCTGAGCGTGAACCTGCCCTAGACCAGGTCCTCATCCCTCGCGCCATTGTAGGCTGGCTGTCTTTCACCACCGAGCATGAGTACGAAGGCCAGATTCCAGGTGTTGAGAACAGCTACGTGCAGTTTCAGAAGTCAGACAGCGGCTTCAGTGGCAGCATCACCCTCAATGAGGGCATCTACAGCTTTGAAAATGCCAGTCTCTACCACCTCGCTGCCAGCATCGCAATGGCCCTGGGCGTCGAGACGGGTTCCTTGGAGGCTGGGGTTCGAGATACGGTCCTGGTGAAGCTGGGCAAGAGCATCGACACCTTGGCCAAGGCTCAAATTCTGATGGCAGAGCTGAGGTCCCCCAAAACGCTTCAGCCACAGAAGATGTCAAGTCACGGCGCTTACCATGTGGAACACATGGGCCAGGGCGATAGGCCCTACTTGGTTGTCCACAGTCTCTCCAAGTCGACTGTCCAGCGTGGGATTGCAAGTCTCAAGGACGCCGGAGAAATCGCCACCTGGCACCACAAGAAGTACAAGGGCGCCTTCCATCCAAACCTGGACAAGGCTGTATTGGACCCCAAACTGGGCTACCAAATCCATCACGAGGAAGCACCAGAAATTGCCGGCTCAGGCCCACTGCTTCGCATCAAGGCGGTTGCACCAAACGGGCAAACCGTTGGCCACGCGCTCTTCACTCATCACGGTCCACATCTGCAGCCGGCCACTGTAGCTGTTGACGAAGACCACCAGCGTCGAGGTCTTGGCTCTGCCATGTATGCTCACGCCGAGAAGGTCACAGGCAAGAAGTTGATTCCATCGAAACTCCAGACTGACGAAGGTCAGGCACTCTGGTCAGGTAACACCAAGAACCCGCAGTTCGGCAAGGTCGAACTCCCCGGGCACGCACATCTCCCTACCCAGCAGCAAGGCCCCCAGGGCGCCATGCCACCCCAGAAGCAGCCAGCGATGGGTCAGGCCACTCAGGGTGCAGCACCCAAGCCCAAGCTCCCCAAGGCGCCCAAGCAGCCCCCTCTCGCGGTCGGCAAGTCCGAGTCTGAGCAGGCCTGCGAGGTCTGTGGTGGGCACCAGTTCGAGAGCAACAAGTTCAGGGGCTGCATCTGTTTCAGGGACTTGGCCAAGAGCATCAAGACCACCGCCTATGGCGACGGCTACGTGTTGGACTTCAGCTCCAGCATCGATGCCGACACAGTCAGGGCTCTGATGAAGACTTTCAGGAGCCACAATGGATAACGCACCCCACTGGAACGGTCGGAAGATCGCCAAAGACGAAGACAAGCACGATCTGGAGTCGAGGGCTGCCGTCTACGAGTTCAAGCACCGGATGGCCCGGCCTGACGCCGAGCATCGCGCCCACCACGAGTACAAGCAGGACAAGCACCGTGAGGCAGCTGCGTACCACATGCAGGGGCTCAAGGCAGCTCAAGCCGCTGGCAGCCACGAAGAAGGCCACAAGCACGGCATGATGTACCAGCTCCACATGAAAGAGCTGGGCTTGGACCCCATGGGGCCGGTTCCCCACGAAATCAAGGGCCTGGCTGACAAACAGGACAAGTTCTACCACTTCAAGGCTCATCGAGGCGACGCCTTCTTGCTCCAGGATGATGGTGTGAAGAAGTCCGAGCTGGCCAAGGCCGACGGCAAGGTGCTTCCATTCAAGGGCAACCCCAACCCCAAGCAGGACCTGGGCCAGGATGCCAAGCAGGCCGGCTACATCAGGCCTGAGGGCTCTTTTGCCTACAAGCCGAAGGAGCAGGGCGGTGGGTGGAAGCCGGCGCCAGCACCAGAGCCACAGAAGGTTCCAGCGGGCTGGGACGCAGCGGTCAAAGAGACTGCAGCTGCAGGTTCTCAGGCTGCACCGCCGGCGGGAAACGTTCTCAGTGCCATGCCCAAGCTCAATGCCAGGGCAGAGTCCAGGAAGCAGCTGGCCCGCACCAAGGTCCAGGGCATCCTCGAAGATGCAGCCAGCATCATGGCGGAAGACCCAGGCTTCAAGGAAGCAGCTCGCCAACGCGATGTTGAGGCCAAGAAGGCCAAGCTCAAGGCCGGCGGCCAGCTTTACAAGGAAGGCCAGACGGTCTCGCACGTAGACCCCTCGCGGATTCCTTGGAAGGGTGTCGTCCACTCTGGTGGCTACCAGGAGAACGGCATCGATGGCCCTGGACACTACTACGAGGTCCGTTGGTGGAATCCGAAGTTGAAACAACACCACGAAGACCTCTACCACCAAGACGACCTGAAGCCGGGGTAAGACATGAGCAAGTTCGAAGACGCGATTCCAGTCATCATGGCCCACGAGGGCACCGACACCAACTTCTGGGTCGATGACCCGGCTGACCCGGGCGGTGAGACCGTCTGGGGTTGGTCGATGCTGACCATCAAGAAGCTCGGCCTGACCCCCCAGGACCTCGGCCTGCCTCAACTCGTGTTCACCCCCGGCTGTCTCAAGGCCGTCAGCAAGCAGACCTGCCAGAGCCTCTACCGGAAGTTCTTCTGGAACCAGCTCGGCTACCAGAACGTGGCCGACCAGACCGCTGCCACCAAGATGATGGACGCCGCTGTCAACATGGGCCCCAAGAGGGCTGCGGAGTTCGCCCAGAGAGCCTGTAATGCCCTGGGTGCGGCCCTGGATGTGGACGGCAGCCTTGGAACCAAGAGCTGGGCAGCCATCAACGCCTGTGATTCCGAAGACTTTGTGAGGGCTTACGCCGACGAGATGTCGGCCTACTACCTCCGCATCATCGCCAGGAACCCATCCTTGGCGAAGTTCCAGAAGAACTGGCTCAGGAGAGCACAGTGGGGCGTCAAGCCCAAAGCGCCCCCGGCACTTCCGCCGATGGCAACAGAACCGGTCGAAGAGCAGTAATCTAACAGACGTACAACCTTCCCTTTGGGAGCAACACAATGGCACTTTCAGAAAGCCTCACGAAGCGACTCATGCACGCAGTCACCGACCAGGACCTTGGCCGGGAGCTGGTGGACGCAGTTAACCAGGGCCAGGCGCTGGCCTCCCTCTGCTCTCACGGCGCGGCTGCTGCGATTGTGGCCACCAACGTGAGCCAGACCGTTGACTTCGGGGCCCTGAAGGTGGGCGACAAGATTCTCATCTTCCCTGCCGTAGCCGGCACGTCGCAGTTCCTGACGGTCGCTACGGCCGGCACCCTTGGCCAGGCCGCTGTTGTTGGCGACCTGTACCTGGTCCTCCGCGCCGACGCCGTACCTGCAGCTTCCAGCGTCAAGCTGTAAGATGTGGTAGACTGAAGCCATGAACAGCTACCATTGACGGCAGCGGTACCCAAAGCCCGCCGCCAGAGTTTCCCGAAGCCCAGAATGCCCCAGAACAGGGGTCTTCTGGGCTTTCATTTTTGCACCACTACTGCATCATCAGGGCCGACCTCCCCCGAGGGGTGCAGTTCGCCCAGTTGATTCACGCCGCCGGTGAGAGTGCCCCAGGCAATCTCCCGAACACTACCCATGCGGTGGCGCTCGAAGTACCCAACGAACAAGACTTGCTGGACTTGGAGCGAAAGCTCTTGGGCCTTGGCATTGCCCATGTGGCGATCCGCGAGCCAGACCTCAACAACCAGCTGATGACCATCGGCATTGTGCCCATGGTCAGAAGCAAAACCCTGCGCAAGGCCTTGGCCAGGTATGCGCTTGTACGATAGGAGCCAACGTGAAACTCAACAAACAGAAGTGGATCCAAGAAGTCCGTCGCGTCGAAGGTGAAATCAAGCTGCTCAAGAAGATGATGCACGAGCCAGGGTACGAGAGAACGTTCCCCTTCTCTGGGCTCTTCGAGCTGAAGGCGGAGGCAACCCGCCTCTACACCCTGCGAAGGGTCATGAAGAAGAAGGAAATCGAACTGGAGTCGTTCTGGCACCTGGTGCAGAGCAAGGACAAGAAATACACCTGGTCCTACTGGAAGAAGACAGAGAAGCTCACTTCCGAGCAGGTCGTTTCTTTGATTTTGGACGGCGTGCCGGGGTGGAAGGATTCTTTTTTAGTTCAGGCAGATCCTGAATCACCCAGTCAAGACCCTTCTCTGCAGCAAGCCGGCTAACCTCAGACCAGCGCATCTCCAGGAATGCCTCGGGGCCATCCTTGACCCCGAGGAGCTTGGCTTGCTTGCGGGCCCACTTCAGCTCATCCTTGGTGAAGGGGAGTTTCTTAGAGGCGCTCATAGGTGACCTCCGTGTTGCCCGCTTCAGCTTCGAGGTCGGCGATAGCCTCAGCCTCTTCCATGATGCCGCGCATGCGGTAGTGGTCGACACACTCAGTGGTGCGCAGGCGGTACTCCATGCACTCGGCGGCGATGTAGGCTCCGTAGATGGCCAGCCAGCGCCGGGACTTCGTCTCTTCTCGTGTGTCTTTGATGTCGCTCATGGCCTTCTCTTGGCTGGGCAGCCTGGGTCGTGACCACCTGAGGCCAGGCTTTTGATGGGGCACTGGCAGGTGGACGATGTAAGGTCGATTACCAGGAGGTCTTTTTCCTTGAAGGCTGCAAGCACCTGCCCGTTAGGGGAGCACTGAGCCCAGGCGTAGCCTCCTGGATTATTGGGGTTGACTCGAACGAAGTCGCCCGAACACAGTTGTATGTCGTGAAGGTCCCCCGAGGAGTTACGGATTTTTTCGATGACGATTTTCATTCTTGCTTTCCTCACATGAAGTACAGCGGCAAACGCCCATGCGGTCAGACTGATGTGTCCAATCGAGGCCTGGGCACTTGAATCGACTGCTGGGGCCCTTGCGGCCACAGTTCACGCAGACCCAGTGGCCAAGGTGCATCATGCCGTCAATTTCGCCACCAGGCACCAACAGCCAACGATGACTTACACAATCACTCATAGTGCCCCCGGCGAGACTTGAACTCGCAACCTTCCAGGTCATTACTCTGGACGCTCTTCGTTGGAGCTACGGAGGCAGGCACCATCACCGTTGCATTCTCTCCATACTCCAGAAGATACCCCTGACAGCGCCAAGCAGCCCATCAAGACTGAGATGGAGGTCGTCGTTCGGGTCCAGAATCTTTCGCAGTCGAACACTGACATCCGACCAGCCCTCAGAGCGACCGAGGTTGAAAATGGGGCCATCAACAGCCGCATCAGCCTTCAGCTTGGCGAGGTCTACCTCAATTGGAGCCTCACACTTCTTCTCGATGGCGCTCCAGAACTTCACAGCCGAAGAAAACTCGTGCTCATTCTTGGAATACAGATTCCAGTTGTAGTCGGCCATCGGGCCCTCGGTGGCCTGGTGATGCGCAAGTTTTTGCTGAGCCATCATCCGCTGGAACCTGGCAATGTCAAGGAGCTGTGCAAGCTCGACGATATTCAGCTCAATCAGTTTTTCATTCATAATCCCTCTTGAACCAGTGCAACGTAGATGTGTTCAACCCGCTCGGGCAGGTCGAGAGTGGCCAGGTAGCACCGACGGCTGTCGCAGCATGCAGCCAGAAAGCCAGCCTTCCGGTGAGCGCTCATCCTCGGGTGTCGCCAGATGTGTGAGTAGTTCTCGCGCAGCCAGGAGATGGACGCCCGACGCTTGTCATTCAGCTCGTCTTGGGAGAAGTTCCTGTGCAACCTGGGGGCGTATGGCCAAATCTCATCATCGCTCATACTTCTCCTTGAGAAGCCTCAGTTGGCGTTTCTCTGCCTCGGCTCTCTCCTTCTCGAAGCGGTTCTTGTACTGGGCCTGACGCTCAGCTTGCTTGTCGGCAAGAGGCTGGACCATGGCATGGGCGTTCTCGCCAGCCAAGAGGCGGATCTCCACCTCAACGACCTCCCAGTCCCTCGGGACCTCGTTGACCCCCTGGTAGGTGCGGAACATGGCGAGATGCGACTTCACCTGGCCGAGGGTCTTCCACATCTTGCCGTCTTCTCGGAACTTGGGGTGGCCACCGCCAGTGCTGAACAGGCCATGCCCATCGCGAATCATGTAGGGCATGTCAACTCCCGAGGCGATGACGGAGGTGGGCCTTCAGCTTGTCATGAAGCTCGCACTCCAGTCGACGGTTCTCAACAAGCTGGTCGAGGAGGCCAGCTGCCACCCGGTCGTAGGGGTAGAAAATTGGGGCAAGGCGCCCTGCAGAAATTATCAGGTACCTGCCATCCGGGACGTCTGCGAGTTGCTTGGCATACTTGAGGAACCATTCCTTGTCGGTCTTCATGCCTTCGCCTCCGGGCCAGCATCTTGGTTGTTGTTGGGCATGCCCTCGATGAGCATCTTCAGCACAGCCTCGATGAAGAGCTGGGTCGACCGTGCCGACATATCGAGCCCCTCCTCTGTGGCGAAGTTCCCGCACACTCGAATGATGCGGTAGCCAAGCTCATTGGCCAGGGCCTGGGCCAGCTCCTGCTCTTCTGGGGTCATCTCGTTCGTGTCTGACATGGGCTCATCCTACAATGGGTGGGGTTCGAAAAGCAAGGGGCGTCTCAACCAACTTGAATGGACCCTGTACGCCGCCACTGAAGTGCTCGGCTGCACCCAGGGCCTCCAGGACTCGCTCACGGGCTGGAATCGAGCGGTCTGGAATGAAACGGTCCAGGAGCCCGGTGGAGTACATGCTTCCCAGGGCGAGGTCCATGCCGCATCCCACACAATCGTACCCATCAGCAGATTCACCTACCTGGTAGTCACACGAGATGCGAAACAGCCGACCACGTACCCCGACGAGGAAGGTGCCTGCCGACTCACGCTCGTTCTGGCGCTCTGCATACCCAGCCGCCTTGAGGGTGCGTCGAAGCTCGTCAATGAATGGGCCCACCATGTAGGACATCATCTCAGCCCCATCGGGTATCTGTGGCGGCTGAAAGCGGTAGAGCAGGACCTGGCCCATGCGGAAGCTGTCAGTGAAACCGATGACGAACTCACCGACCACACCGACCTTGGGGTCAACCCTGGTGTTGAGACCCCAGCCCACTGTGACGCCGGCGCTGTCCCCACCGATGATGACGCGGTCTTCGTGTACGAGTCCGACAATGCAGGTCATGGTTTCTCGGCGAGTTCTAGGATGTACTGGTAGAGGGAAATCCACGCCTTGTCGCCGTACTCCACGAGAAAAGCCACATCTTCACTCAGGTGGTCGTTGTAGGCGTACTTGATGCCCAGGCACAGGGCGTTCTGGTGGATGGCCTTGTAGTTGAACAAGGTCTCTGCTTTGTCGTCGATGATGACGTCGGCCCGAATGAGGTGCTTGTCGTAGCAGAAAATCAGGTGCCGCTCCTGGAAGGTGGGCAGGTTCTGCTGCACCCAGGTCAACGTCTCTGGCATGCTCTGAGGGCCATGTCGGGCGGTCACCAGGTAGACCTCGTGGCCATCGTTCTGGAGATTCTCCAGCACCAGCCTGGCACCTACCATCGCCGGCACCTTGAGCATGAACCCTGGGTCCTGGAGGCGAGAGAAGATGTGCTTGGGGTTCAGCTTGTCCAGTGGAGGGCACTTGTCCAGAGCCCACTGGGTGATGTCGTGCAGATACGCGCGCACACCAACGGTGTCGTAGATGTGGTCCAGCCAGTAGGGCATGGTGTCACAGACGATGCCATCAAGGTCGACGAGTATTCGGAGTGGCCTCTTCATAAGCCGAACCCGAGGCCAAACTGGTCCACTTCATGACGAAGATGGTCAAGCCCAAGAGACTTGTTGTTGATGAGGATGTAGTTGTACCAGCAGTCAGGAATACCCTTGACCTGGGCCTCGCTTGCATGCCCCTTGATGCCGGCGCTCTCTACCGCAGCGCTCTCATCCACAGGGTTGACGATCTTCAGGGCGACACCACCCAAAGACTTGATGTTGATGATTTCGTTGCGGAATCGACCATCGGTTATGACCGCGAAGTTGTGACCTGGGTTATCGCTTTTGACCAGGCCCCTCTCACGGTCGTAGCTGACACCACCCAGGAGAAGCTCTCGTGCGGTAGCGATGGCGAGGTTTGACCAGACATCAGGTGACACAGCGCGTCCAAACTCTGTGCCAAGGGTCTGCAGGAAGGCACGAGGAGTCAAGGTGCGGCCCTTGAAGTCGGCACGCAGCTTGTCGAACCAGGCCTGAAGGGCCGGGAAGCCCTCTGGCGCGCCAATGTGATTCAGCCACTCTGGAGCGATGTCACTGAACAGCACCTGGTCGGCCATCTTGTCCCAGTTGATGTCCGCTCCAAGTGTTGGGTCGAAGCGAAGATCCTCAGCGTTGCGACTGGAGGAGGGACCCCAGAGTTGGTCGCTTGTGAAGCCAGCTGTATGCTGGGCGAACTGCTTCATCGGGTCTGCCTGGGCGATTATCACCCCGTTGCGTCCACGGCAGAGCATCTCCGCCACTGTGTCCTTGCCAGAGCCTGCACCGCCGCCGATGATGATGATTGGTGTTGTCATAGTGCCATTGTACCTCAACGCCCATGTTCTGGGCAAGATGGGTTGGGTAAGCCATTACAGTGGGTGCAGACTTGAAGGTCTTTGACGAAAATTTTCCCGATGAAGGGGAGCTGGCTTCGCACCTTGATTGCAGCCAAGACCCCATACAACTCTCGCCTTTCCAGGCACTCCCGACAGAGAGCTGGTGAACCCGGCTTGGCCCTACATGTAGGGCACTCAACGAAGGTCGACCTGGTGAACTGGAGGCTCATGGCTCCACCGGCTTGAGGAGGGCCTTCAGAATCTTGACCTCGTCCTGGAGGGTCTCGATGGTCTTCTTCTGCTTGGCCACCGTCTCCTTCAAGGCCTTCAGTTCGGTGAGTTGCATGGTGTTCTGCTGCGCCTGGTTCTGCCCCTGGTTTGCTCGGTTCATTTTCTTGCCCCTTGATGCGGTCTTGTTGGCTTCCTTCTTGCGGTCAGGTTGCACTCCACTCTTTGTAGCACCGCCGATGATTTTGAGCAAGAGGTAGTCCCTGCCCATGAATGGTTTCTTGTTGGCCATGATGATTTTAAGTACCGGGTCGTCAGCCGCGATGCGCATCTCCCTTAAGTAGGCCATGGGTTAGTACATGTTCAGGTGCATCCGAGCCTCTTCGTCGCTGAGGATGATATCAGAGTCGACGTCGAGGTAGGCATGCTTGCCAGTGGTCTGCTGCCAGCAGTACAGGAGGCGCTTGCCGGTGCGGGCCTGGAAGACCGTCTCGGTACCACCGCAGGCGGGAGTCCAGGGGCCCTGGGCCTTGGCTTCATCGCAGGCCTCCAAGATGTCGGCAAGACTGGCGTTGTTGGTGATTGCAATCAGGATGAGTAGGTCTTCGGTCTTCATGTCTTCAACATAGCCGAGCTGACTTCCAACTGTCAAGGGAAAGAGGCAATCTTCTCTCCATGAAGCTCTTCGTGTCTTTCGATGGTGACCACATTGGCCGCATGGTTGGCAGGGCCAGCCTTGCCGACAATCCCGAGGAAGTCTCCAGGATTGCACAGGGAATTGACCGTGGCAACCGCCTGTGGGCGAGCTGGGCTGAATCTCATGGCGGCAAGGTCATCAACATCGGTGGCGACGAAGGCCGGCTGGAGATTGAGGCGGACTACCTCTCTGAGCTGCCCGGCATCCGTGAGCAGTACGAAGGGGCCGTGGGTAGCACCTGCAGCGTGGGCGTTGGTACCAAGCTCAGCGAGGCTGACAAGAGCCTGATGGCAGCGAAGCTCCAGGGTGGAGACCGCACCCAGCTCTACACCGAAGAGGTTGATGAGATTCTGTCCAAAGTCAAGGAGAAGTCTGAGGGCGAGAAGCTTGAAGACGAGTACCTTGACCCCGAGACAGGCCTGAAGAAGGCGGATCCGGCAACGAATCCGGCCATGAATCCCGGCGATAATGCCGGATTCTCTGGTGCCAGCCAGAGCACCCCAGCTGCCCCTCAGAAGCCCACCGAAGGAAGCGAACACAGCGAGAACGAGGCCCTCAACAGCCAAATTGCAGCTGCACCCAAGCCCCCGGAAGCCCCCAAGGCCACTGCAGCTGACTACGAGCAGCTCTTCCACCAGCTGGCAGCCCAGCAGAAGGATGTGCCAGCTCAGAAGCCCTCTGGTGTGGTCGATGGTGTCCGTGAGCAGGTCGTCAAGGTACTCCAAAATGTGAGGGCTCACGCTCCAGAATTGGAGCAGATGAAGGCGAGCAACCCTGAGATGTACCAGTCCGTGGTGGGCGTTGTCCAGGCGATGATTGCCATGGCGCAGAGCACCCTGGGCGATGAGGGCCAGCAGCCCCAGCAGGTTCAGAAGGCCGAGGACAAGATTGAACTTGACCCCAGTCAGCCCCCGAAGGATTCCAAGGTTCTCAGCAAGGACCTGATGCCAGGTGGCGCCGGCGACAACAAGCCTGACTCTGACTTCGACTCCGAGGAGCTTCTGGAGGGCATGAGGCAGGAGATGGTCGAACACGGTCTCGACGAGAAGAGGGCCAAGGAAGTTGCCAAGGACCATCTGGTCGAAGACCCCAACTACTACTCCAACATGGAGAAGGCCGCCCTGACTGCCGGCAAGACTGGTCGTCACCAGGTGGATCTCCCTGTTGGTTCGCAGATTGATGCAGGTCCCAGCGCTGCCCATGAGAGTGGTGAGCTGAAGGTGCAGGACCCAGCAACAGGCAAGACGAAGTGGCGCAGTGTTCGTGCTGGCATTGTGATGGCACCGGATGGGACACCCACTTCGAGCCGGAACCCCAGCGGGGGCTAAGTGATTTACTTCAACCTCGACCTTGGCCCCATCATCGCGATGACGAGAGGGTTCGACTCTGCTGTCCGCAAGGCTATGACCGAAGCTGCGCGTGACCTGACCACGCAGACTCATGCCCACATCCTTGAAGAGGTCCAGGCCAAGCTCCACAGCACCCGCGAGAAGTACGTCAAGGCGTTGAGCTTCAAGCAGGTCGACCAGGACACCTGGGTCATCGAGCTTGGCAAAGAGGCTATGTTCATTGAGGAGGGCCTCAAGCCCAACACGGACATGCTCGATGGCCTCCTGAGGTCTTCCAAGGCCAAGACCGCCAAAGACGGCAGCCGCTACATCGTGGTGCCATTCGAGCACAAGAAGGGTGCAACCCAGCAGACCTCTGCAGCAACCAACCTCACCGACACCATCAAGTCCGAGATGAAGAAGCGCAAGATTCCGTACGGCAAGCTTGAGAACGGACCAGATGGCAAGCCCAAGACCGGCCTCCTCCACAGTTTCGACATCATGAAGCAGCCCGTCAAGACGGCACCTGGCGCTGGCTCAGGGCGTGGCCCGATAGGTGCTGTGAAGCAGGGGCCCACCGGCATCCCCTTCCTGCAAGGCGTCAGGGTCTACCAGAGCAAGGTCAAGGATGCAAAGGGCAAGGAGTCGGTGAAGAAGTCCATCATGACCTTCCGCATCGCCAGCTCGAAGATGAAGGGTCAAGGCCGCTGGGTTCACCCAGGGCTGGAAGCCAAGAAGTTCCTGGATGAGGCAGCTGAGTGGGCTCTGAAGGAGTTCGAGACTCGCATCAAGGACCAAATTCTCATCAGCGTGGTGGGCGGTTTTTGATTCGGGCCTGAGCTGTAGCCAGGATGTCCGAGAAATCATCAGTACTGACGGCATCTTGAGGGTGTTCGGAGTTGAATTCAGCCGCCTTGTTCCCCAACCAGGTGAAGAGTTCGGTGACCGTCTTGAGAATCCACTCCACCCGATACCCCGTTGGATTCTCTCCACGACCAATGGCAGCTTGCATCTCAACCCTGAGCTTGGCTCCATACCGTAGCTTGGCCTCCTTGTCACTGACGAACTTCAGGAGGATGCGTGATGCGTTCTTGGCGGTGTCGTCGTTCATTGTCCAGCCTGTGGTAATCTTCAAGCTACTGGGGCCACTTGAATGATTGTACCACTGTCGGAAGAGACACTTGACGCTGGGAGCCACTGATGATAGTCGCGCGACCCAGATCAGATGGAGCCATTGCGACAGCGGTCTGCACAGCAGCCGAAGTTGTGGGCGACCTCGTCTACATTAGCGGTGCTAAGGTGGGTGCTGACTACAGCGTCAGGACCGCAGACAACACCCTCACGGCCAAGATGCCGGCAATCGGCGTCATTGTTGCCAAGATTTCTTCGACCAGGGCCTTGATTCAGCTCCAGGGGGAGACAACCCTCTTCACCGGCCTGACCCCTGGCACAGTCTACTGGGTCGGTGACACGGGCCAGCCTACGAGTACCCCACCAACCCCAACTGGGCCAGGGGCTCGAAAGTACTGGCAGTCCATCGGAGTTGCGACCGACTCTGGTAGAATAAGGCTTGACTTCACAAAGGTTCTCAGAACCAGGGTAGGGTAAACATGGCACGAAAAAGCAAGAAGAAGGCCCTCGACCTCAACGAGCCCATCGTGGGTGAGGTCACCGATTTGCGCACTGACTTTGAGTTGCAGATTGAGAAAGAGCTGGAAAAGCCAGTGGTTGCACCTGAGGAACCTCAGGAGCCAACACCTCCGGCTCTCACCAAGGATGAGCTTCATCGTCTCCAGCTCACTCAGTTCCAGGCTCGGGCTTTTGATGCCGAGGCCAAGCTGGAGATGATCAAACGCGACCTCTTCGTGAAGCAGGTCGACCCCGAGGGCAAGCTCCAGCAGATGATGTCCATCATCCGGGGCAGGACCGACGAGGCTGTGGCGGCCAAACAGGATTACGCCAAGACTGTCAAGGACATCGAAGAGCGCCTGAAGCTCAACCTCAAGGAATGGGCCTACGACGAGAACAACGGCGTCCTTTCCAGGGTAGACCAGTAACCTACAGTCTCCATTTTAGCTCCCGTGGGCACCTAATCTTCAGGTTGGAACTAAACCAACTCTTTTGGAGATTCAACCATGGCCGGTCTTAAGAAATTCACCTTCCTCAACGCCACCGAGGGCTACACCGAGGAGCAGGCGTCCAACGACGAGCTTTCGCTCGGCAAGGTCACCGCAGTCGGCGTCTCTGGCATCGCTTTCGATGCCTCCTCGCAGCGCGTTGTTGGTGTTGCGGCCCCCACGGCCGGCACCGACGCCGTCAACCGCGACTACGTCCAGGCTTACTCTGCTGGTCTTGACTGGAAGCAGTCCGTTCGAGTCGGTACCGCAGCGGCTCTGCCTGCCTACACGGCATCGGGCACTGGCGTCGGCAAGACCCTGACTGCAGCCGGCAACGGCAACATCAACACCACCGGTCCTGGTATCGATGGTATCACCAACCTTGTCGCGCTTGACCGCGTCATTGTCATGTCGGAAGGCGCAAGCCACGTCGACCATGGCATCTACTTCTTCGCGACCACTGCAGACCTCGGCACCGCCGGTACCCCCTGGGTTCTGACTCGCGCCACCGATGCAGACCAGAACGCAGAAGTGACCGCAAACCTGGCCGTCTTCATTGAGGAAGGCACTGCCAACCTCGATACCGGATGGACCCTGGTCACCAACAACCCCATCGTTGTTGACACCACGGCACTGACCTTCACTCAGTTCACCGGTACCGGCGGCATCATCGCAGGTGCAGGTATCGTCAAGTCTGGCAGCACCCTCAATGTCGAGCTTGACACCACTGCCAACGCGCAGGGTGCAGGTACTGCTGGTGGTAGCTCGGGTCTTGAGTTCGACACCTCTGGTGTTGCAGGCAAGCTCCGCTCTGCTGTCAATGCGACTGCAGGTCTGCAGCGCACCGCCTCTGGCCTCGGAGTGCTACTGGACGGCACCACCCTCCAGTCCAGCGGCTCAGGTCTCAGTGTCAAGGGCCTTCCCTCGCTGTTCGAAATCGCAACCGTTGCTACCTCGGCAAACGTGTCTGCGGCCAACCTGAATACCCTGACCGCCGGTTCCACCAGCGATGCAAGTGCCCTGCACATGCACTCTGTGGTTTCGGAAGTCTGGACCACGTCGGCCAACACCACTGTTGGTGTGGGTCTCTACATCAGCGGCAACAACACCGTGGCTCCTGGTGCTGCAGCTGTCGATGCTCAGGCTCGCGTCATCGGCTGCGCCAAGACCGCAGTTACCAGCCCCGCTCCTGTCGAGGTCATCTCGTCGGGTCCAGTGGCCGGTGCACTCTCTGGTGCCACCGCGAACGTCCCCTACTACCTCGGTTCGGCAGGCACCCCGGTGCTCTACGCTGCACTGACCGGTGGTGACCGCACCGTGCGCCTCGGCTTTGCCAAGAACGCCACGGACCTCGAAGTTCGGGTTCACGACTACGGCAAGAAAGCCTAACCAGTAGCCCATCAGGGCTTGGTTTTCAAAAGGCCTCGGGATTCCCGGGGCCTTTTGCTTTTCTGTCGCAATCTTACCTCTGAGGCAGAGCCATGGCCATCACCAAGACCAACCCGCTCAAAAACGAGCCGACAGAGGGCTACGAGGAAGACTTTGATCCGAACGTGGATGCTGCAGCCGTGCGTGGTATCTACATCCAGAACGACTCCAGTGCCGATACGGCCGTCTTGGTCACGCGGGACGCCAGCAACAACCTCACCCTCACCGACCCCGTTGCAGGCTCTCACACGCTGTCGGCACTTACGACCGGTGGCGGAGGAATCAGCGAAAATCAGCACCGTGCACTTCGCCAACTCATTCATTTCATTGACAATGGTCCAGCCAACGGATTCGCTTCGGGCGCCTACCGTGAGAATCTGCCTACAGGTAACCCCTTTGTGACCTCTGTCACATGGTATGATGACAATACGAAGGTGAAGAAGCTGGTACAGAAACTCATCACTTACACGGGGGTCTTGGCGACCCAGGTGCAATGGAAGATGTATGACGTGGATGGGTCGACTGTTCTTGCAACTGTCACCGATGCCATCACCTACTCAGGCATTTTTGAGTCTGACAGGACAAGGACGATAGCCTAATGGCAGCCGAATCTCCAGTTGCATTGATTTACGGATACAACGGCACCTCGTACATCGAGACCACTATCCGTGCAGGCCTGACCGTGCCAGCTGGGCAGCCAGGTTTCATGGCCCTTGGTTCCGACGGTACTGCTGCCAGGTACCTGAAGGTCAGTGCTACGGGCGTTCTTGCTGTTGATGGCTCTGCTGTCACCCAGCCCGTCTCTGGTACCTTCTGGCAAGCCACTCAACCTGTCAGCATTGCCACAATGCCGACGACTCCTGTGACTGGGACCTTCTGGCAAGCTACCCAGCCTGTCTCGGCAGCAGCTCTACCTCTACCGTCTGGCGCGTCGACCTCTGCCAAGCAACCAGCCCTGGGAACGGCAGGAACGGCCTCTGCTGACGTCCTGACGGTCCAGGGCATCGCTGGCATGGTCGCCCTCAAGGTCGATGGCTCAGGGGTCACCCAGCCTGTCTCCGTGGCCAGTCTCCCACTTCCATCTGGAGCAGCCACTGAAACAACGCTGACCGGCGTCCTGACGACCTCCGCATTCCAGGCGCGGGTGCCAGTAAACGGTCAGGCTGCAATGTCCGGCAGCGTTCCTGTCGTCATTGCTTCTAACCAGTCCGTGTTGCCAATCAACGACAACGCGGGCAGCCTCACCATCGACTCCACCCAACTTCCGGCCGCCTTGGTTTCTGGGCGGCTGGACGTCAACATCGGAGCCAGTACCTCCATCGCGGTCACGGGGACATTCTGGCAAGCCACTCAGCCCGTTTCTGCCGCTTCCCTGCCCCTGCCCACCGGTGCAGCCACCGAAACCACGCTGGCGGCGGTCAGCGGGAAGCTCCCGGCTGCATTGGTCGGTGGACGGCTCGACTCCAACGTGGGGGCCATCAACAACGTCACCCCACTGATGGGCAACGGCGTCACCGGCACCGGCAGCCTCCGAGTCACCATCGCCAGCGACAACACCGCCTTCAGCACCAACAGTATCCAGAGCGGCTCATGGACGGTCACAGCCAACGCTGGCACCAACCTCAACACCAGCGCCTTGGCTCTGGACGCAACGCTCACTGGCAACAACCAGCGCACCCGCATCACCGATGGCACCAGCCTCGCGACCATCAAGGCTGCCTCCACGGCTCCGGTAGCTGGTGATACGGCTATCGTTGTGGTGCTCAGCCCCAATCAGCAGGCAATCCCCGTCACCACGAACCCGACGACCTCTTCGCCAACCCTTGCGTTCGGCGACATCACGCTGGCGGCAATCACCACAGCCGCCATCCGTCGTACCACGTACACGGAGCAGACCACCAACTTCACGGGCTCCATCGTCAGCGCCAGCGCCAACGACTCAGCAGCTGGCACTGGTGCCCGCACCGTCAAGATCTACTACGTTGACCAGACCGGAGCAACGGCTGGCACCGAAACCGTCACCATGAACGGCACCACGCCTGTCAACCTGGTGACCAGCACCAAGTGCTTTATCGAGAAGATGGAAGTCGTGACCGTGGGCTCTACGGGCTCGAACGCCGGCATCATCACCCTGAAGACCGGAGCAGCAGGCGCAGGCACTACGGTTGGAACCATCGGTGCCACCGACAACACGACTCTCTGGGCCCATCACTACGTGGTCACCGGCAAGACCGCCAACGTCACCGGCATGCAGTTCGGCACGACTGTCACCAACAGCGCCGGTGTGGCCAGCGCCTTCTTGCGTGCCCAAATCATCGGTGGGTCGAACCTCGTGGAGAAGCAGGTCAGCGACGCCATCACCGTCGCTGGTTTGGACAGCTCCGTTTTCCGCTCGTACGGTTCGCAAATCCAAATCGCAGGCCCTGCCCGCATCACCATGTACGTCGCCACCCTCACTGGATCGTCCTTCGTGTACCGAGGGTCGTTCGACTCCTACGACGTGTAAGGTTCTCTATGGCACTTTCGATCTCACAGAATCTGACCCAACGAAGCTACCAGTGGACTGCCTGGAAGGGCGTCAAGAACGTCAAGTCCTTCTCTTGTCAATTCGACGAGGACGCTGAGACGTACACCGTCTACGGGTACGACGGACCAGAAGTTCACCTTTGCAAGATCTGGAAGGGAGCGGTCCCCGACGGAGTCCTGAGTGTCTACAGCCAAGAGCAGAACGATGCCGACAAGGCTGACTTCGAGACGCACTACAAAGACACTGCCAACTGGCCCCTGGAAAAGCGAGAGAAGGACGGACGTCTCGTGGCTCGCATCAGCACTGCGACCAGCGGCCACCTGTTCCGGCTTCGCGCCTACAGCTTCAAGACCTGCAACCCCAGCACCCTTCACAACTGCAAGCCCGACGGCAGCAGTTATGGTGACGTTACCGTCACCGAGTTCGACGGCAATGGCGATGTGATTACCGGCTCCGACTTCACGGCTTCAGTGAAGACCTACATCGACTTCGAGGCCCAGCAAGACATTGAACTGATCGGCGGCTGGTCTGAGATTGACGACAGCATTCATGGCAGCGGCATGGGTGCCTGGTATCTGAGCTGCATCGCTGCTCCCGACGTCCCTGCCCAGTACGGGGGCTGCATTGACTTCATCTCGGAAGCCGACCTCGGCGCCCTCCAAGACAAGCGAATTGTCACAGACGGTCGAAGCTCGGCGCTCATCAAATATGACCCCACGTACCACTCTGGGAAGATTCGCATCATCATCAAGCATCCAGCTGGAGTCCAGAAAGACTTTCAGTTCTTCATGGAGACCTTCCGATAATGAACTACGTCGGCTTCAGCACCACCAACAAAATCATCTCGCGCATCATTCGCTGGGTCACCCACTCAGAGGTGAGCCACACCTTCCTCGCCTACCAAGCCTTCAACCGCATCTGGGTTCTTGAAGCTGGATTCCTGGGCGTTTCCATCGTGCCTCTGGACAAGTTCAAGGCCAAGAACAACATCGTCCTCATGGTGCCAGTCCGAGAGCTGAGCCCAGACGACCTTGGAGCTGCGATGGACCAGCTTGGAACCGCCTACGATTTCGGTGGCCTCCTGGGAGCAATCTTCCCTGTGATTGGTCATTGGTTCAAGAGAAAGTGGAAAAACCCATGGAACAACCCCAAAGCCATGTTCTGCTCGGAGCTGGTCGTCTACAGCCTCCAGTCTGCCAAGTTCCCTGGCACAGAAGCCCTCGTGCCTGCGGATACAAGCCCCCAGGACCTCAAGGATTTTTTCACCGAGCACTACCTGAACAGGAGCTAAGCTAAGCGATGCTCCTGGCGACTGTCAACGAGGCGGTAACCCTGTCAGTACTGGCGTCCGATGGTCGGACTGACCTGTATGGACAGGCACGCCTTTACAACAGCGCCGGCTCATTGTCTGCCACCGTCAACCTTGGCCACACCTCCGAGGGGCTCTACCAGGCCCAGCATACCCCCTCAGTCGAAGGCTACTTCAGCGTGGTGTACCAGCTCTACTTCGATTCAGGCCACACCATCGATGCCGGCTACGAGCACCATGGTGAGACCCTCGACGTCAACAGCTTCCGCACCAACATCCTCAAGGTCCTCGGTCTCGTGCACGAGAATACCGTTGTGGATATGCAGACCTACGACGTGGATGGCAACCTCCTGTCTGCCCGCGTCAGAGCCTACGACAGCGCCATCAACGCCACCAACGCGGCAGCTGTCAGCCCCAGCTCGTACGTGACGGGCCTGAAGTTCAGCTGGACCGTATCGGCGGAGTACGCAACCGGTCTCCTCAACAAGTACAGCATTGTGAGGGTCTAGGCCATGACGGCAATCTTTGAGTCCAAGAGGTTTTTCGATGACCGTCGCCCTGCTCACAAGGGGTTACATCTCCCCTGTGAAGAAAATTGTCGAGCAGGTTCCACTGAGCCCCTCAGATGGTCAGGCTCTGCTTGTGAAAGCTCTGGAGCTTCCCTTGTCCCCTAGTTTGACCACAGAAGCTCTCGGCATCCACCAGAGCGACGTCATCATTCGGACTGCCATTGTTGCAGCTCTGGCCGACCTACGCGCCAACCCCTGGCTACTCGACTACGTCTTCGCGTCTCTCCCCAAGGATGAGATGACCATGAAGGACTATGGCGAGAAGAGCGTCGAGAGGGCCAAGGAGTGGTTTCTCAAGACCAAGATTCCAGTGGCTATGGTTCCCAGGCTCAACGAGGCCCAGGTCCCGTGCATCACCATCAAGCTCCAAGACAGCCAGGAGTCTGAGGTCACCCTCGCCGACGTTCACTACCAACCCACCGAGCTGAACGATGGCGTCTGGCCCAACATCGTGGGCCCATTCACACCGGCCAAATACAACGCAGCAACCGGCATCATGGTCCCTCCAGCCGGCGCTCTTGGCGACGCACTTCTTGCGCCAAACATGGTCGTCATCGATGCCACCGGCAAAGTCCACACCATCATCGAAGCCTTCGACGATGGCAGCTTCAGCATCAAGCAGGGCACCATCGCCGACTTCACCGGCTCCGTCATCCGAGGCCAGAAGCCGAGCTACATCACCCAGCTTGAGTCTGTGGCCTACCGCGAGTCCTACCTCATCGGTGTTCATGTCGGCGGCGAGCCAGTGTACCTGACCTGGATGCACTCCATCCTCGTCTTCGTGCTCCTTCGCTACAAGCAGGCCCTCCTGGAAAGCCGTGGCTTCGAGCGCTCTGTCGTCAACAGCACAGACTTTGACCGCAACGAGTACTTCGAGGCTGAGATGGTCTTCAGCCGCTACCTGACCATCACCGGCTACGTCCGTCAGTACTGGCCGAAAGCCATCGACCCGCGCATCACCCACATGGCCTCCAATGGGCCAGGCGTGCTGGACCCCAACGCACAGGGCATCAAAATCATCGGAGCTGGCAAACTGCCGGATGAAGTTGATCCAAACTCAGCCTCGTGGATTGGCGACAAAGACACTCTGGGCAAGAAATAATCTTAAGGACGACCATGGGATTCCCCAAGCACCCGATTTTCAGTGGCTCAACCTTCGGACTGATGTCCGGCGAGAAGCCGTTGTTCCAGCCACAGGTCCCGGGTGGGCACGAAGCACTTGGACAGGCCCTTCAGCAGATGGGCCTACATGCAGAGCCAACCAGTGGTAAGTACAAGGAGCCTGAGCGTTCCTACATCGTCCATGGTGCAACTCTAGCTCAAATGCAGCAGCTGGGCAAGATGTTTGGACAGGAGTCGGTCGTCCACAGCCAGAATGGCCAGCACCGCCTCGTGTACACGAATGGCGAGCATGAGGGCAAGTTCCACCAGACGAACCCACAGAACCCCATTGAGCACTTCGAGCAGCCCCCAGACGACTTCTACACCAGCCTCCCCGGTCACGGTCACGCTCGCATCAACTTCGACTTCACGAAGATGCACGACCTCGACCCGGTGAACAAGGCAGAGCGCGAGTTCAGCCCAGAGCTTGTTGCCTACCTGATGAAGAACAGCCTGGCTGAGCTTCTGGCCGACCAGGCTCCAGTTCGAGCCCATCCCCACAACTACGAGTGGCACGATGGCCACAGTAGCCACCACGAAGAAGACCTCGCTGCCCCTCAGCTCCCCGGCCTCACAAAGGCCGATGCTCCAGGTGCCCATCCACACATGGACACCCCACCGAAGCCGCCCCCTGGTCAGCACCCGACCAATGAGCAGGCAGCTGGTGTTGGGGTCAGCACCTACAAGCAGTTCGCGTTGCCTTACGGTGATGTGAAGCCCGGCTCGAAGCCGGACCTACTGCACTACAACTACCATGGCAAGCTGCCTGAGGCTGAGGGCCTGGTCCATGACCACGGCTACAAGACCTACTACGCCGGCGGCAAGTATGGCAAGCCCGACCTGGCCAACAAGAACTACAACACCGGCCACCTGATGGTCTATGACCCGAGCCCAGAAGCGGGAGCAAACTTTGGGCACGAGAACTACACCAACGCCTGGCGTCAGATTCACGAGCTGGCACATGCCCTCACCCTGCCCGAGCTGAACAAGATTTACGGTGAAGGCCGTCGTATGGGCAAGCTCGGCACACATCGCACTACACATGAGGCCCTCAGGGCTGTTCATTGGGAGTGGCTGGCGGCGCACAAGCAGCGAGAGCTGTCGAAGCAGATTGGCGTGCCCATCAAGGATGAAGACTTCCACAAAGAGCTGAACACCGTCATGCACGATGCAGCACACCGCGCTGTGACCGGCAAGTTCACCGAGCCCTCTGGTGAGGGCTTCACTCCGCACTCCCACAAGGTCCCACTCCATACTGCGCTGCAGATGGTGCGAGATGCGGGAAACCAGATGGGCCTTAAGGGCCTGCACGACTTGGTCCAGAAAGGCTTGCAGAAAAACCTCCCCAGCCAGGCCCCGGCACCAGCGATGCACAACACTGTTGAGGGGTTCATGGGCGCTCTCAAGGCGATGCCCAAGGGCGACCCATCTCGCGGCAAGCACATCACCTCTCACATGAACCACGCCCCCTTCCTGACGGCTCTCGCCAGCCATCCTCAAGGCAAGCAGATTCACAGCATGCTGACGGCACATCTCAACAGTACCGCCAATGCGGGTCTCAAACCTGGTTCGACCCAGGTCACCGTGAAATCTGAGGCCCCGGTAACAATCTTTTCCAAGACTGAAGGAGACACCCCCGTGGCTGACGACAAAATGTACTCACCAGAGGAAGCCCGAGAGATTCTCATCAAGGCTACTCGCGAGAAGGTTGACGCCTACGCGAAGGAAATCGAGGCTCTACGCAGTCGCGAGCTGAAGAAGGCCCTCATCCCCAATCACAAGCACAACCAGGCCAGTCAGGCCAGTGCTGGTGTGGAGGATGTGCCCCCAGGCAAGGTGAATCCCAAGGGTGTGGACAAGAGTGCTCAAGAGGGCACTGGTCCAGCCATGGCGATGAGTGAGCTTTGCAAGGGTTGCGGCAAGTCGCACCCCTTGGACAAGAAGTGCATGGACAAGGCCGAGGACATGGACAAAGCAGTCGACAAAATCATCGTCCACGGTGACAAGAAGCCCGCCCCCGCCCCTCCTGGTGCAGACTACACCGTCAAGCCAGGTAAAGACAAGACCGTCATCGAAGCCAAGAAGTCTGAGCTGGTGGATGCCAAGGGCAACAAGAAAGACAACCACACCGTCTCAGGCAGCAAGACCCCCGACGACAAGAAGTCTGCCCATGTCAACAAGCCAGGAAAGTCCAGCAAGACCGCAGGGTCTGGTGGGGCGATCCTGCCCGGTTCCAAGCTCAAGAAGTCGGCTGGTGCACCACCGATGGCCAAGCCCCCAAGCGGCGCCAACATGGGTACCTCGGTCCCGACCAGCGCCCCCAAGGCACCTGCCATGAAGACCGGCCTGGAGAAGGGCATCATGGTGGACGCCGCCAAGCAGGCTGACCCCATCAGTGCGGCCCACGCAGCAGCCAAGGCTCCACCGGCTGGTCCTGGCCCAAAGATGCCCAGTCCAGCAGAGCATGCCCAAAGGGCAGCAGGTTTCCAGGCAGCAGCAGGCGGGGCATTCCAGCCCAAGCCGGCGGCTCCTGCAGCTGCAGCCCCCAAGCCAGCTCTCGGTCTCAAGTCCCCGAAAGCAGCCGGCGTGACCCGGTCGGCTGGTCCCGTTCAGAACGCAGCCCGTCCTGTCAAGCCCGGGATTTTCGGCAAGATCGCTGGCGCCTTCGGCAAGGGTGAAGACGAGGGCGACAGGACCCGAGTGTGCGCCCACTGCAGCAAGACCGTGGCAGCAGACAAGGGTCACGCCTGCCCAGAGCAGAGCAAGTGGCTCAAAGACAACAAGGAAGCTACCGCCGCCGGCAAGAAAGGCGTCCCAACCAAACCCTCAGGTAAGAAGTAAGCCCACCGGGTCTTAATCTTCTCAACAGAATTCAGGAGAACCGCTACCATGGCTCAATCGTACGTTACCGACGCAGGCACGCTGATTATCCCGGGTGCCTACAGCAGCATCAAGGTGCAGACCGCGAACAGCGGGCTCGCGGCCACGGGCATCCTGATGCTCATCGGTGAGGCCGATGCAGGACCTCGTTTCAACTCTGAAGCGGACCTGGAGACGAACTCGTTCGGCCCCGACCAGCTCGCTGCTGTCGTCAGCAAGTACAAGAGCGGCCCACTGGTGGATGCCTTCCGCAACGCGGCGGCTCCTGCCAATGACCCGAACATCGTCGGTTCTCCCAATCGATTCGTTCTCGTCAAGACCAACCTCAGCACCAAGGCCAGCGGCGCTCTCGGCAAGCAGGCCGGCGGCACCTGGGGTACCCTGAAAGACAAGTCGTACGGCAAGCTCGGCAACCTCATCTACTGGCAGGTTGCAGCGTCCACCTCTGAAGTGGTTCCCAGCACTGGCTCCTTCAGCTTCATCCCTCCGGTGGGCACCGTCGGCATCGACTTCCGAGTCAACGGTGGCGCTGCCATCGGCATGACCACGGTCGCCAACATCCAGCCCGCAGCTTTCGTGTCCCAGGTCAACGCCCTCTCGGGTGTTGCAGCTTCTGGCGGCGTCGACCGCGTCATCCTCAGCGTCTCCGGCACCCTGGCACTCGATGCTAATCCGGGTGGCGCTGGCGCGACGGTCATCGAGCTTGCTCGCAGTGGCGCATGGACCAATGCCCCTGTCGCAGGCGACACCCTCATCATCCCTGTCGGCTCTGTTGTGGCCGGTGCTTCTCAGGAGAACGTGGGTGCCTATGTCGTGACCCTCGTCACTTCGTCCACTCTCCGGGCTATCAAGCTCAGTGACGCTGGCAAGGCCTCCCCCTCGCCTGTCATTGGAACCATCACCAACCCCGTTGACGTGCCGGCTGCTGCAATCGCGGCGGTAACTGACGCCAAGTCCTTCTCGCCTGTCGTCATCAGCAATGAGGCCGGCGACCCCATCGATGGGCTCGGCAAGGCTCTGGAAATCTGTGAGTCGGCTGGCGGAACGGACCTCCTGTCCCGCACCGCGTTCCTGCTCGGCACCTCGGGTGCAGTGGCATGGGTCAGCAAGACCGGCGCTGCGAAGCTCCTGTCCAGCGCAGCTGAACTGAAGGCCAACCTGCAGGTCAACCGCCAGACGGACAACATCAACGAAGAGCTGATTGCAGGCGGAGAAATCGCCTTGAAGATTGGCTACCTCGGCACCACGGCAGCTCTGACCATCACCGACACCACCCTCTCGACCACGGTCGTGGGCGGAGCCGGCGGGAACCTCAGCATCACGCTGGCGGACTTCCCCACCATCAGCGACCTGGCTACCTACATCAACAGCCAGACCGGCTACACCTGCTCTGTGGGCACCGCAGTTCTCGGCCAGCTCTCCAGCGTGGCCCTGGACAACATCTCGGCAGCCAGCATCTGCAGCGAGTTCGGTGAGCAGCCTGGCCGCATCAAAATCGACGCCTACCGAATGTTCGCTCAGATTCGCGACAGCTCGGTTCTTGTGCAGTTGAATGAGCCGGCAGTTCAGGCTGATGCGGGTCTCCCCAAGGTCACCACGGGTATCGCATACCTGGCCGGTGGCAGCAAGGGCGGAAGCACCAGCGCAGACTTCACCTCGGCCATCGACGCCCTGGCGGCAGTTCGCGGCAACTTCGTCATCCCCCTGGTCAGCCGTGATGCAGCCTCGGACATTGCTGACGGGCTCACTGAGTCCAGCTCGACCTACTCCATCGACAGCATCAATGCGTACGCCAAGTCGCACTGCCTCAAGATGAGCACCCTGAAGAAGCGCCGGAATCGCCAGGCCTTCTGCAGCAAACTCGACACCTTCAGCAATGCAAAGGGCGCGTCGGCAAACCTGGCAAGCTTCCGCGTGAGCCTGGCCTTCCAGGACTTCAAGCAGGTGAACAGCCAGGGCATCCTGACTCAGTTCCAGCCTTGGATGGGCGCAGTGCTTGCGGCAGGCATGCAGGCAGCTGGCTTCTACCGGGCCATCGTGAACAAGGGTATCAACACCAGCGGCGTTCTCATGCGGGACGGCAGCTTCAGCGACAAGGACGACAGCCAGGTCGAGGACGCACTCCTCGCGGGCCTGCTCCCTGCCCGCAAGAGCCTCACCGGTGGGTTCACCTGGGTGTCTGACCAGACCACCTACGGCAAGGACAGCAACTTCGTCTTCAACAGCATCCAGGCTGTGTACGTGGCCGACATCATCGCCTTGAGCACCGCTCAGCGGATGGAAGCGGCTTTCGTGGGTCAGTCGGTTGCTGACGTCAGCGCCGGCATCGCCAAGGCCTACCTCGAAGGCATCATGGCAGATTTCATGGGCCTGAAGCTCATCGCCCCCAGCGACGACGCACCCAAGGGTTTCAAGAACCTGTCCGTGCAAATCAGCGGCCCCGCGATGGTGGTCAGCCTCGAAGTCAAGCTCGCCGGCGCCATCTACTTCATCCCCATCAGCTTCTTGGTGTCGCAAGTCACCCAGACGGCCTAAGCCGGAATCACTTTAGGAGAAGACCATGACTGCAGCAAAAGTAATGACTGGGGCACGAGCGAAGGTGTCCGTCAACGGCAAGCCCGTCGGCATCTTCAACAACATCAGCTACGGCCAGACCTTCACTGCTGACCCCATCTTCATTCTCGGTGCCTATGGCCCCGTGGAGACGGTGTACACTGCCCAGGATGCCATCAACATCACTGCCAGTGGCTGGCGAGTCATCGACCATGGTCCCCACAAGGACGTGGCAATGCCGACCCTGTCGGAGCTTCTCCGCCACGAGTACATCGAAATCGCCGTGTTCGACCGCCTTGACACCGACCCAGCAGGCAAGCCCATCGCGAAGTTCCACCGGTGCCGCCCTGTCAGCTACAACACTACTCTCGCCAACCGTCAGCCCTCTGAGGTCCAGGTGACCTTTATCGGCCTCCGCATGGACGACGAGAGCGCGGAGAACGACGAGCTTCCTACGGCAGCTTCGCTTCCGTAACACCTTGAAGTTTGGTTCCCTCAAAGCGGGCTTTGGCATTGTGCCGAGGCCCGTTTTGTTTTATGGTGTGGCATGACCAGGAAAACCGCAGCCGATGCCTTCCGTGGCGCACTTGCTACCAGAGACAACGTGAGGACCATCCTTGAGTCGTTCAACATCGAAGCAGAGTACATCATCACGGTAACCGACTCAGGGCCAGGCGTGGAGATCCGCGTGTCCGAGAAATCGTACGGTGCCGCACAGGGAGCCTTGCCTTTCACCATCGGCAGTGCTACGGTGAAGATTGTAAAGAAGTGAACCCTGCACTGAGGACCACACAATCGCCATGCGCATGTACCCCATCGTCTTGAATCTGGAAGTCCAGAACAGCTTCGAGTATCCCAAGCAGACGCAGATGTTGGCCGAGGAAATCGGCGACATGTCAGCTCGCATCGAAGACACGACTGAGTTCGAGGAGAGGGACGTCTTCCTGTCGTCTGCCTTCGAGACGGGCCTGGAGGTCGTCAAGGACAACTTGGACCTGTACGCCAAGTGGGTGGCGGACCTGAGTAGGGAATTCCCCGACCTCGTTCTGGCAATGGACGCCACTGAGGGCGAGGGGGCCTACGAGGGATCCATCGGCGGTGACATCGTCTTCCGCTGGTACTTCCGCGATGGCCGACGGCAGGTTGCTGAGCCCTACATGGTGGTGCCAGACTTCGACCCTGATGAGGCGGGGGAAGAGATCAAGTGATTGTCTACCTCACGGGCCCATCCACTGAGGACCTCGACAGCCTACATTTTGTGTTGGACCAGCAGGGTATCGGCGTGGTGGTCAGACGACCTGAGACCTCCCCCGAGGAAGCCTATGAGGCGCTCATGGCCTGTGACGCTGTCCTCCTCATCCATGGCGGCCCCAAAGAGGAGCTGACCGAGCTGGCTGCCGAGCTGGGCATTGCCATCACCCTTGGTAGGCCAGTGTACGCCGTCAGGAACATTTACGGCATGCCAAGCCGGTTCCTGGCCATGCCGGGAGTACGAACCTTCCCAGAGGCAGCTGAGGCACTTGAAGCACTGTTGGCTGACATGCCAAAGGAAGAGGTACCTGATGTGGAACTTGAAGGACTTGGGTCTGGAGACCCCGAAGCTGGAGGAGACACCGGAGATGTTCCCTGACCCCTTCGGGGACGTAGAGCCCGACTCTGAGCCGACCGGGAACACCGCCGCCTGCTACATCTGTGGGAGAAGCTTTCAGGGGCTACCCCCTGAGTACGTCATCCGTCGCGACCACGAATACGGAGATGATCCAGGCTGGACCCCAAGGAGCAAGAAGGCCAGGGCGAAGATGACCCGGTATTTCTTGACCTTTTGTCTCTGGTGCGCCCACTCCCACAAGCTCTGAAGGGCAGTAATCTTCTGAGTAGACCGAGGACTACCATGCCCCCAGCCAGAAAGAAAGACGAAGGACACTTGGAAGCGAAGATTGACATCTTGTCAGACAAGATGGACGCCCAGGCAACCTCACACGCCAGACTCGACGAGAGGCTCTCGAACCATCTTGCCAACGAAGAGAGAACAAGTGAACGCATAGAGGGGCAGTTGGAAAGCGTCAACAGCCATCTCTTTGGTATCAAGGAAATCCTCGGAAAGCAACAGGCAAGCATCGACGAGCACATCCGTCGCACCGACATCCTCGAAGGCGCAGTCAAGCCACTGGTCGAGCAGAGGCAGCAGTTTGAGGGCTTCTTCAAGTTCGCCAAGGTGGCCCTGAAGATCGGCGCCCTCATCACCGCCCTCGGTGCCGGCGGCTTCGGCATCAAACAAGTCATCGCCCTCATCTTCAAACTCTAACATGCACGACACCTGGAAAAGCAAGAAGCTCTGGTTTGCGGTAGGCGTCATTGCCATCGCCTTCCTGTACTCGGTGCTCGCCGCTTCGATTCTCCCGAACATGGAGCACACCTACGATGCCTTCATGGGCATCCTGGAGTTCGCCGCCGGCGCCTACCTGACCGGAAACGTCGCCAACAAGCTCGTCATTGCCAAAGCCAACCCAGGCACACTACCAGAACCCAAAGCACCGGTCAAGCCGGCTGCAGCACCTGCAAAGACGCCTCCAGGCGGCCCGCACGTACCAGAGGAGTAAGAGATGAGTCACAAATGCCAATTTGAAAACTGTGATGCCGATGCGGCAGTAGCCGTCATTGAGGCTGGAGTCGCTTCGCTTCGATGCTCAGCTCATGAAGCAAACAGGGGTGAGAACAGCTCGGTGGTCCGTCCTCCCCCAACACCCCCAATTGGAGATGATGATTCCAGGCCGGTTCCGGTTCACGAGCCCCTGCCAGTGCCTCCAGGAATGGAACCGTAATGAGGGGCAATTTTCAGCAGTGCGAAAAAGAGGGCTGTGACAAGACCCCCAAGCACATCATCGTCGACCACGGTCGTGGGTGGATGTGGGCGGCCTGCGATGACCACGAGGCCTCAAAAGCAGAAGGTGAGCTGAGCACCCTCTTGCCCATCCCCGACCCGCCCCCTTAGGCGGCCTTGAACTTCCCGGCGTACTTCACCTCGGGGAGGATGTCCAACTTCCAGCCAGCGATCCGGTTCTCCAGGCGGGCGATTTCCGTCTTGGTCCACTTGACGTCGTTCTCGGCGTTGTAGATGGCCGAGCGGAGGAGCTGCTCGAACTGGTACTCGTCGGACTCCCTGGTGACTTCGACGGTCTTCTTGTTCTGGCCGTAGCCGACATCGCGGAAGAACTTGGTGACCTTGCCGGCGTTGAGGTTGGCCAGGTGCTCCTCGGCGATGACCAGGTGGGGGCGCACAGCCTGGGCCAGATAGGCCACCGCGCCCTCGCTGGACAGCTCCCAGGGCTGGAAACCGACCGCGAAGCAGCTGCCGTGCAGCATGCCATCGCCGGGGCGGCGAAAGCCGTGGTGACCGATGCTGCCATCGCTCTCCCGCTTGTAGTTGCCCTCGCACACCGGGCAGGTGCCAGTGTTGGTCAGGTCGCGGACGTAGAGGTCGTGGAGCTTCTTCTCGTTCTCGGGGGTGTCCATGCCCAGGAGCTTCGAGGTCTCGGCGACCAAGTCGAAGCCAATCGACTTCAGCCAGCTGCCGAGCTTGTAGAAAGTGATCCGGCGGTAGTTGGGCTCCTTGACGACCGTGAACAGCTCGCCACCGGCGGACGTGATGTCCACCTTGGTGATGGTGTTGCGGGTCTTCGCGACGCAGACCTGGAAGCCAAGGGCCACGAGGACCTCGCTCCACTGCTTGGTCTCGAAGGCGGCCGTTGCACCCTTCCGGGTCTTCAGCAGGAGTTCGTTGGTGGTCGAGGTCATGGGTGTGTTCTACATGAACCAGACCCAGACGTCAAGCACCTATTTCAAATCTTCAACACTGGTGTCGATATTCGGTGGTGGATAGGCATGGTTGTAGAACTTGACCTTGCCCTTGGTACGTCTAAGCAGCTGTTTCCACAGGAATTCGACCATCATCCTTGTGCAGACCCCGCACCAGATGCGCCCTTTCTCGGGCTCGAAGTGCCCTGTGGCGTCATGCCAGACACCACCACACATGTTGCAGCAGATGTCCGGGGTTGCCGGCAGGCCCTCAAACCACGACCACATCCTGTAGCCTGGCGGTATGCGTGCCTGGACGGTCTTCAGGGCCCTTTCTGGGCTCAGGGAGTACGTGGACAGGGTCTGGACACTGAACCACCCAGGACGGCCCTCCTGGGGCGTTATGAGAGTGGTTGCAAAAGTGTACCAGGACCATTTCATGGCCCGAGCTTAGCACAGCTGGATGTAAATTGCACCACTGTCCGGCTTCTTTTCGGGCTCCCTGGGCGGCTCGACGGGGATTTCAACCCGGGGCCTCTCAGCTTCCTGGCGCTCGCGCTTCTTTCGCTCTTCCTCAAGCTTCTCGATAATCCAGGGGTCCATGTAGGCTAGATTACCCCTTCTCAGGCCCTTTGTCTGTCCTAATCTAGTAAGTACCATGAGAATCTTGCCCTTTTTCGCTCTTTTTTTGCTCCTCGGGAGCTGCAGTACCATCAAGCAGCAGCTCCAGGAACAGGACGCGAACCTCAGAAGGGACATGCAGGACTCTACAGTTCAACTCGAAATCAGCCTCAGTGTCAAGATGCCCAGCCTTCTTGAGCAACTTCGCAGGGGTCTGGGTCTCGCTCCGAACCCCAAGGATGAGGGCGAAGATGTTGTCATGACGATGGCTTGTTCTGGCGTCGTTGTTGACAAAGCCGGCGGAATCGTGCGCAAGCCGCAGACGTTGATTGCCACCGCCCATCACTGCCTTGACATTGGGCCTGGGACAGAGCTAGATGGTGGAGGCACAGTCACTGCGGTCATCTTCATGGCCAAGGACAGCGCTGGTCGTAGCTGTGGCTTGACCCCCAAGACGCTTGGTGGGTATGGCCCGAATGACGTTGCTACCGGCGTTGCTTCATGCGACCTTGGCAAGACTGCCAAGCTGGCCGATGCAGTTCCTCAGCGCCAGGACCAGATTTTCATCAGCGGACACCCCCTCGGCGTCTACCCCGGTCTCATCACCAGTGGCTACGTCAGTGGCTGGTTGAATGGGTGGATCCTCCTCAGCGCTCCGGCATGGGGTGGCAACAGCGGCGGACCTGTCTTCAATGCAGATGGCGAGGTCATCGGGCTTCTTGTCCGAGGCAGCCGCGAGTACTCTCAGCTGACCCTGGCAGCACCCCTGGGCGAGATTCAGGACAGAATCAGACAGACTGTCCATTGGGACTGGGATTGAGTATCTTGGCTACTTCACTTGCTGTGGCTGCAATCCTAGCTGTCCTTGCGGCTGTGCTGCGACACAAGAAAGCTCACGCCCGCATCATGCTGCCAGTTCGACAAGGTCCTCGTCGGTCAACTCGTAAATAGAGCCATCGACAAGTTCCAGCTCCTGCAGCATCCTCGCCAGGGCCTTGATGTAAGTGAAGTCCTGGCTGAGTAGAATCTCTGCAGGGTGAATCGAATCCCTGGACAAGAGAGCCGTCGTCAAGACCTCATCGAACATCTCCACCACACGAGCACGCTGGGCAATGCCCATGCCAGTGGTCATTTTGTCGTAGTAGTTCAGGGCTGCCATGCCCAGATGGCCGTAGCCGTTGACTTCGAGAGTTTGGACCGCGTCCATAAATCTAGTCTTCATCATCGTCCTCGTATCTTGAACCAAAGCCCAGCTTACGCTCTTTCGGGGGAGGAGTCCAGCCCTTGTCGCGTGCCATCTGGTAGATTTCAGCCAGGGAGACCCTGCTGGTGAACATCGGCCTGGCGTGGAGCGGTTCTCCAAGGTCGGGATAGATGACCGCATCATTTCCGGTCAGGCGCTTGTAGATTTCAGCTGCCTTCTCGGGGCTCACCAGGCCCACATGAACCATTGCTGAGAGACGACCCGGGCGCTTGATGGCCTCATCGACGTCCTGATGATGTGCATTCGTTGTGGCCACGATGCGCACATCAAGAAGCTGGCCCAAGATTCCGTCTCCAAGGTTCAGGATGACGCTCACCGAGGACATGTTGTCTCCCATACGTGGAGCCAGGCATTCATCCGCATCCTCGATGAGGAAGACCATCGGCTTCTCACCACGGCTCTGGTGCAAGCTCACCAGGGCTGGAATCATGCCCGGCTGGCCAAGCTCCTGAACGAGGTTCGCCGGCACGATGACGAAGATGACGTCCTTGACCTGGTCCAAGAGCCCGCGCACAAGGAAGGTCTTCCCAGTGCCAGGCTTGCCGTCCAAGATGGCGACACGCCCAGCGGGAGTGGAGCTGCCCAGGTCGGCGATGATGCGGTCAAAGCCCTTGAGGACATCGTCCTCGTAGTTGCCACGTTCCAGGGTTTGACCACCGATGCCCATGGACTTGAACTCTGGTCCATCGCTGGTGCTGATGAGCACGTGCACACGCCCCCTTGGAATCGAGGTGGTGGTGTTCTCGGCGATGAATTTCTGAGTCTCGGCCATGAAGGCCGGGTCCCGGCTGACGGCATGGACATCCACTTTCACATCACCGTCGTGATTGATGCACACAGCACCATGGTCTGCGATGTAGTGAAGCTGGGTCTCCTGCCGACGGTTGGCGGCCCTGTCGTAGTTCAACGGCCTGAGTCCAGGGAAGGCGGCTTCGTACCGGACACGAAAGGCTTCGACAGTGTCGTCGTCCTTCAGGCTGGCGGTGTACTGCTTTTCCAGGACCGGAGGCCCACCATGAAGGGCCATGATGCTGATGCCGATGCTTGCCCAGCCGGTGCTGTAGTGAGAGTCCAGAGTTGGCAGCCGTGAGGCTTTCCACCAGGGTCCATTAATGTCAATCGGGTCAGTCATGTCTTCTTCATCTCCGGTTTCCGTACCTTCACCTAAAATCGCCCTTCTGACTTCTCTCCACTCCCTGGACCGCTGAATGGTCATTCCTTGTCAGACCTGCGACTGATATACATCAAGAAGCAGATGAGTATCAGAGTGGACCAAAGGACGCCAGCACCATAGACAGCCAAGATGTCGATTACGAGCTGGCTCATGTCATTGACCTCATGAGGGGACCTCGAAGGCGGCTTTTGAGCTGCTCCAGGCGCTCGACTCCACCAGGGGTCAGGTAGTAGCCGAAGTTGTGTCGGTGGAGGCACTTCGTGGTGACCAGGGAATCGATGTAGACCAGCATGGTCCTGTCTTCATGGAGGTTCGAGCCAAGCACCCCCAGGGCAGCGGCAGTCAACAGCCCCTTCCTGTAGCCAGGGTAGCGCCTTACTGCATCCAAAAGCACGAAGGCTTCGAGGTCGGGGGCAGCACATGCACTATGAGGCAGTTGCTCGGAGCGCTTGTATTCGTTGAGGTCGTTCATTCCATCGATTCTACCGTTTCCACGAGGAGCTTGTCAAGTTCCATGACTGGCGGGCTGTTGGGCAGCTTGCTGGTCTTGTAGAGAGCCTCCAGCTCTGCGTCCTGGCGGTCAGCCCACTCCAGGAGCTGGTCATAGGTCCACAGGCCGTTGCGGATCGCCAACAGCTCCTCGGCGTCGGGGCGCTTCACCAGCACCCCCTTGCCCTCCAGAATCTCACGGCACATGCGCATGAGGCGGATGAGGTGCATGCCGTGCTTGGTGTCGTAGCCCCACTTGCGCTCCAACTCACTCCTGGTAGCGTTGCGGGTGGCCAACCAGGTCTGGTAGCTGCGCCATTCAGCGATGGCGGTGTTGAAACGACGCTCACGGTCCATCAGGTCGATGAAGTTGTCGTCCAGGCCGAGCTTCTTGCCGGCCAGGATCCACTGGTTCTCCTTCAGAACGCCCTGCTCAGCGAGGCTTGCGGTGATGTGGCTCATCAGGTCGATACGGGCAGCGTCGTCCATGTGGGTCAGGTCGACGTCCCATGCCTCCACCTGCTTCTTGATGGCAGCCTGGACGACATCCAGCTGGTTCTTGGGGATGAGAGGGCTCGGGGGCAGTCCGAAGTCCCCTCGCTCTGGTGGCTTCTGGGGTCCACCGTCGATCCACCTCTTGTGGGAGCGAATTTTCTTCAGCTGGGAGACCGCGTACCCCGAGAATGTGTGCTTGGCCTTCTTGCTGATGAAGAGGTCACGCTTTTGGAGGATGGGGATGGCCAGCGGGTGGACAATCTGATGGTCGCTGACGTCGGTGAACAGAACCTCGATGATGCTCGGGTTGCAGTCGGCGGCCAGCTTGAAGAACTTCTGGATGCCGTAGACGACCATGTCAGGGTCGCCCTTGAACTCAGCCTGCTCGAAGCGCTTGGCGAAGCCCAGGAAGTACTGCTTGGGCGGCACACAGAAGCCCTTGTAGTCGCGGTCGCTGGTGGGCAGGTTGGTGCCGTAGGCGTGGCTGCCATGGGCCGTCAGGAACAGGGTCCTGGGCCAGAGCCAGTCGATGTCCTTGCGGTCTTTGGTCAGGTCGGGGAGTGTGAGCTTCATGTGATGGGTGCCTCGATCTTCTCAATCCAGCGGTTGCCCTCAGTCTCCCAGACCTCGATGCCAACCTCAAGACGGCTGATCTCGATTTCATTGATGAATTGTCGAGCTTCCTGCTCGGTGAGAAAGACGCCCCAGACCTCGCCGAACTCGTACGGCACGTCGCGATGAACGATGTAGACTTTCATAGTGTGTCCATCAGGAAGTAGTGTTGGATGTTGGCCTGCGGACGTTCACCCCGGTCCCACAGCCGCTGACGCAACTCACGGGCCTCCTCTATGGTCTTAAGCACGCCTCGAATCTCCACGAAGTGGCTGGCAATGTCGGGGCTGCCACGAACGACCACGTACACCATCTCTCGATGTTTCTTGGCCATGGCTTACCCCGCGTTGAATGAGGCCAGAACGACGCCGGCCTTGGTGCCTTCGACCGCAGTGCCGATCAGCTCGACCTTCACTCTTTCGGGCTTATGGGCCCAAGTGGAGGAGTAGCTATATTGGTCACCCCAATCACCGCCAGGCCTGATTTGCCGAGCTGCTTCTTCAGACTCGGCAGCCACGATGCAACTGTCGTAGGTGTCGTAGCCGCGCTCATCGTCTTGGCTCAGGTAGTAGAGATTCATGTGTCACCAGAACTTGTTGAGGAAGTGGGCCGCAACGTAAATGGTCCCTCCCATGAAGGCCATGACGAAGAGGGTCCAGGTGATGAACAACTTGAAGAACGGGAGCTGCGGGAGGTCGAGTTTCATTTTGGTTTCTCCAGGTGCTTCTTGAGTGCGACGCCAAGTATGCCACCAACCCAAATGCCAATCAAGTAGGGAATCGCCTGAGCCGGGTCCTTGCTCACATCCACGAAGACATACAACACGCAGGCGGTCACAACGACGTTCACACTTGCGGCCATCACCGCCTTGTTCTTGTTGGTGTAGTGAAAAACGAGCGTAGCTAGCACGTCCACGGCCACCCCAGAAGCGAAGGCGGCGAGGAAGTGAATCATGCGACCGGACACCAAGGGCTATGGGTGGGAATCTTCGCCTTAGCCGAGCCGCACTCACACGCCGCCTTCTTCTTGACCACAGCAGAAGAGCCACAAAGAATGGTGGCCTTCAGGTAGTCGTGGTCCATTGGGTTCATGGCCAGGCCGAAAGGGTCCTCGCCTAGACCTCGAACGGCGTCGTAGGCTACCTCCACCTCATGCAGGCTCTGCGGTGTCCAGACTGTGTGACGATTCCCTTGCTGTGTGTAGAAGTGGGATTCCCCACGCACGACGCTTGAATCCTCGCTCACTTCGAGTGCTCCGTGGGGGAGCCAGAGAGTGAACGTCCCGCTCACTTGTTCTCCTCGTAGTGGGCGAAGGCGCCCCGGCGGACCCAGAAGCGATCCCAGCTGATGAGGCCCTCCAGCTCGTAGTCACCTTTGGCGAAGGTCTCAGGGTCGCCCCAGGTCCACAGGAAGTGGCCAGAGTCGAGCTGGACAATCTTGTACCCGGGCGGGAGCGGCTTGTACCGCTTGGGGAAGGGGACGTCGTCGCACCAGTTCATCGTGGTGGCTCCGCTGGGTAGGTGACGATCTTCACGGGTGTTCCCTTCGTTTGAGCCCTGGTGACCATGTCTCGCGTCCCTGGCGTGATGCCGGTGTCAGGGTGGAACGCTATCACGAGGTCTGGGTTCTGGTCAAGCATCTGCTGGTTGCGGAGGTGCCCGGCCTTCTTGCCGTAGGTCTTCCAGTCGGCCGGGAACTTCTGCACCTCGATGCCGTCGTAGATGGCGGCGACCTTGCCCAAGGTGTCTGCGCCACGGGCTTCACCCTCGATGATGACCGTTGGCTTGGTCTCCAGAGCGCGCAGGGTCTGGATGACCAGGTCGAGGAAGTGCCACGGCATGTCGCGGGAGCCGCACACCAGGACTTTCACTTGGCTGGCTCGAATGCCTCAACGGCCCTGAGGCCATCGCTCAGGCAGCGGCCACAGGCATCACGGTAGCGCGGATCGACACCAAACATCTTGACCTGGTCAGCCTCAGTCAGCGTGAGGAGGCGCTTCAGGTCCTCAGGAATCTCTTCACCAGGCGCGAAGAAACCAGAGACCTGGTAGATGTTCTGGCAGAAGGGGCAGCGCTCGTAGGTGCTCATGGCACATCCTCGATGAGGGTGTACACCTTGGACGAGGTGCCGTCCTTCAGCATGGGCAGCCCGTCTTCGTGCAGGACCAGAGAGTAGCGATCCTTGTGGGGGTCCTTGATCTTGTGGAAGATGCAGATGGGCCGAAAGCCTGGCAGACCATGCACACTCACCACCTTCAGACCGGTAACCACGCCGGTCTTCGGGTGCTTGTGGGACCAAATCTGTCCGGGCTTCATGCCTCCACCTCGGGGAGAAGTTCGACACGGTAGGTGCTGCCGGTCTCCGTCTCGAACTGGAAGAATTCAAGGCCGTCGGTAGTGTGGCCACCGGCGGTGATGTTCTTCACTCGACTGGTCTGAATGATGCGCACAGTGGCGCCCTCGGTGAGAGATTCGCCATAGAAGGTGAAGCTCTCTTCGGTCACCGGCGCTTCCCAGAAGAACCCCACTATCTCGGAGGTTCGAAGGGGGTTGCCGCTCTTTTTCTCCCCGGCGGCGAGGCGAATCAACTTCGCTGCTCTGGCACTCATGGCTACTCCTTCTTGAAGGAAGGAGAGATGCCAGTGGCGCCAGCCAGAGAGCGCACGCCAACGGCGAGCACCATGGCCTGGAAGAACGTGATGTGTGGCAGGTTCAGGACGGCCGGGACGAAGTAGTTCCAACACGCCTGGGTGATGAAGGTGGTGATGAGCATGGTGGCGATGGCCGAAACGATGACGGCAAGGACGGTGTTGACGGAAAGACTCATTTGCTTCTCCTGGGGTTGGACAGTCGATTTCTTGCTTCGCGCGCCTTCTTTTGCGCTTCCTGCAGGTTATGTTCTGCTTGCCGCATCTCTGCGACCTTCAGATGTTCTCTGACGATTGTAGCAAGGGCCGCGCTCTGTGACAAGCCGGTAAGCCTTGCGAAGCCCTCTACGAATTTGTACTCGGGCTCCTCCAAAGTCGTAGTGACAGGTCTACCTCGCATCAGTCGAACCCCTGGTTGAAGAGGAAGTTGACTGCCCGGCGGTGGTCGTGGTCGTCCAGGCCCTTCTTGGGCTCCATGACGACGTGCATCACGTTGCCCTGGAAGGTGACGTCCCAGTCGATCAGCTCCATGACTGAAGGGAAGCTGCCCTGCTGCTGTAGGTCCTTCATGATGCCGTCGAGGAAGCCCCTGACGACGGCGGCTGAGACGTCGCTCATTGACTGCCCGACGAAGGCCTTCTCCATGCGCAGGCTCATCTCGCGGCTGATGAGGGCCTTCGTCTCGATGATTTCTTCCTGGGTCATTCCCGGCTCCTGTACACGCGAAGCAGGTACTCCTTGGCAGCCCTGAGACCCTCTTCCCTGTCGACCTTCATGATGAGTCTCTTGACCGCATCGAGGACCTGCTCAGACTCAAGGAGGGTCTGGAGCTTCGTGCCAACGTCCAGGTCGTCGCTCAGCTCCTTGAGGCGGTAGTACTCGTCGTAGCGCATCGCGTCATCGATGTTCATGGGTTCTCCTTGTATTGGGGGCATTCCCTGGCATGACCACAGTACCACGCTTCACAGGTGCACGCCGGAACGAATCCGTTCTCTTTGCGAACCTGGTCAGCGACTGCCAGGACGTTGGCGGGAAGCTGGTCACGGCCCACCAGCAAGGTTCTCTCCCCGAACTTCAGGGCGGTCTTCTTGGTGGCCTTGCAATGGCCGTAGTCATCGTCAATGCCCACGATGGAGAGGTACTCTCGTGGGCCTCGCCAGGAGTCGCTCTGCTTGGCCCCGAGCACCACCCCGAAGCGCAGGCCGGCACAGCGGCCCTTGTTGTGCCCGTAGACGATGATGTCGAAGGGGCTCAGCTCTTTGCCCGCTTTGTCTTTCATGAGACGTTGTCCTCGATGTTCTTGAAGTCGTCGGGAAGGCCGCCGAGGTCTTCCATGATGATGTTCGCTTCCTCCCCCTGGAGACAGCCGTCCTTGAAGTCCACGTCCTTCGCCAACCCAGCGGACTGCAGGTGGTCCATGAAGTCGCGTATGGAGATGCCGTGGTTCTCATGCACCCTTTTGCCGTTGATGTAGATACCCGACCACCCGTCGTCGGTGCCCACCAGCCACACCTCGGTCTTCTTCGGTTTCATGGCTTCGAACGCCTCCCTGAACTTCTTGTCGTTCATGACTACCCTTTCACGCAGAGGACTTGCTTCAAGGTGTGGACGACCTCAACGAGGTCTCGCTGAGCTTCCATCACCGCGTCAATGTCCTTGTAGGCTGCAGGGGTCTCATCGACCACCTCGGCGTCCTTGCGGCACTCGACACCCTCGGTGGCCTTGATGTGGTCCTCGACCGTGAATTGCTTGCGCGCCTGGGTACGAGACATGGCACGACCAGCCCCGTGGCTGCACGAGTCGAAGCTGTCTGGGTTGCCGAGGCCACGGACGATGTAGGAGCGGGTCCCCATCGAGCCGGGTATGATGCCCAGGTCGCCCTTGCGCGCACGTACAGCCCCCTTGCGGGTCACGTAGACGTTGGCTCCGAAGTGATGCTCCTTGGCAACGTAGTTGTGGTGGCAGTTGACGGCGAACTCGTAGCCGGCTGCCAGGTCCAGCACGTTCATGGCAGGTTGGATGATTTCAGGGAAGTAGTGGTGCATCTGCCCCATGACGGCAAGAGCCATGAGGTCGCGATTCTTGGAGGCATACTCCTGCGCCCAGCCGACTGCTTCCATGTAGTCGTTGAAAAGCTCGGTGTTCTCGGGGAAGTAGGCGAGGTCCTTGTCGGGGAGGTTGATGTAGAACTTCTGCATCTCCTCACGAGCCTTGCTGATGAAGAAGGAGCCGATGGCGTTGCCGGGCCCACGCGAGCCGCTGTGCAGCATCACCCAGACATGTTGCTCTTCGTCCAGGCAGACCTCCACGAAGTGGTTGCCAGTGCCAAGGGTACCAAGGTGGCGATCCACCGACTTGTGCTTGATTTTCGGATACTTGTCGGTGATGCGCTTGTAGCGCTCCACCATGGATTCCTGCATGAAGGGGGCGTACTCCAGCGTGGCCTTCACGTCCAGCGGGATGGTTCCCCACGCTCCACGGTCGCCGGGCCCACCATTGGAGGTACGACCGTGCGGCACCGCACGCTCAATGGCGTTGCGAAGCTTGGCCAGGTTGTCGGGCAGGTCAGAGGCACGGAGGGGAGTGCGAATTGCCATCATGCCACAGCCGATGTCAACTCCCACGGCAGCGGGGATGATGGCCCCACGGGTGGGAATCACAGAGCCGACGGTGGCGCCAATGCCGGCGTGGACGTCGGGCATGATGGCCACGTGCTCGTGAATGAAGGGCATGCTGGCGATGTTCAGGACCTGCTGACGCGCTTGCTCCTCGAAGAGGACGCCTCGGGTCCAGGACTTCACCAGGGCCTTGCCAGACTCAGCTTGGAATGGAACATCGTAATTTCGGTTGGGATTCATATGTCCATCGCCCTCTCGTGGTAGCAGCCTTTGCACAGTACCACAGGAACGTCTCGGTTGTGAATCTCGGATGCGAACGGGCAGAAGCCTTCGCTCACGCTATCATCAGTGCCACCACAGTCCTGGCAGACGAGCTTGACGCTTCTTGGCGAGTTGTTGATCTCCTCCAAGATGCGGTCGTTGGCGGCCTTTTTCTTGGCCAATTTTATGAGGCTCATAGCCTGCCAATGAGCCTCAATCTCTGCAGCGTCCATGTGCTTGAAGTCAACCAGACACGCGCCACACTGCATCTCGCCGTCGTCCCCGTACAAGATGGAGAAGTGGTTGGGGTCGTGACGGAGCCAGAGCAGCCTCTGGAGTCGCTCCACCTCACCTACCAGGTCGTAGACCAGCCGATGGGGCTTGTCCTTCCATTCAGCTGCCAGGGGCCCAAGCCCGCTGGGTGCGCGGTGGTAGTCGTCGGTGTTCATCGGTTCTCCAGTTCCTTCCGGTCGGCCTCGATGGCCCGCCAATTGGCGCAGTAGGCCTCGGAGCCGTAGGCCGGGTCGACCTCTTCCCATGCCGCCCGGCCGACGGGGCCAAACCAGGTGCCGGCCTCCTGGGCAATCAGGACCTTGGCGAAGAGGGTGCCGACAGCCGTCCTGGTCCTCTCCAGCCAGCCCCGGGAGGGGGAGTTGAAGCGCATGAAGTGAACGAACCGTCGGCCGTTGGAGGCGGTGGCCACCAGGTAGAAGCTGAGTCCTTCCATCATCTCGCCATCCTCCGAGACGCCGGCGTCGTAGACGTCAGAGGCGATTTCGACTTCCCAGCTGGTGTTTGCGTTCATGTGAGGCACACTACGCCCCCTTCAGCTTGGTGTCAATAGCCCTTCGAGCTTTTCTTCTGGCACCTCGATTGGTCTTCTTCTGGACCCCGCCGTACTGGTACTTTCCAGCCTTGGCCAATTTATCGCACATTTCATTGATGGGGTGGCCGTCGTGACCTCGGACCCACCTGGTGCTGACGATGGCTTGGGCACAAATTTGTCGCACATGGTTGGCCAGGGCGACGTTTTTGGTCGCTGAGAAGGCCCCGTTGGCCAGCCCCAGGACGTACTGGCTGTCTGACACCAGCTCGATGCTGTACACCTTGCCCTTCATCGCCTCGAACTCTGGGTGCCCCAATAGAGCACGAAGTCCTTCTCGGGCGCCCATCAGCTCGGCAATGTTGTTCGTGCCCACTGGTGCCCCGCCAGAGCCCGCACAGAGGACTCTGTCGTCCATCAGAACCACCCACCCCCAACCGATGGCCCCGTGACTGTTGCCACCGCTGGAGCCGTCTGCATAGACGCTGAACTTCGTCGCTGTCACTTCTTGCTCCAGGGGCACCACGAGCTGTGAAAGGGGGAGCCGAACTTGTGCCCCAGCTTGTGTGCCCCGCACTCACATGTGCTGGTGAGGTCGTCAAAGAAGACGTTCTTGCGCGGCTGCAAGACCTTCTGCATGCCGTAGTACCTCATGTTGGTGCCTGGGACGGCCACACCGGGGCATGGTCGGACCTGGTTTGTCATGACGGCCATGATGGTTACCCGTGCCCTACAGACCCGACAGACACTCACCAGGTCTTTCGTTTCAAAGTCGTGGTCCATGTTAGTTCAGAAGACCGCCGGTAGGCGAAGAGGTACGAGGGAGCTTCGCTCTGACAGCAACCTCATCCAGAAGCTCCGCACTCTCGAAAATCTTCCTCAATTCAGTGACATGGACACGAATCGGAGCCAAGATGGGCTCCAACTTCTCCTCTTCGAGGCCCGGGAAGTCGTCGGCGCTGAGAGAGATTTCCAGAAGCTTAGTGAAGAAGTTGAATCTCTCGTTGTCCAGCGGGAGCATTGCCGTCGGGATACCGTGGAGACCCATCAGGGCCCCAACCACGACCAGTGGTTGCTCGGCCTGATTCATGTACTCGGTCGTCCTCAGGATGCTCACGCATTGGAGGGGGACGGAGTCCTCGCTGTAGAGAATTTTCTTCAGGGCCCTGGTGAAGTCGAGCCGAAGCAGGCTTCTGAGGGCTCCGAGCTGGTCTACATTGACGACTGGCACTCTGAGCAAGCTCACACTGCCTCCTGGTGCAAGACTTGGAAGGGTTGGGCGTTGTTCCAGTAGACGAGGTCCCCTGGGTCACCTTCCGACATGATGAACTCCAAGATGAGGTCTGCCAGCGTCCCCTTGGGGGTGACGCCACAGTCGAACTTGATGCCTCTTTCCAAATTCTCGTACACGACCGAAACTCCTTGTTTTGTATCTCTGACAGTCCAGCGGGCTCCGAGGGATTTCATGGTGCCCCATGTGTATCTGACTGGGGCCCACATGTCAAGTCACCAGGAGGACCTGAATGCGCTCTTCCCCGGCCTCGACATTGGTCTTGAAGTCCTCCTCAATGCCGTACTTGGTCTTGAGGGCCGTCGTGGCGTGGACATCGGCCACACGGTAGTTGTGGTCACACCCTTCGACCACCAGGAGGGCGTTCTCGTCCACGTCGGCGAGCATTTCGCGAAGCTTCTTGACAGTAATAGCTCTCACACTCGGCCTCCCTCAAGCCACTCTTCGAGGGCCATCCTCACGGCCTTGGCTGGTGCAATGGTCCCGTCGTTCCAGTCGGTGATGAGGTCGCCAATCTCATTGCGCACCTCACGCGGGAGAGAGTTGAAGATTTTGGCTGTCTCGTCGAGGGCCTTGAGCACCTTGGTGACGGCCCGCTGGTTCTTGGCCGTTTCGGTATGGAGACTTTTCATGCTGTCCCCGGCGACTTGATGAAGACAATGACGCGGCCATCGGGATGGGTCTTGGAAATCTCCAAGAGCTTCTCCAGAGAGGAGGTGGTCAGGACCAGGACCTCCCCGTCCTTGACCTTGAAGAGGGCCACTCCCTGCTGTTCGATTTGCCCTTCGATGCTCTTGACGATGTCACTCACTGACAGCCTCCGTGTTTTCTTGGGGGACTTCTTGCTCTTCTTGGGTGCTGCTTTCTTGCTCACGTGGTACCTCACATGGGATGAAGACGTCGATTGGAAGGGCAATCAGTTTGCCGCAAGTGCCCGCGTTGGTGCAGAAGGTGATGAGAATACCATCGTCCAGGAGCTGGACACGAGGCTGGCCACCGATGAAGATGCCACCACTGAGAGACTTGACCAGGGTGGCCAGGTCTTGCGGTCGCATGCGGATGCGCGCCTCAGGGAAGCGCTGCCAGCTCTCGTCGAGGCTCACTTGGTGCCCTTCTTGGGCTTCTTTGCATTCTTGTCGACCAGGGCCTTGATGGCCTCAATGGCCTCGCTGTCGTGAGCCCCGTAGCCGTAGAGGCTGCCGTCGGGGTTGCGCATTGCCAGGGCCTCCCAGGAGGTCTCGGTGGCACTGAAGGCGTCCTCTTCGAGGCCGTTGCAGCTGCAGTGGCTGCCGCCGTACTCCATCAGCTTGCCGTTCTTCTTGAAGAAGATGGTCGCAGAGCCGCTGTAGTCCTCGTAGTCGTAGGCTGCCCAGAGGATTTCCTTGTCGGTGGGGAAGTTGGGGTTGTTCTCCCGCCAGTTCTTGCGGTCTTGCTCCTGGCTGTTGCTGTAGCCGGTGTTGGCGAGGCTGTCGACGACGTCCTCGTACTTCTCCCAGATACCGAAGTACTTCTTTGCGGTGGTCATTTCTTCTCCAGGGACTTCTTGTAGAGCTTCAGGAACAGCTTCAGGGCGCCCATGGCTCCAACGGCGTCCACATTGAACTTCTTTCCAAGAGTGTGGCGGACATCTGAGTCCCAGTCAAGGGCCTCGTCAATCATCCGTCGCATCGCCACCTTGTCGATGACCAGGAGGTGATTGCGTTCCTTTTCATTGGCGAGGTCCTCATCTGCCTTCTTCAGGGCCCTCTTCAGTTCGGCGTGAGTCATGACCTCATTCTCGTACTCGTCAATCTCGTTGGCGAATTCCGTCAGCCTCTCGGAGGTCTGCTTGAGGATCTTTTCCGCATCCTCCACTTCAGCCAAGATTTGCCAGGCGGTGGTCATCGTCCTCTCCTCTTGCGGTTGGCGAGCTTCTCGTTGGCCTCCGCCTTCACGATGCGGAAGAAGACCATCTCCGCCACATCTCGAAGGGGGAGGGTGTACTCCCGCCGCCGGCGGTAGGGCTTGACGCTGAAGAGGTTGGCCCCACGGTCGATGATGATGGTGACCCCAGCTGCCTGGTCAAACTTCCCGTCAACCCTGAACTTGGACTTGCTCATGCTTCCCCCAGGTCTACCATGTTCTCGAAGTCCAGAACAGGGTCCTGACCAAGCTGGTAGGCGAACCAGGCATTTTCTTGGTCTTGGACCGTGAGGTCGCAGGGGTCATCGCCTTCGTCATGCTCGACGACAATGACGACCTTCTTGCGGGCAACTACTTCGACTTCCACCTTGCTCTTCACTTGGTCTCCAGTGCGGCCTTTGCCGCCTTCTTGGCAGCGCGGGCCGCCTTCTTCTCAGCCTTCGCCTTCTCAGCGTCGACCCACTCCTGGGTGACCGCATTGACGCGGGTCAGAGTGGTCTGCTTCAGGCCCTTGTAGTCCTCGTTCTTCTTGACGGTGCCGGCCAGGATGTACTCGTTGCCGATGACCCAGGTGCCCTCGGAGAAGCTGCCCGAGGCGAACCAGGTGAGGGCGTTGCCGGCCTCAGAGACGAACTTGAGCATCGTGGTGCAGCCGTAGTTGCCTTCCAGCTCCTTCTGGCCCATGAGGGTGGCCTTCACCACCACCTTGTCGCCCTCGGTGGCGAAGAACTTCGAGGTCTCCTTGAGGTTCGAGAACTTGCGGCGCTCGATCTCCTTGCCCTGCTCGCGGGTGGCGGTGGCGATGATGCTGGCCGCGATGCCCGAGCCCTTGAAGTCGATGACGCCCATGCGGCAGACGATGTTCAGGTTGTGGAGGTAGTCGTTCAGCTCGCCCTTGTCCAGCTCGCTGTCGATGAAGACCTGGAGGTACTCCTTGCAGTCCTGGCCGCGCTTGAAGTCTTCGGCGGTGGGGATGTACTTGGGGTTGATGTCGCGGGTCTTGCCCGAGGCGACCGCCATCATCACGCCCCAGGCGGTGTCAGCCGAGGCGTGGATGGTAGCCCCACCACCGTTGTTCATGTTGCGGGCCTGGGTGCGGCTCATCCAGCCATCGACCCGGATGACGGCGGCCACGTGGCCCAGGAAGGTGACGAGGCTGAAGTGGGTCATCCGCTCGCCACCCATGCCACCCTCGAACTCCTCGCCAGCCGAGACGGCGTCGGCCAGGTACTCGAAGAGCTTGGCGACATTCTCGGGGTTCGCGTGGCCCAGGAAGTCAGCGAGGCAGTTGCTGCCGACGACCTTGAACTCGGGGTTGGTGGTTGCGTTCATGAGTTGTGTTCTACAGGAGTCTTTCTGGGCCGTCAAGCCCTCAGCTGTCGAAATCGAACACAATTCGCAAGTTGTCGGGATTCCCGGGCATTGCGAGGTCGACCAACTCCTTCAGGATGTCGGCCCAGCCCTCACCCAGGAACTCCAGGAGGGTGACCGGCGGGCCAGGCTCGAAGCCAGGAGCCCCAGTGTACGGTGGGCGGACATCGACGAAGGTCTGGTTGTAGTCGACCGCCAACAGCTCTGTCAGGGTCAGGTAGGAAGCGCTGTGGACGCCCCAGTCGGTGCCATCCTTGTACTCCTTGATGCGGTGCTGGGTGGCAGGGGAGCCGTCCTGGGGATAGCCACGAGGCTCTGGGAGCACCTTGGGCACGTCAGAGTAGTTCCGCACGGCCCCGCCTGTCAGGAAGGCGAAGCGGCCGTAGGTGCGGTCTTCGAGGTAGTCTGGAGCCGGCATGTCGACCCAGGTGCCGTCAGTCATGCGAATTTCCACGTACGGATGAATGTCACAGCCCATCTTCGACCTCCACTTCAAGGACTTCGTAGCGGCTCGTCTTGCTCTTGCTCAGCCGATTCATCTTGGAGGCCAGGCCATAGGCCCTTTCCTTGGAGAAGAAGGCTGCCTCGGGGGCGCTGTAGCCCTCGTAGTCAGCCTCGAAGGCCACCAGGTAGACGGTTCGTTTCTCGGGCTTGTCGGTCACGGGGTCTTCCTCAGCACGTACAGCGTCTTGCGACGGCGCTCAGTGTTGCAGTGGTCGCAGCCGGTGGCGTGCTCGCGGAGGTGGGCGGGGATGGTCTCACCGGGGGCGTTGCGAACCATGACGGCCTTCTCACCGTCCACGTCCACCACGTCCAGGGCTGCAGCGAAGGTCCAGCCGGCCAGCTTGGGGCGGGGGCCCGAGACGGTCACAGTGTGGAAGCGGTCGAACACGCCCAGGCCGATCTCCTTGCCGTTGATGTCCAGGCGGGTCTCGCCGTACGGGGTCTTGGACTTGCGCTCCACGTCCTCGGTGGCGATGACCTTCATCTCGATGGGCTGGCCCACCAGCTTCACGGCCTTCTTGGAGAGCTTGGCAAGCCTCTCGCGGAGGGCTTCCAGGTTGCCGTCCGGGATGCGGAAGGTCTGGATGACTTCGGTCTCGGTGGTGGTTTCGTTGGACATGGCAGTGTTCTACAGGAACGCTTTCTGGCTGTCAAGGGCCCCAAAGAGCTTGCTGCAGTGCTCGTAGATTTTCCTCACGTGGGCAAGGTACTCGCCACCAGCTTGCTTACCTTTTGCATAGTTACATGTAGTACAACAAGGAACGCAGTTCCCAGGCACGTATCCCTTGCTGTTGTCCCAGCGGTCAATCCCATTGACTAAAATCTCCGACGGCGTACCCCCACCCAAAACTCTGGAGAACCGCTCGCCGCAGAAAGCACATGCCCCTCTGAACAATTCAATCGCCTTCTCTTCAGAGAGAGACCAGCAGTAGCCACGGGATTCAGCGCCTTGGCGGTACCCTCTTATCAATCGAATAAACCGGCCCTTCACCGTTACCTTCAGCATTTGCTGGTGTTGCCAACTGCCGCGTAGACATCCGCAACTACGAGCGCCAGCCTTCTTTTTGCGAAGGTGCCCCGCCGAGACTAAGTAGTTCTTTGTCCCGCAAGAGCAGTCAGCCCGCCACCACCTGCCATCACCACCATAACCCTTTTCGGCTCTGGACACTACAGTCAACATTCCGAAAATCTGTCCGATTTGGATTTTGTCGGGTTGACTGAGTCCTCGTTCCCGGGCCAACTCCACCGAGAGGCATCCACAGCTCCTTGTCTTGCCGCCGAGAAGGGTCGAGGCCCGCCGTAACAGATTGTGCCGGCCACAAGAGCAGTCGACTCGCCATCTGGTGCCGCCTTGTTTGTCAATCCTGCTGGATTCACCAACAACGGTTAATCGACCAAAGGTCTGGCCGATTGTAATCCCGGCACGGTTGATCCTCTTTAGCCCTAGTTGACGGCACATTTCATCGTTGAGGCAGCCACAGCTCCTGGTACTGCCAGCATGCAGGCCCTTCTGTTCTCTCAGTAGCCCTTTCTTACCGCAAGAGCAGTCGACGACCCATACCCGACCACCACGTCGTCTTTCCTCAGCCTCAGCTACAACCGTCAATCTTCCGAAGGTCTGGCCGACGTAAACTTTCAGACACGCACAGCCCGTGGATTTTCCACTCATCAACTTGCTGGCGGTGACAACGCGCTCTGTCCCGCATTGACATTTGACACCCCAGGCGACCGCGCCCAGGTGGCGGCTTTCTGGTCCAACGACCGTCCACTTTCCGAAAACCTGACCAACCTGAAGTTGTGGAGATCTAGCCATGGCTGCATTTTCGGTACATCGAGTTGAAGAGGGCCAGTCGGGCAGCAGCCAGTGGCAGGTAGGCGCCGCCAGTTTCGGGCCACCGAGCGATGAGGCCCTCTACCTCCGTCTCCAGCTCTGCGCGAACCCGCTGAATGGCCATATCCTTGATCTCATTGAGACCGTAGTGCCCACGAAGATCGGGCTTCAGCTGGTCATACATAGCCATGACGCGAGTCGTCAGGTCGTCTCTGGTGGTCATGGCATCCTCACGAACTTGTCAACGAACTCGCGGTCAGCCGTGAACACCGGCGTCTCCTCGGGGATGTACCACTCGCTGCGCAGCACGGTGCCAATCTCCCTGGTGCCGGCCGGCTGGAACTTGACAAACTCGTTGAAGAACTCCTTCTCGACCTGGCGCTTCACCACCACGCGACCGTCCTTCAGGTGGGAGTGGAGGTCTGCCCAGTTGTGGCCCTTCTGGAAGCACAGCTCGTGTTGCTCAGCTCGACCCTTGCCCTGCAGCTCCTTGTGGCTGTAGAGGCTCTGAGAGAGCATGGAGAGGCTGTTCCGGTTCCAGTCCTGCTGTCTCCACACAAAGTAGTTGGTTACCTCACCTGGTGGGAGAATGAAGGCACGTGCGTCGAAGGTGGCCACACGGACCTCGGGGAAGAGACGGTCGCTTTGAGCCGTCAACATCGCCGAGGCCATGCCTGCGGCCACACTAACCATCTTCTGCAGGTTGTTGTCGAACCAGGAGCTGGTCTTGATGTCCTGGTAGTCCACCAGGAGCAGGCTGATTTCATCGCTCTGGGTGTAGGCCATGACACAATTCTGCACGTTGTGACAGAGGTACTTCGTCACCGTGTCCATGACGTCCATCAGGTCTTCACTGAAGGGGCGCTTGAGACCCTTCGTGTAGGTGTGGAACGCCTTCCCGTCCAGGCGGATGATGACTGGGAGCTTCGTGGTCAGGTGAGCCCGCGAGACATCCTCGTAGGCCTTCATGCGGTCGCCCAAGCTGTCGTGACTCATTCTTCCTCCTCAGTGCCGTCCTCGTCTTCTTCCTCTTCGTCCTCGCCTGCAATCTCTTTCTCGTACTGCTTGAGGCAGTCATCGCCGCAGAAACCGTCGTCATAGCTCCCATACGAGTAGTCATGGAAGCATTGCTGACAGATGCCCACCTGCTTTGGAATCTTGTTTGGCTTGCTCATGGCTTTTTCGTGTAGCTCCAGATGACCTTGCCATCGGGCCCCTTCACTTCCAGGGTGCCGACTGGCTGCCCCTGGGTCATGAGATGGGCGAGGTCGGTGGCCTCTTCGTAGGAGGTGAAGTGCAGGCTCTTGCCCAGGACCATGCCCATGGTGGCCGTCACTGTGTACTTACCGTCCACTGTTGGCCGTCCTTTTCTGGTCCACCAGAGCCAGGCCCTCGGTGATGGCACGGAGCACGAGCTTCAGCACCAGCCTCCCATCGATTTCCGTCCTGACGGCCTTCTTGCCAAGCTGGCGGTCGACAAGGAAAACCTTGCCCGTCAACTCCAATGTTGTATCGGTCCTCTGCTTCTTTTTAGTCGCCACTGTCAACTCCTCTTCGAATGTGAACCTGCCGTCCCTTGATGCTGACGTCGAACTCCTGACCGTACCACGCCTTCCTTTCAACGTCAATGAAGGCCAAAATCTCCTCGGGGGTGGTGTCGTCATCGAAGTCCACCACCCGATTGCTCACATAGTAGCATCGCCCACCCGCTCCAGCAAGGTAGCCGGTATCCTTGGTGATTTTCACTTGTCCTCCGGGCCATACATGGTGGTGTTGTAGGTTCTCAGTGCTGGCCAAGTGGTGTCTCCGGTGCGCTTGGCCAGGACCAGGGCGAATTCCTCCAGCTGGTCGACAACCTTTTCCCAGTCATCATCATCGGCCCTGCGTTTGATGATGTCAAGTGCTCGGCCTGCGCGGATTTTCAAGGCGTCCTTGCGATTCATGCTTCCATCCTGTCCATGACAGCTTCAGCGAGGGTGTCGTAGCCCATGTGGTCGTTGCGGTCATCCCGGCGCTCCAAGAGGAAGTCCTCGTAGGAGGCCACCTCGGCCATCGCGTGACGGTACCAGTGGTGGGCGGCGGTCACGTAGCCCCTGGGGGTGGCATCAAGGCTTCTGACCTTGAGTTCTTCCGCCACATCGCGGTCGAAGTCGCCGGTGGTGTAGTAGCCGATGGCCCGGACGGTGAGGTCGCGGAGTCGGCGGTATTCGTTGCGGAGCATCGGGGTATCCATCTCTTCGAGTCGGAGGTTGTTCATGGGTCCTTTCTATCAGCCGTACCGTTGGCTGTCAAGAGCTGTTTGTGAATGTGGCGCTTCAAAGCATCGAGTTTGGTGTTTTCTTTGCCGATGCAGAGGAGCATGTCGGCCAGGAGATTGTTGAGGCGCCTGAGGACCTCCCACTCACCTTGGCCAGCGTAAACCTGGAGAAGCTCTGAGATGTAAGCATCTTCGATGGTCTTCATCGGCACGCCTTGCAGTAACTCTGGGCACGCATCTTCACTGGCACGCCGTTTGCATCCCTCTTCATGACACGCACCCCGAAGTTCTGCTTGGGGATGTGAGCCTTGCAGCACGGGCAGGTGAGCTTCTCGGGCAAGGCCTCGAAGAACTTCGCCACCACGTCGCCATCGTTGCGAGGTGCAGCAACCGGGTCCAGGCCGTTGCGGAGGACCTCCTGGAAGGCGAGGTCGGTGCGAGCCAGCTCACCCTCGGGGGTCTCGGCAAAGTAGCGCTGGAGGGCAGGCAGGGCCTTCACGGCGGCGATGCCCTTCTCGACGAAGGCTCGGTGCTCGGGCCCGTGCCACTTCTCCTTGCGCATCGGGAAGGGGCGGATACGGAGACGACCGGCGAAGTCGGTGTACTCCTTGGTAAGCTCCCACTTGGCGCGGATTTCAGTGTAGCGCTTCTTGCGGTCCAGGTCGTGGACGTAGTGGGCCACCTCGTGGACGACAGTCAGGGGGTTGAGCATCGTGGGGTGGTAGACGATTTCCTGGCCTTTCCGCGACGAATCAGCCTGGACCCTACCAGAGCTGTACCAGGACTTGGTCTTCTTAACCCTTGAGAATCGCTTGGAGTTTTTGTCCAGGAGGGTGACCGGGATGGCCTCCAGACCGAAGTACTTGCAGAGCCAGGTGGTGAGGTCTGCGCAGGCTTGGAAGCTCAGCTTGATGGACTCGGCGGTCTTGTGGCGGCGGTTCTCATCGGCGTAGTACTTGAGGTAGGCCATGGTAGAATGTTTGTAGCAGAAGGGATCGGAGCCTGTCAAGCGGTAATCTTTACTTCGGATAGGCCGGGGTAGAGAAATCCCCCAGGTCACCATAACCCCAGGAGAAACACAGTGGCAAACATTCCAGTGGAATTTAGTATCAATGTCAAGGGCGAAGTCACCGGTGAGGACTTCAAGGGCGTCTTCAAGGCCGTCCCCCGTCTCAGTCACCGGGACAATCTCCGGCGTGACCAGCTCCGGCGTGACCTGCTGGGTGGGAAGCCTGAGGACGCCAGCCCTGACGCCATGAACGTCAGCTTGGTCTTCTCGAAGATTTGGGTCCACCTGGTGGAAGCCCCCAGCTGGTGGAAGGACAGCGGGAACGGAGTGAATCTCCTCGATGAGGCCCCAGTTGCTGCGGTCTACGACAACGTGGCCCGCATCGAGCGTGAGGCTATCGAGGCCGTCCAGAAGAAGTCCCAGGAGGCTTCTGAGGCCGTCAAAGAGGAATTGAAGGAGAAGCTGTGAAGAACTTCAAGGTGATAGCAGGTAAGACAGGCGCCACCACGAAGGTCTTCATCGACGGCAAGAAGGTGGGGAACTGCACCCGTCTGGTCTTTGAGGCCCAGGCTGGCGGCCTGAACAAGGTCGTCATGGAGTTCTTCCCAGTCTCTGTGGAGATTGAGAACGGCGAAGCCGGTGCGACACTGCTCCGCACGAAGCCGAGGAAGCCCAAGAAGGTTGTATGAACCACTACGACGCCCTCAAGCTCCTGGCTCTCAGGGCTGTCATGAAGCCGGATGGTGAGGCCAGTTATCGAAGTATCTGCCGCTGGTACAGCACCACTTTCCATACGCCCCTCCATCTTGTTGATGAAATTCCCGAGGATGAAGTTTTGACGGCCTACTTCGAGTCTACCTGCGAGAACATGGAAGACCCCGAAAGACAAGACCTATTGAGCAAGCTCCTAGAAACTGATGAGGATCGGCGACGTAAAGCCCTCGCTAAAGACCTGGAAGAGGTTGAATCCTTTGAATTTGCTCGTCAGATGGCCCAAGAAGAGAAACAAAAGAGGGCCAAGGCTAAAATTGCCGATGTCAAGGTAGAAAAGAGAGTCTCTATGCTTTCTGCTGCAGATCGGCGCCCCGCCTCCTTGCCCCAAGATTCAGCCAAACCGGCATTCGAAAAATTAGAGCCAGACGTCAACATCAAGTTCGTGGGAGCAGAGGATTTTGAGAAGGAACTTGAAGGGTTTGGTAACATGACTCCCAAAGAGGGGAAGTGACAATCTTTCAGGTACTCCCCGAGGTCTAAGATGGCAGACTCTAAGCAAATCAAATTCCAGTTCGTAGTTGACCAGGGCAGCGCCCGCGAAGTCAACCGAGTTCTTGATGAGATGATCAAAAAGGCCCAGGACCTCGGCAAAGCCTTGCAAGGGGTCGGTGGCGGTGGCGGTGGTATTTTGGGTGGGGTCAGAGCGGGCTCTGGGACTCCCAGCTCTCAGAGCACGCTTGCTGGCCGTGGTGGCTCTGCCAGCCAGAGGGGCGGGACCTTCACTCAGATTCTCGGTGGTAGTGCTGATGGCTTCAAGAAGCTGGCGTCAGAAAGCGGCGCGGCCATGAAGGCCATGACCGACTCCCTTCAACGGGCAGCCAGTCAGCAACAGAGCGCAGTCGATAAGCTCTCGAAGGAGCTGGACGCCCTTGCCAAGATGTACGACAAGGTCGGCGGTAAAGCCAGCGGCGCTTTCGGCGAGAAGCTCCAGGGCCTGATCCTCAACAAGGCCCAAGAAGTTCAAGACTCCAGACGAGAGCTGAGCAAGCTTCGCCAGATGGAGGGGGACCAGATGGCTGGCCCCCGGGATGACACCGTCATTCCTGGGGAAGCGAAGAGAGGCTTCGGCGGGCGCATGAAGGATGCCTACGCCCAAGGCGGCGTGCGAGGGCTCATGGGTGCCGAGATGGCGCCTGGATTCGGTGGTGGGCGCTTCGGCATGTCAGGGGTCGGGACTATCGGTCAGGCATTGGCCCTGGCTGCGGTCGGCAAGTGGGGCTACGACGAGGTTCGTGAAGGCGGTGGGGGCATCTTCTCCAGCGATCCCAACAACGCCGGCCAGGGGGCCATGGACCTTCGGGCCAAGTCTCGGCGGGGCAAGCTGCTCAACAGCCGGATTGACGCACTCCGTGGCGGCGACATCTCTCAGTTGATCGTCCGAGAGGATATTGCAAGGGACTCGGCCACCGAGAAGTACTACCAGCAGCAGATGGATGCCGCTTCAACCGCAGAGGCCTACGCCAAGGGCGGTATGGAAGGTCTCGGCAAGCTTCCCCTCATCAAGCAGGCCCTCGGGTTGGTCGGCAAGGGTGGCGGCGAAGGAACAGCTCTTGAGGGGCTCACCACTGCAGAGATCCAGAGCAAACTCCTGGAGAACATCCAGTCTGTCGAGGCAAAACAGTCGGACAACGTTGACACGCACCAGCGCCTCAAAGACTTTCAGTACTACCAGAGCAGCCTTGGTAGTCGCACCAATGCTCAAAGAGTGATGGGCCTGACCCTGCACGGCAAAGACGGTCGTGGTGGGCCGCAAGGGACCTACGGCAATCTGGCCGGCTGGGCGACGGAGCAAGCTCTCAATCCCGACCAGGTGGTCAGCAACTTTGGCAGCCTCCGAATGATGGGGGGCTCGAAGTTTGCTGGTCAGATGGCTAAGTACGAGACCCTATCACAAGCTGGCGGCTATAGCGGTTTCGGCCAGCTCGCAGCCCATGCCCAGGGTGGTGGTGGTACCGCACAGCAGGCCTTCCAGTTGGCCCGTGGTGCCTTAGGCGGTGGCATTGCTACCGGAGCTGGCATGCAGCTCGGCGGGTTGATGTTCGGGTACAACCCGCTCGGTACTACGAGCGGTGAAGGCCTTCTGGCCGCATCCCAGATGGGGATCGATTGGAAGTCCCTGAACGAAGGCCAGCAGTTCAATAAGGTCCAGGCGCTCGGTGGAGGGATGAAAGGCCTCAATGCCGTTGCCACCGGCACGCTTGACAACGAGTCTCTGGGCGCCAGTGTGCTCAGCGCCAAACGCATCTTGGGGCAGGACACCACCAACCCCAACCGTCTGGGCACCCGTGCTATCGACTATCTAGCCAGTGGAATGGACCTGAAGCAGATGTATGACATTGGGCAACGTGGCGGCAAGATGACAGACAAGATGGATGTCTACGGAATTGGTCGAAGCGATGTTCGCCAACAGTTTTCGGCCAAAATCTCTTCACTATTTAAGTCTCAGCTGGACGATCCAGCGGTAGCACCTGGCTTGAAGAAGCTCATCGGCGGCTTGGATGCTGACGCTGCCAGCGTGGCGGCTGGAGGGCCCGAAGGTAACACCCTCCAAAGGCTGCTCGGAAAGGGGAAGGGATCGCTCTCGGCTGCCGAGAAAAAACAAATCAACGTAGCTCTGTCCAACCGAACGGGCATGGGTGGAGAGGAGGCTGAGGCAGCACGCGAGGTGCTCGGCGGCTTCGGACTTGGAATCAAGAACTACAAGATCAAGACGGGAGACGCTCTCGGAGCCAAGCTGTCTGGGCCTGAGCAGGCTTCAGCAGCCGCTGCTGCTGAAGAGGTTCGGCTTCGAGAGGCGGGGCTCAAGACCGATGACCCGACCGCGAAGATCAAGGGGGGCCATGAAGCGGCCAAGGCGCAGAAGGACTTCGGCTCGAATCTAGGCGCTGAGGTGTCCGACGTAGCTGCGCATCTTGCCAGGCTCGCAACTGCCATCTCAAAGGCCACTGAAAAGATCGAAGGAAAGAGCGGGATGCGAGAGAAGGCCACGGGCGGGTAAGAATTCATGAGCTTCAATATCAGCAATGAGTACGAAAGTCAGGACTACCTGTCCCTCAATCCGCATTGGATTGTGGTTGTGCTGCCTTTGAAGTTTCCGGTTACCTACAAAAGAAGCTCGGCCACCTCGTTCAGTCAAGACTACTCGCAAGCGGTTGCACTTCAGGCCGCCGTAATACTGACCAGCGAGGTCCAGTCAATCGGCGTCAGCTCCACCAAAGGCAATCATGTTGGCTCACTGAATGCTACCCTGTTCCCGGACAAAGAGTTCCTGTCTATCATCAACCCGGGCGACTATGTTTTTTGTTGGATGATGAACGACGAAGAGACCTTCAGAGATGTGATAGACAAACTGAAGAAGGTTACCGGCCACGAAGTGGGTGATGCGCCCAACGGTTTCCGAGACGGACTCAAATTCTACGGGAGAGTGAACTCAATCAGGGAGCAGGTTCAACAGTTCCCTGATGGTCGACGGCAAGCCCGTTTCCTCATGAATGCGAACAGCTTCACCGAGCTGGACGCGACCTTCTTCTACGAAGAGCACCTCTCTTTGCTGCAGGCTGGCCCAGCCACTCAGATCAAGAAAATGAACCTGGAGATCGACAAGATCTTCGACGACTCCACAGGCGAGGCGGGTATCATTCCCAATCAGATGATTGTATCGCTGATTGACGTATTCCTCGGAAAGGGGGTCCAGAAAAATCTTGGAAGTGGTCAAGAGGACCCCGCACTCAAATCGACCTTTGGTACCGAGGGGGACTACGCCCACATCGTTCCAGAGCTGGTTGGGGCCATTCTCAACAAGCCTGACGTCTCCACCCGCATCCAGAAGACCGCAGACATCATCGAGGTGGTCCACGGAATTCAGCACTACAGCGACTCGGCTGCGCAGGAGTTCGGAACAAAAGACTCCAAGACCCTCTACGAGTCCTTTGCTCCCACCGGTACGAATCAGACTAGTAGCCGCAGGTTCACGGGCGAGAATCTCCTTGGAAGAAACACCCCGGTCCCACCCACCCTCACGAATAAGCCCCTGTGGGCCGTATTGAATGACTACCTGAATCCGTCCTGCAATGAGATGTACGCAACCCTGAGGGCCAACACAGAAGGCAAGGTGGTCCCAACAGTGATTGTCCGTCAGATGCCCTTCACTACTGACGCCTACACCCAGGCTAACGTAGCTGCCACCTACTTTCAAGAGCTGCCCCGCTGGAAGGTGCCGGAGATTATCGTCAGGGACGCTGACATTGGGCGCTCCGACGCTCTTCGATTCAACTTCGTTCACATCTATGGCACATCAGACACTATCGGTGCCAGGAACGCTACCCAGCAGATCGTAGACGCGCCTCCTTACGCAGATCCACTCGACATCGCTCGATCAGGCCTCAGGCCGTTCATGATGACCGTGCCCTGCTGGGTCAATGAGACCAGGGAGGAGCAAGGCCCCAAGAAGTGGATGACTTTGGCGTCCGACTTCATCATGGGCCAGCAAATGACGCTGACTGGCATCCTACATACCGTCGGCATTCAGACCCCCGTTTGTGTTGGGGACAACCTGGAGTGGGATGGAAACCTGTACCATATCGAATCCATCAGTCACTCCTGTCAGGTCTCATCGGATGGGAAGAAAAACTTCAGCACCACCCTCGGCCTGACCCACGGGATGGGCATCGACACCTTTCAGTCTGGCGACTCCACAGACCTCCGCCTGTACGCAAGGGTAGATTCCACTAAAGAAGAGTCAACTTTTATTCCGAAGCTCACGGTTGAGAGAAAAGACTAATGATCGACAACACCATCATACCCTGCTACTTCAACACCGAAACGCGGGGGGCTCCTCAGTCTACAGAGAGCATGAACAATCTGGCCATGAGGATCGGTGAGGTCAAGGCTATCTTCTACCCAGACGACAAGAAGAATATCTCGGGTAAGTTGGTTGAGTATACGGTGGAGGTTCTCCAGCAGGACGGGAGTTCGACCATGTCGTCCACCCTCTATCACGGATGTGTCGTCAGTCATCTCTTTGGCGGAGTAGCAGACCGCATCAACTACACGCTACGCCCCGCTGAGAAACAGAACGGCGGTGAGAAGAAGACCGGCGGTGCTGGAGTTGGGTCTAAGGTGCTGCTCCTGTGCATCAATGGCAACAAGACGAACGCTGTCATCATCGGGGGATTGCCAGACCTGGACAGCTCCGAAGACGACAAGAAGGACGACGGGCACAACCTCGCGTTCGAATTCAATGGCGTTCAGATTGGGGTCAACAAGGACGGTGAGCTGCGGATTCGCTACCGTGGTCAGACGAAAGTAGATGGAACCCTGGGCGACAATGCCAACGCCGATGCAGAAGGTAGCACTGTCATCTTCAACAAAGATGGCGACATCAAGTTGTACACCAAGGACGAGAAGCAGTTCATCCACCTGAACCACAAGGACAAGAAGCTCGAAATCCTGGCTGATGAAGAGTGGAACGTCAAGGTCAACAAGAAGCTCATCTTCGAGGCTGGCGACGACATCAGTATCACCGGTAAGAAGGCCTGCAGCATCGAAATTACCGACAACATCACCATGAAGTCGAAGGGCGTCCTGGTTGGTGACGCCACTGACGCCTGGCTCCTGGCCAACAAGTACCGAGACGCCGAGACCCAGATGTTGAAACAAATCAGCACCGCCATGCAGACGCTCATGAGTCTCATTCAGACGGCCGCCATCAGCCTGACTGCAGCTGCAGCCGCCAATGCCCCTCCAATCGTTGGTGGAGCCATTGCGGCAACCCCATTTGCTGCAGCCGGCACAGCCCTCACGAGCGCCGCCCCAATCTTCATGCAGGTGTCCACTGCCATCGAATCATTCGAGGCCCAGGCGTCCACCTACCTCTCAACTAAGAACAAGAACGACTAGCCCATGGCCGCCCTCATACTCACCACCCTTCAGTCTCAGTTCATGACCTCTCTTGAGGCCCCGCTCCTCAGCGCCTTTGGCGATGGCGTCGTGTTACCTGGAGGGAATCCAGCTAGCATTGCTGGATTCAAGGGCTTCAACGACCTCAGCGCCGACCAAAAGCTCACCGCCTTGAATGGCATGAAGTCGACCTTCGCCCCCCTGATAGCGAAGCTGGTTGCAGACGAGACACCAGTCTACACCGAGGTCACATTCCAGAATGGGTTTTCAGCTTGGGGAGATGGGAACTATGGTGCTGGCACGGTGCGGTACTACAAGGACCCACGGGGGTATGTCCATGTCCACGGCCTCGTGAGAGCCCCCTCAACTGGCACCCTTCGGTACGCCATCATGTTTTACCTACCGGCAGGTTTTCAGCCAGTCAATGGTGATTCTCGAATCTTCGCTTGTGCAATGAACGAAACTCTCGCCGCGAACATCGAGGTCAGTTGGAGTGGTAGTGTGAGGTCACTCACTGACATTTCTTACGGCGCCTGGATTTCTCTCGACTTCAGTTTCTACGCTGGAGGGTAATCTTTAGGCCATGGCATCAGACATCTTCAGACCCATACCCCAGATTCAGCTAGAACAAGCCGTAAAGTCAAACATCGACATTCGAGATGATGCCGGCGACTTCAAGGACGCCTTCTGGGATTATTCGGACCTCCGTGCCACTGCCAACTACTGGAGCCATCGTCTTCCTTACCGGCTCAAGGTCTGGAAGAGGGTCGATGGAAACTGGACCAACACAAGTCCATTCACATCGTTCATTCTTCCAATTCCACCGGAAAGTCTCACCGTTAGCGTTCCCTATGCCATCACCACGACTGTAACCCTTGGCGGCATCGTTGAGGAACACAACGGTGCACCACTGAGAACCATCGTCATCAGTGGCACCACCGGGGTGACACCTCTCCGTGGCACTGCCATGTCGGAAGCAATTGCAAACCGTGGGGCTTCCAGCATTCCAGCGTCCATTTTTGCTGGCACCCTTAGTGGTGTCAGCTCTTTGGCGTCGAGTGTTGAACAGCTCGGAACCGGAAACGGAAAAACCGGCGCTCTCATCGATACCAATTTGGATGAAACCAAAGACAGTAGCGGCTACATGCAGTTCAAGCTTCTGCAACGCTTCCTTGAAGCCTACATCGCTCTCAAAAAGACGTCCAAGGGGAGAGACTACGTCTTGGTTTTCGAGATGTGGAAAGACGCAGAGATGTACTTCGTGACGCCGGTGAGTTTTGAACTGCGAAGGTCGACTGCCAGTCCACTTGAGTACCAGTACTCAATCATCATGAAGGCCTGGAAGCGTCAGAATCCTGGGGTGTACAAGACCGCCGCATTTGATAACCCGATTGTCGCCAAGGACCTAAACAACCTAGCCAAGGCAATGAACTCTCTGGAGCTTGCCAGGGGCGTTCTTGAGGGGGCAAGGAAAGTCCTGACCGGAATTCGAGCGGACATCAACGAAAGTTTGTTCACTCCCATCAGAGAGAGCGTCTTGTTTGTCAAGGACATCTTGGGGGTAGCCCTGACCGCTGTCGATCTCCCGTCAAATATCATCTCAGACATGAAGGGGCCCATCGCAGCAGCTTCTGGGGTCGCTGGAACACTCAAAGAGTTCGGTGGGGTCGGGAATCGTCTGAAGAATGCTGGAGAGGGGCTGGTCAATGCAGCCAAAGACATGGCTCAGGCCTTTCAGAACCTCAGCATCAGTAGCGGGGCCTCTCAGACCGGCTCTCCAGACCAGCAGGATAGCGGCAGCAACCAGCAGTCTTTGGAAGACGGAAGCCCGGCCCACAAGGGGGCTGCTAACCCAGACGACAACTTCGAGTTTTTCAAGACTATCAAACCGGGTACGTTGAACCTGTCTCCCCATACTCAGAAGAAAATCACCGATGAAAAACTTCGTGTCCGCAAGCTCAAGCGAGAAGACTTCGAGGCTCGCAGAGACCTCATTGCGGGCACCCTCACTGATTTTCAAGACTCCATCGGTCTTGGCAATGCCACCTACACGAGAATCTACGGTCTAACCCCCAAGACCCAGCTCCGGGAGGCCAGCGAGTCCGACTTCGATGTCATCTTCGCCTTGAACGCTACGGTCATTGAGATGAACCGCCTCGCTGCCAGCTCGAACATCAACCGAGACGAGGTTTCAGCCATTGACTACATCGCTGGCCTGGCTTCCAGGTCGGGGATTGCCTTCAAGACGCCCAAGTCGAAGTTCTTGGTCCCGTTCCCCTACGGCCACACCCTTGAGCAGATCAGCAAGATGTACCTTGGGACCGAAGACAGGTGGCATGAAATTGCCGCTCTGAACGGCCTCCTTGCCCCCTACGTGGACGAAACAGGCTTCACCCTCCCCCTCCTCACGAATGGCAACGGAAACACCGTCACGGTCAGCGATGGCTCGAAATTGTTCGTGAATCAGCCTGTTTGGATTAGCAGTACGGCTGTCGGGCGCATCAAGCAGCGCATCACCAAAATTGAGCCCCTGAGCCCCGGCTTGGTGGCTGTGACCATGACGGGCGACAGCACCTTGAGCCAATTCACCGTGGGAGCCGGCGCCGCAATCCAAGCCTTCCTTCCCAACACCGTGAATTCACAGCAATCGCTCTTCATTCCAAGTGACGAAGAGGTTGTTGAAGAGGACTACCGGCTCAAGTCGGTGCCCGGTGTCGACCATTTCGACCCCCTCCTGAGGGTTGGTGGCATCGATTTGCTCTTGACTCAGTCTGGAGACCTGGTCATCACCCCAGATGGTGACACACGCCTGGCTGTAGGCCTCACGAACATTGTTCAGAAGGTGCGGCTGGTCATTGACACGACGCGAGGTAGCCTTCTGCACCACCCAGACTACGGTTTCCCTTCCATTCTGGGTGAAAGTACGGCCGACGTCAGCGCCACCGACCTCCTGAAAATCTGCAAGGACCTTTTTCGAGATGACCCCACCTTCACTGGGGTTGAGTCTGCAGCAATCTTGAAGGACGGGCCGGTCTGTAAAATCACCCTCTCGGTGGGGATTGCCGGCACTCAGCAGGTCATCCCCATCACTGTAGAGATCCCCCGGTAAGCGCCGGCAATCTTTGCCGTAGGGTATAATCTCCACAGGGATTCAAACTCATGGCAACCATTCCCACTCCCAGGTCGTACTCTGCCACAGTCGGAGACATGCTGGACGCCCTGCTCTCAAAGCTCGGCATCCCCAATGTCCGTGTCGGTTCTGGCACCCTGTCTATCATCGAGGCAGCAGCCCAGTCCGACCTTCGGAGTAGCCAGGACATCTTCAATCTCCTGAACTCGACCAGCCTGGATAGAGCTACCGGCCAGGCCCTGGACCGCCTGGGGAATGACGAGGACGCCCCCCGCATTGCCGAATCTGCATCCAGCGGCGGCATCACCGTCAGTGACACCAGCTTCACCAAGGTCTCGACCAAGGTCTTCCAGGGCAAGCCCCCTCCCATCATCGGCAGTGCCGTTCTCTACGTCTCTGACGCCCTTCTCTTTCCATCCAGTGGCAGCGTCTACATCGGTCGAGGCACCACAAACTACGAGGGCCCCCTCGCCTACACCTCGAAGACCAACAACACCAACTACTGGACACTGAACCTGGCCGTAAGCAACTACACGACCAAATACCACAACCTTGGTGAGACAGTTGTCCTTGCTCAGGGTGGAGACCGCATCGTCGCAGCCGGCACCGTGGTCCAGACTGCCCAGGCGAATGCAGCCTCAGCCGTCCAATTCTCGGTCCAGTATGCTGCAACCCTCCCAGATGGGGAAACCAGCATCACCGGTGTCTCTGTCGTTGCCAAGACCCCTGGCGTGGTCGGAAACGTCATTGCTGGCAGCATCAACTCCTTCGTCAGCGCCCCGTTCACCGGAGCAGCTGTCAATAACCCATCCCCCTTCAGCAATGGCCTGGGTACTGAAGACGACAACACCTACCGTGAGCGCATCAGGGCTGTTCGCCAGTCCCGCAGCCGTGCCACCCCTCTGGCAATCAAGACTGGTATCACCGGCATCAGCTCCCTGACTGAGAACAAGAGGGTCATCAGCTGCTCTGTCATCCGCCGCCAGGCCTATCCCACAACTGTCTACATCGACGACGGCACTGGCTATGAAGAGGCCACCCAGGGCGTCGCCTTGGAAACCCTCGTTGATGAGGCCCTGGGAGGGGAGCAGTACTTCCAGTTGGTCCACGGACGTCCCGTCGCCAAGGCCTATGTCGCCAGCGTCTTCCAGGCCCCTTTCATTCTCTCTTCTTCAATGAAGCTCGCTGTCCAGGTTGGTGGGAAGCTCAGCGAACACGTTTTCAGCTCCTCTGAATTCCGCTCCATCAGCAACGCCAGCGCCTACGAAGTTGTCGCGAGCATCAACGCCAATGTCGACCTGACCTGGAACGCCAGAACGCTGAACTCAGGCACTCAGGTCGCTCTCTTTTCGAAGTCCGACACCGAGGAGGACATCGAGGTTGTGACTCCCAGCGGCAGCTTCGTGGACGCCAATACGGCAATGGGCTTCAGCTCGGGCAAGGTGGACACTCTCCGCCTCTACAAAAACGACGTTCTTCTCAGTAAAGACGGTCAGTTGGCCGTCCTTACCGGAAACAACCAGGGCCTGTGGGTGGGTACCTCTTCTGGTGAAACCCTCATCATCCAGGTGGATGGTGTCAACGTTGCTCTGGCAGCTGGCACGAACACCTACACCATCAATGACATCGACTTTGTCAACGCTGGAACGGCCTTTCGAACCGTCAGCTCGACCAACAGCCTTGAAAGCTGGGCCGAGGTGCTGAACTACAAGATTCCAGGCATCACTGCAGCTGTGGTTGGTGGAAGCGTTACCTTGACGTCGAATCGAGGTCGTACCTCCAAGGCCAGCGTTGCTGTCACCGGCGGCACCCTGAACACCAAGGGGCTCTTTCCCATCAGCACCGCCACCGGCAAGGACCTTGACTACACGCTTGACCGTAACCTGGGTCAGATTCGTCTCGAAGATTCACTCCTCCTTCATACTGGAGATCGCCTGACGGCTGGAAGCTACGCAACCAGAGCCTTCTTGGAGTCGGGAGAGCTGACCACCCTGACCATCAGTGGCACCGCCAACACCAGTGTTTCCGGTGAAGCCGGAGCAGAGCTGTGGTTCGTGGTCGATGGCAGCGCCCAGCTCATCACCACCCGCATTGGCAACTCGACCTCTGTCACCTTCGTGGCTGCAGGCACCTGGACCGGTGGGGCACGCAAGGTTCAAATCACAGGCCTCTCAACCCTCTTCGAAAACGTCGTTGCTGGTGACTGGCTCATCGTCAACGACGCCAACATCAACATCGCCAATCGGGGTGCTTTCCGAGTTGTCGCTGTCACCGGTGGTGGTCTGACGGTGGAAGTCGAGAGACCGGCATCCTACGTGGGGCCCTACGAGACTGTTGCTCTGTCAACGGGTGGAATGATTGTCGTCAGAACCACCGCAGATGTGCAGAGGGTGTACCTTCCCAATGCAGCCAACTACACGGCAGCCAGTATCGCCACCAGCATCACCTCGCAGCTTCGTGGCGCTGCAGCCGCGACCTACCGGACCAAACAGTTCCGTGTTCGCACCAACAGCTTCTTGACTGAAGGGGACATTGCTCTTGTGGCCAGCAATGTTGAGGGCCTGAAGTTGACCTTGAATGTGGGTTCGGCTACCTCCAATCAGACCTCCCACCTGGCATCTATCGAAGCCGGCAACCCTGAGACCGGCACCCCTCAATTCAACATCAACACCATCGCTTCCGCATCCAGCACTTCCGTCTTCACCGTGAACAACACCTGGGTCAGGAACGCTGGCGACCTGGTCGTAGGGCTCAGTCCGGTTGATTCAGTTGGTGCCAGGTATGGCAATGTCAGACACGTCACCCCCATTGAATACCTCAACGGCAACATTCTCACGACCCGTCGACCTGCTGTCAACTCTTGGCTGGTGAACGACCGCGTCTACTCTGCCAGCTCGTACGCGATGACGGCAGACGACGAGATGGCTGTTGTGGTGGATGGGGATACGTCCGGCAAACGCTTCGTCCTGCCGATGTTCAGGCGTGTGAAGCCTGGCTCAAGCACCTACGGTATCACCAACGACTTCAAAGACGCCGACAACAGCAACCTGAGCCTGGCCAAGGCCTTCGCCACCTCCATGGACTGGCGCGACTTTGCTGTCTTCATGCCGGCCCGCACCAAGTCCAATGGTATCCCCGACACCAACAAGACCTTGATGTGGCGCTACAAGCGGCTCGGGGCAGAGGGGAACAAGGCCCGCATCCAGTATGTCTATCCGACGGCCATCAACCAGACGACCCTGGTGACTTGGTCCCCGCTGACCAGTTCCTATACTGACATCAAGGTGCGTTTGCCAAGCGGCTCTGCCCTCCGCACTGGTGTCACCTACACCAACAGTACCCGCATCGGCACCTCTGCCCAGCTTTCCGGCAGCGGTCTGTACAACTACCAGCACATCTTCAACCTCAGCATCGCCTCTGCTGTTCGAGAGGTCCATCTTGACATCACCTCTTCCGACGGTACCATGCTTGTTGGACAGACCGTCACTGGAGCCACCAGTGGTGCTCATGGTGTCATTGCCACGGGTTCCGGTCTTGGGTCTGGCTCTGCCACCCTCGTCTTGACCAGCGTCGCCGGCGGCGCCTTCGTCTCTGGAGAGGCCCTGAACGTCACCGGTGTACCTCATGCCCTTGTCAGTGGTACCCAATACGGTGTCACCACCCTGACTCTGGTCCTGCCCTCAGGCATCACTGGCTGTGGTTTCTTCAGCGGCGACACTCTGCACATCGAGTACAACGGAACTGGAACTGGGGTTGGGTTCCTCTCCGGGAATCGCACTCTTGTCGCCGCTACCTCGACCTCAAACATTATCTCTTTTGTCGAGGGAACGACGGCTATCAGCGCCACGGCAAGTGTGGGCACCGTCAGCTACGATTCTTCTGAGGTCAGACTCAACGGCTCGAATGTCGTCTCCACCGACATCATGACCATCGCCTCTGGCTCCAGCCTACCCACGGCCTTTGAGCAGAGCACCAAAATTCAGACCCTCACCAGCAACTACATCGTCACTCAGTCGCCGACGGTACCGCTAGCCCCGGACCTTGGCGTGAACATCCAGTGGCACCCCATCAACGCAACAACGAACATTGTCTGGTTCCCCCTGGGCACCACGACCATTTCAGCCATCGCCACCGCCGTCAATGCCCAAGCCAACTGTCCCGTCAGTGTCTTCTTGGCAGGTGATGGTGCGGGCAACACGGGCGGGGCCATCACCTCTGCTACCTACGAGTCGGTTGCCAATGGCGGGCTGGGCTCTACCACCTCCGACACGCCTTGGTACTACTTCGCGGATGGTCTGAACTGGATTCGAAGCAATACGACTCCCCTGCTCGACAGCTTGGACTTCAACTTCACCTTCAAGGAGCCGGTCACCGTCGGCCTCGCCACCAACAGCGACTGGCTCAACGAGACTGTCCGTCTGGTACCCATCACCGCTGAGAACATCAGTGAGTACCTCTCCACCAGTGGCCCAGGTGGCCTCTTCGCCAATGGAGAGTCGGTGGTCAGCAACAGAGGTGGAAGGCCTCAAATCACCACCCTGACGGCTGGCAGCGGTGGCAGTATTCAGGTTCAAGGCGGGACGGCCAACAGCCTCACTTCTGTCGTCAAAGGACAAGCAACCCAGGTTGCGAGCACCTATGCGGTTGCTACAGTTGCCACCAGCGACACCACGGGCCTGAGTGCTGGCCACTGGATGCGACTGCAGAACAGCTACGCGGTACCAAAGACCCGCATCATCTCCACCACAGACCTGGAAAGCATTGATACGAACGGAGTTGTCAGGCTCGATCAAATTCGACTGAACTACACTGCCGGCTCATCTATTTCCTGGGTAACGGGAGAGACTATCACTGGAGCTACCAGTGGCGCTCATGGTGTCGTCTCCGGTTCTTCGTCTGGTACCTTTGGCTTCATCAGCTTTGAGTCCGCCAGTTTTTTCGGAAACTTCATCAACGGAGAGGCCTTGAACGGAAGTATCAGTGGTCCTTCTCATGGTTTAGCCTCTGGCACCAACTACATCAGGGCCACCAATACTCAAGCCTGGACCTTCGCCAATACCGGCAATGCCCCCTTTGCCAGCCTGGTTTGGCAGGTGGAGAAGCAGGGCAACTTCATTGCCTACCAGTACATCAGTGGGGGCAGCCCAGACCTCAGTGGCATCCAAGAAGGTGATTGGGTCCACATCGGTACAGCCGGCACCACCAATGCCCGTAACCGGGGTCTCCATCGCGTTGTCCGTATCGACAACACGACCAAGACCTTCTGGATTGAGAACAGCAACGCTTTGGAAGAGATCGCCACCATGACCATGGCTTTCTTGACCTACGACAGCATCGTGCCTGGCGACAAGCTCGCCATCAACACCAGTCTGTGGGGTATCAACAACCTTGGCACTTGGACGGTGGCCAGCATCGACCTCAGCACCTACGGTGGTGGCAACAATCAGTGGAAGTTCACCCTAGATGTTAGCTCCAGAACCCCCACGGCCGTGGCGTCCCCCGGTCCCGGCGATCTTGGCGACAGCTCCAACCTCGTTCAGGTCATCGAGGGGTCTGCCAGCAGTCTGGTGAAGCGAATCTGGGCCATCAGCCCGAACCCGGACGACGCCAGCCTCACCGACATCAAGTTTGACTCCTGGGCGGGTGGGACGAAGGTCAGTGAGTCCGCTGGAACCATCCTGTCGAGCCTTGACAAGCTCGCCTTTGATACCAGCCTGGCATCCGGCATCGATGGCTACCAGCACAGCACCGGTCTCATCGAGGAAGCCAACAAGGTGGGCTACGGGGTAGACTCAGACCCCAGCACCTACCCAGGTCTCATCGCGGCTGGTGCCTCTGTGAACATCACTGGCCCCCTGGTGCATCGCATCCAGGTCTCCCTGGCTCTTCGAATTCGTTCCGGCGTCAGCGCTCGGGACATCAAGTCTGCCGTCCGTTCAGCCGTGGCCGCCTACATCAATGGCTCAGGAGTTGGCAAGCAAATCAGTCTTTCAGAGGTGGTCACAGCTGCCCAGGGCGTCAACGGGGTTGTCTCCGTGACGATTCTCAGCCCCAGCTACACTGCAGGAACAGACCTCATCAACGTTCAACCCTACGAAAAACCCATGGTTCTGAATCTCGACGACGACATTCAGGTCTCCTTCGTGGGGGAGTAATCTTCTAGCCTGAGGAACACACATGTCAAAGCTCTTCCGTCGAACCTGGGAACGTCAACGCTACGGGCGCGCAGGCGCTATCAGTGCAGTCTTGAGTGCCCGAACCGGCACCGATGGGGTCATCAGCGGAGCCAGCTTCTCAGCTCCAGTGAAGGCCTTCACGTCGGCTACCGCAGCCTTCGTTGCCAGTGACGTTGGCAGGAAGATTCGCATCACCGGAGCCGTCAGCAATCGCTACAATGGCATGTACGTCATCGACGCCGTAAACTCTGGCACCAGCGTCAATCTCCGCTGCAACCACAATGTGGGTGGAACCCCCACTTCCGACGCCAAGTTCTACGAGAACGGCACCACAATCACCTGGAAAATCCTGGAGTCTTGCACGTTTACGGCCGATTCAGCCGGTGACATGGAGGACTTCTATCCGGGCAGCTACATGTTCGTCGAGTCGGCCACCAACGCAAATAGGGGCTTGTGGTTGATTTGCCACCGCATCGATTCTCAAACTGTGTACCTTTCGAAGTCCTATGTCTACTGGATGTCGGACAACAACCCCTACACAGACTACATCATCGAGGCTACGGAAGATTTTCAGACCCAAAGCGGTCTACGTTGGTATGTCGTTGACCGACAGCCGATGTCGCTGCCAGACTACTACGAACTCTTCACTCAGTTCCTTATCGACACCGGCTGGAGCCTCTACCAGCAGCGCGGTCACAACACCACCATGCAGACCTACCGGGACAACATCTACAAATCCACCGGAGAAACAGACACCCTGATTCCTGGCGGCAAAGCGATGTTTCTGCGGTACTCCATGGCTGGAGTCAAGGGGACTACAGCCCAATCGACGAACGGTAATGGGCTCGGTCTCTGTTCAGCTATCTTCAATCACTGGGACCCCACATTGACAGCAGTGTTGCCGGGAGATGGCGCGGCAGGGTGCCGAGCTAGCTCAAACTTTAACGATGGCCAGGCGACTCAGCCGGGTTTGAACTACGCCAGCAACAACAGCTTCAGCTGGGCCAACTACCAGTGGAGACCAGTCAGCGTTTCATGGTTGGAGAGAGGTCGCTCCGACCTTCCAGACTCACAGATTTTTTCGGACTACGCCTTCTTTGGTGACAGAGACGAAATAATTTCTCATGCGAATCAGCTTGGGTATCTTGGCACCATCCAATATGTAAGATACATGGTCAGTCATCTCAAGTTGATGGGGGCTAACCCGAACATTGTCACAGTCATCAATAACGTGACTTCTGGCTCCAACAAAGACCTCAACACCGGGACCATCGACATCACGACTCTGACTCCTCCCTATGCCGTGGGTGACAACATCACCCTTCTCGGCAGAAAGTCCAGCTCCCCAGCTGAGTTCGTGGAGACTACCACCATTGTCAGCTTCAACAATACTGACACGAACAATCGCCTAGTTCGGGTTGCTGCCATCAGCATGGCTTTTGGTAACGGACCAGATACCCTCAAGCTGCAGATTGGTGAAGACCCATTCCCAATGGCCATCATGTCGACCGCAAGCAGTACCTTCACTCCGTATCTTCACAATCTCTCCAAACTAGGCAATGCCGTCGTTCGCAATGGTTCGCCTGGTCGAGACTTTGATGGAACCGCCTCAGGCTCTACAAGCACCGCTTTCGAGATTTGGAGTGCTGGTTTTTCAGAAGCGGACCCAAACAGAAAAACTGGCAAGTTTGGGCTTCTGGCCATTGGAGTTCGCAACGTAGCCAACGGAGAATTTCGTGGTCGTTTTCGCTATATCTGGGACACCCCAGACTACAGATGGCCAGTTGGAGCCAAGTTTCTGGTCTCTGGCGTCGATGCCTATGTCCAGACCACCGTTGGCGCATCTGGCAATATGCAAGCAGTGGGCCCCATGTCCAAGGCCATGGCTGGCATCTACCCGTAAGGAGCTTGGATGGCACTTGTAGCCAAAAGAACTGCTGCAGCTGGTGGGGCCGACGCCACGGTTACCACTGCGGCTGGCGTCTGGGGCGTCATCGACGCCCTCCTCATTGCCGCCGGTTGGACGGTTGCTTTCGATTTTACTACGGCTGTTGTTCCCTATGTGCCCAGCACCAGCCCGACGCCAGGGCCACAGATAGATATGGTCTTCTCAGCAGGCCAGGTCGTGGAGACGAACGGAAACCGATACCAGGCCAACACAGCTGGACTCACCGCTTTTTCTCCTGGAACAGGTCCCGCCGGGATAACGCTTACAATTGCAGACCGCTCAGGCAACTGGCGCTATCTCAGTTCTGCTGGTGCAGGAGACAAGGTCTACACAAGCACTGGTGAGTCTGGCAACGAAAAGCTTTTTATTCGAGTCAATTACTCGACGGCGGCGGCGATCTCGACACCTGTTGTCAACATCTATTTCTATCAATACTGGAGTGGCGTCTGGGGATACAACACCTACGGCCCCAACATATGGAGTCTCCAACAGCACACCTTCACTGCAGGAAACACCGTCAACTACGCAATGGTTGCCAACAAGAATGGGTTCTGTGGTGTCACTCTTGATAGCGCCGGTGCCAAGAGGGGTCACTTTGGAGGGGGCCTGCTGACAAGGCCGCCTGGCACTATCAACACCTTTTTCGTGGCGAACGCTTCGGTCACTGCTGGTGCCAACAAGACCTTCAACTTCTCGTCTGGCAATCCAGTCTCCGCCGGTTACAAGATTGGAGACCGAATTTTTGTTGTCTCCCAGGAGGCCGGTTCTGGTACTACCTGGAACTCGAACATCCCCGTGTACGCTGCAGTTATCACAGCGCTGACGACTTCAAGTATCACCATCGACCAAGCACAAGAAGCCACCCAGGCAGGCGCGTTTGTCGGAGCAGACCCACAGCCACTCTTCTATTTTGATGTCGCTAACATCTCTGACAACATTGGCAGCGGTAACACCATGTACATGTTCTACCGTTGGACCCAGAACACCCCAAACTTGTTTCTGTTGCCAGGTTCGTTTGGTGGAACTGCGGGTCGTGGATATGTCAATGCTGCTGGGGTGGGAGCCCTCGGGACACAGGCACCCGCTGAGATGGACCCCAACAATCGCACTGGTCGCGTTGTCATTGGCGAAACTGCTGTCATCAACAATGACAACGAAATCTGTGGCATTGTCCCATTCATCTTCTCTCAGCCGCGCGCCACAGACGCCTTCTGGACCATCGGTCGAAGTGTCAAGGAATCAACCAACTACGACTACGTGACCTTTCTTCTGGTCCCAAGCCCCACTACAGGTCGACGGCTCTGCCTTGGTCCCATCGCCATCAGCGGAAGTGCGGGCTACACAGTCGACCTCTACAAGATGGACGCCAACACCTGGATTGAGGCAGAGCCTACGGGTCCAGGAAACAGAGACGCTAGCACTCTTGGGGCTGTCGATAGATGTCTTCAAACCTACACGGTAGGCAGAGACGGGTTTCCCCTTCAGGGGGAGCTGCTTGGTCCTAACCAAGCACAGTTTAGCGTCACTGACATCTTGGTTGATGCGGTTATCTTGCCAAATACCATTCAAAATGGGATAGACCGCCCTCTTAGTGCCATCGCGCTCACAGGCGAGAACGTACCAGCAGACTCTTCTTCTGGGCCAACTGGTGGCAGTGGGAATGGCAGCTTCAACTCGGGGTTAAACTAACATGCTTGAGTACAAACAGAGTGTAGCCGCCTTTGCCCCAGTCCGCATCTTCGATGCCGGTGGCACCCCCGTCGGTGGAATTGGCTTCGGTGGGGTAGTTGCAACGGTACAAAAAGCCGACGGTAGCACTCAAACCCTCAGCCTGACCTTGTCAGATTGGTCAGAAATCACCACTGGTAGCTTCTCTGGTGCTGGTGTCTACATTTTGAAGCTGCCGGTCTCCGCCCTCAACCAAACCGGCCTCCTGACCTACGCAGTGTCCAGTACCGCCAACAAGACTTACATCGGTGCAGTCAAAGTGGTTGCCAATGAGGAAGTTGACACCTACGGGCGCATCGGTGCGCCAGTTCTCTCTACCATCAGTGCCGACATCGCAGGCGTCAAGACAGACGTCGGAACCGTGAACACCAACGTGCTGGCCCTGGCGGCTGGCCAGACGAGCATTTTGACGGTCGTAAACCTCCTGAAGAAGTACGAGATTGGCCGTTGGAAGATTCATGTCACCGGGACAGATGCCAACCGCCTTGTTCTCTACGACACCGACAATGTGACCGCCCTGTTGAAGTTCGACCTCAAGGACAGCGGTGGATCGGCCACCTTCATCAATCCCTTCGAACGTCTCCCCGTCCCCTAAGCTAGGCCGGCAATCTTCTGGCTAGGACGCGGGGGTATCAACCCCTCAGGAGAATTCCATGCCAGCAGCCATCCCAGGACCGCCGCCGTTTGCCACAGCCACTGTGGCAGGCCTCCTGTCCGCCGTCGCTCAGAGCATCGGTGGTGACAAGACCTTCTTCGGAAAAGTCATCAATTCCAACCCCTTGGGGTTGATGTCCTACACGACCGGCACCCTGCCAGCAGCAGCTGACAACACCGGATGCCTGGTCTACAACAGCTCCACTTCGAAGGTCATGTACAGCACCGGCAGTGCTTGGGTCGCTCTCGATGTCAGCAGTGGTTCGTTCGTTCTGAACACCGGCGACACCATGACTGGCCAGTTGAACATCACCGGCGCCGGCATCAGCGTTGATACGGCAGACCAGACCTTCTTTGTTGACGCAGCAGGCAACAAGGTGGGCATCGGCACCATCACCCCTGCTGACAAGCTCGACGTCGCAACTGGTGGTCTGGCGGTTCGTGGTGCCACCTCCGCCTCTGGTGCCGGAGCCTTCGTCAGCCACACCGGCTCTGTGACCACCATTTCCAGCGTGAACTGGACTGGGCCAGCCTACCGGGACCTCATCATCTCAGACCAGACCCTCAGCCTTAGGACCGGCACCTCTTCTGTCACCGAGCGCGTGTTGATTGGCGCCACTGGCAACGTCGCCTTCGACACCAACACCCTCTTCGTGGATGCCGTCAACAATCGTGTCGGCATTCTCACTGTCGTGCCCACCCAGCCCCTAGAAGTGGCCGGCATCATCTTCAGTAACACGGGTGGCTTCAAGTTCCCAGACAACACCACCCAGACCTCGTCTGGTGTCAAGCTCACCGGCGACACCATGATTGGAACACTGGTCATTACCGGCGCTGGAATGGATGTCAACAGTGCCGACCATACACTCTTTGTCGACTCAGTCAACAGTCGAGTTGGTATTGGCACGAACGTCCCCAGCAAGAAGCTCCACATCAAGTCGTCGGTCGTCGACCACCTCGTTCAGATTGAAAACACGAACGTCAGTGGCAGCTCTGGCATTTCCTGTTTCTCGAACGCTGGTAGTGAGAAGCTTCGTGTTGGATATGCAAACCCCAGCTTCGGCGCACCGCTTCAGGGCTTGAGCTTCATCGCTACGGACGGCACCACCGACCTCATCATTGCCCATGCCAGCACTGAGTACCACCGCTTCTTCCAGACGGGCAGCGTGAAGTTTGACCAGGCTGACAACCTCCTTGTCATCGACAGCGCCAACAATCGCATCGGAATCGGCCTCGCAACGCCAAGTGCTACTCATCAAGTCACGATGGCTGGTAACACCAGCACCGTCAATAGCCATGTACTGAAGATTTACAATTCCAGCGGCAATGGGTACTCTGGGATTGAATTCTTCCATGCCAACGGTTCCACTACAGGGGGGAGTCTGAGCTACGGGGGCGGCACCACCACTGCAGGTGGAAACGGCCAGTTCACCCTGGACATCCCAGCTGGCTTCTACATCCGCAACGGCACCGCTATTTACCACCAGTTCTCCAGCTCAGGAAATGTCGTTCTCGATACAACCGACAACCTCTTCTACATGGACGCCACCAACAACAAGGTTGGCATCAACCTTGGTACAGGCTCTCTGGCAACTGCAGCAGGGGCCTATAGCTACCCGCTTGTGGTAGAGCTTGGCTCCACCGGCACCAGGGCCTCCTTGATTCGAGGCCTTGGTACCAACCGGAAGGCCCTTGCCATCCAGGACAGCACCAACAACCGCACTTGGTCCTGGGACCACGCTACTTCTTCGAACAACAACCGCTTCGAGCTGTACTACCACAACGGCACTACGGAAGGTCGACATCTCGTTCTTACCACCGACGGCAAGTTGGGGGTCGGGGAAATCACCCCCACCGTTGAACTCGATGTCATTGGTAGCGGCCAGTTCACTGGCGGGCTCACCGTCGACACCAACACTCTGGTCGTCGATGCAACTGCCAACCAGGTAGGTATCGGAACAACTCCTGGCGCAGGCAACAAGCTTGATGTGGCTGGTGACATCAACCTCACTGGCGCCCTGAAGCCCAATGGCGTCGCTGGTACGGTCGGCTACGTCCTTCAATCTGGAGGAGCTGGTGTGGCGCCGACCTGGGTGGCACCTGGTACCGCTACGATGACCATCGGCAGTGCCGTTGCCTCTGGCACTGTTGGTTCTGTACTCTTTGTCGGTGCTGGCACCACGCTGGCTCAGGACAACGCGAATCTCTTCTGGGACGACACCAACAATCGTCTTGGTATCGACAATGCAGCACCCAGCGAAGCTCTCCATGTCACCGGCAACGTCAGATTCTCTGGCGCATTGATGCCGAACAACGCAGCCGGTACGTCAGGTCAGATTCTCACATCTGCTGGTCCTGGTGTTCCACCGACCTGGGGCAGTGGAGCTGTCACTGGCACTGGTACATCCGGCAACGTTGCTTACTGGACTGGTACATCTGCCATCGCCGCCGACGCTGGACAGCTCCAATGGGACGCTGCAGCCAATCGATTGGGCATTGGGTCGGTTGGGACTCCAAGCTTTACTCTTCAGGTTGCCGGCGACTTTGGTTTCACCAGCACGATGTACATCGGGCCCAGCGCCCAGGCTGGTACTGCTGGCCAGGTCTTGACGTCTGGCGGTGCTGGAGCCGCACCCACCTGGGGTACTGCACCGGTAACTGGCAGCGGCACCGCCGGTCAATTTGCCTACTGGAACGGTGCCAACGCACTCCTTGGCGTAGGCACCGGCATGAAGTGGGTCGACGCTTCGGCACTTCTTGCAATTGGTACTTCAGCTCCGACCCCGACTAGGACTCTTGAGGTTTATGGTCGAGCCTACACCGACTACAACGCAAGCAACAGCCTGCCAGCGTTCCAGATTGAAAGAAGCGGTGTCACTTCGATTGGCCAGGCGCACTTGCATCTAGGAGGCGCTACTAGCACTGGCAGTACTACGCGCTATTCCATGACGCTGGGGTACTCTGCTACGCCTGGCACCACAAATGCCCCTTGTGAAATCGGGCTGGTCAATACGGACGGAACTGGCGACACCAAAGGTGACCTCTACTTTGCCACTCGCAGCACGACCACCGGCACTTCTGCTCCTACTGAGAGGATGCGCATCAAGTCCAGTGGCGATGTAATCATCAACACAAACACCCTGGTTGTGGACGCCACCAACAACAAGGTTGGTATCGCCACTACAAGTCCCAATGAGGCTCTTGAGGTCACCGGCAACGTCAGATTCTCTGGCGCATTGATGCCGGCTAACGCCGCAGGTACCTCTGGTCAAGTCCTTGTGTCAGCTGGCACCGGAGCTGCACCCACCTGGGGTACTTCTCCGGCCGGTGGGCCACCGAGCTTCGGCGAGCTGTACGAAGACAATGACCCCACAGGTTCCTCCATCACCGTCACAACTGCCGGCACCTACTACCAGTGGGTGACGACCACGGTCGGTGAGTCGGCTGGAAGCGGGCTTGTCGTTGCTTCTGCCACCACGGACGATCTGACCGTTGGGGCCAGTGGCGCCGGGAAGTACCTGGTGGTGTGGTCGGCGACCATTTCAGCGAACACCAACGCGACCGTGCATGGGGCTGCACACGTCGGGGGCTCCATCAGCTCAAAGAGCAAATCTGGAGTGCATGGCGGAAACGCCGGGGACCGAACTCATCTTGGTAGCAGTTGCATCGCAACCTTGGCCGCGTCTGACGCCGTAGACCTTCGCTTCACGAGCGACACCAACGGTGACGTCGTTGTTGTCTATCACGCCAACCTCTCCATTCACAGGATTGCCTAATGTCCAGTCCAAAAATCGAAGTCTTCTTTCTCTACGACGCGACTACACAGGCTCCTCTGACTGGGGTGACCCCCGTGTTCGACACCTACAAGGACGACCTGGGCACCAACTTGACGCAACCGACCATCACGGAGATTGGTGGAGGGGCGTACAAGTTCACCCCGGACATCACCACCAACCCCAACCGTGGCATTGTCTACGTCGTTGATGGGACTGCAGCCGCCAGCCCCAGACGCCTTGCGCGCTTCTGCCGCCCTGAGGACTACGCTCCAGACCTCATTCCCGACATGTACGACATGGACTTCGGGAAGTGGCAAATTGCCACCAGTGGGCCGGACATCAACCGCATGGTGACTTACAAGTCGGACGGTATCACCATCTTGAAGAAGTTCAACCTTTTCGATGCAGCGGGGGTGCCGACCAGCATCAACCCCTTCCGCAGGGACCCGGTGTAACGTGCCATTTCCCATCACTAAGGGTTTCGGTTCCCAGGGCGATGCCAGCAGCTCTGCCCTTGTCAGTACACAGGGGTATGGAGACCCAGGCGTGCCCACTGGGTCCTGCAACACCTTCACCCTTCTTCTCACTGAGGTCTTCAGCGACCGCATCGAACTCGTCTTCACGACCAATGTGCAGACGATTGGACCAGCTGCAGTGCCAGCTCAGTGGATTGTCACGACTGCCGTCAGCGGGGCACCAATCCCCGTGGTGAGTTCCGTAGTCGTAGCTGGTCCGAGAATCAAGCTATACTACAGTGAGGCACGCGATGGTGTGCTGTATGTTTTGAACCTACCTGTCGTTGGCATCAAGGACATGTCAAACAACCCCTTCCCAGGCCCTTTCACAACCAACTTCAGCGGCGTTGGCATCCCTCCCTACCTGGTTGTCGCCGGGGCTGAAGATGGGTACCACGTGAAGGTAATCTTCTCAGAGCCGATTGTGACCTCCGAAGCCCTGGTGGCTGGAAACTACGTCATCACCGGTGGCGCAGGGCTCACCGTCTACGAAGTCACCCAAGAGACCGCCTTGACCTTCGTGCTGCGCACCAGCCTGCAGACAATCGGTCAGAGCTACCTAGTGACGGTCAGCAATATCCACGACTTGCAGGGAAACCTCATCTAAATGTCCAGCTCAGCATCATTCATCGGCTCTGGGTTCTACGTCGCCGGTGCCAGTCAGTACGCCCCTGGCACCGTGCGTGTCAAGTACAGCAGTGCACCGAAAGCCATCAGCAGCGTGGGCGTGAATGATGCTCTCAACCCGGTCAACTACGTCCTCAGCGGGCCTGGTGCCTACTCCATTGTCAGCATTCAGCCTGTCAGCGGAGATCCACTTAGCTTCGACATCATCCTTGCTTCCAGCTTGACTGTTGGCACCTGGACCGTCCAGGTCTCGAACGTACAGACCACCGCATCCAATCCACTGACCGCACCCACGGCAGCTCAGTTCCAGGTCATCAGCAGCGCATCATTGATGCCACTCAGCGGTGGGGCCGAGGATGACGACCCAGAGACCATCATTCGCAAGCACCTCAGTCCGGCTCTCAGGGGTCCCACGTGGGACGCCCTCATTAAGGCACTGAGCGTTGGCGATGACATCAACTGGACCAATGCCAGGGCGGCGTTCGACCAGCTCTACCTCTCCACCGCCTCTGGCTCCTACCTGGAGCGCAAGGCTGGAGACCAGGGTCTCATCAAGCCCCTCAATGTCGGCATGGACGACGAGTTGTTTCGCAAGCTCGCCATCAAGACCAGTGCCAACAAGGTCGTGCATGAGGCCATCAGGGAGATTCTGGAGGTCTACTTCGGCCAGGACAGCCTTCGAGCTTTCGTTGAAGCCGACCTCGATGAGAAATACAACCTGTCGGGCAGTGTGGACCTGACTTGGACCCTGGATGAGAAGGAAACCTTCTCTCACACCTTCGTTGGTTCAGAATTTGGTTCCGTCTCTGCAGCCAAGGCCATCGAGGTTGCCTTCGCTCTCACGAAGGTGATGCGTGACGCTGGCAGCCGGGGCTTCGCGGCGGTTTACCAGTCACCATTGACCGGTGGCAACAGAGTTCGCATCTACAGTGGTTCCCTGGGGCTGGGCTCCTTTGTGCGGGTCACCGGTGGATCGGCACAGAATGTCCTTCAGTTCCCGACTCTGATTGGCACTTACAGCGGCACCATCAGCACCGGAACTGGGTACACGTGGTCCTACACCCATCCCGACTCTGACACCACCCGCGCCAGTTTGACCATCAACACTGGCACCACGGCCGTCCTATTCGACATCAGCCTTGTCCAGGTCGGCGACTACGTCATCATGGGAACTGACGCCCAGACTGGGGTCACTGGAACCTACACCATCAAGGCGGTTTCGGTCACTTGGTCAGGCGCCCTGCTGACTCAGTCCTTCGACATTCAACGCTTGACCTTCAACAGCACCGCGATTCAGGCAAGCAATGCTGCCTACACCTTCTATCGCCCCACCAAGAACAGCATTGCGGCGGCGGGTGGGCGCACGGTGGTCGTAGCACAGACCAAGAATGGCCAGGTTGACATCAGCATCCCGGCTACGACGCAGGTCGTCAGTCGTGGACCGAATCAAGCCCTCTATGGGCGCTTGAACTCCAGCTTTGACATCATCCGCCTGATTCGCGATGCCGCCGGCGTCACGACCATCACCACTGCACTGCCACATGGTCTCACGACTGGCAACCAGGTGTGGATTGATGACTTCATGCCAGCACCGAGCATCCCCTACATTACCCCTGGCAACAGTGCAACCTTCCCCTCTTCTTTCAGGTACGCCGCCAGCAAAGCTGGCATCATTGCAGAAAGCCAGGTGCCATCGTCCCCTGTGACCGAAGATGCTCGGGTGACGACTCTTAGCAATGGACAGTTCCTCTTCTGTGGTGGCTTCACCAGGGCCGCAGGACCTATCACCAATAGCACCGGGTTTTGGTCGAGTGGTGCTGGCACCACCAGAGTTGCCTGTAATCGGTACGTGTCTGGCTCCACGTCCACCATCACCGACGCAACCGAAGCGGATGGGGCAACCCAAAGCGGTCACACCTGGGTAGCAACTTCAGACTTGAACTCCGCTCGTGAGCACCATGCAGTCAGTGCGTATGATACTGGGGCCATCGCCAGTGGCGGCATGGCTGAATCTCCTATCGCCGTTCTGGCCAGTGCCGAACAGTACCTCCTGGACAGCATCTGGGTCAATCTCCCCGACATGAGTTCGCCTCGTGCTGGTCACCAGCAGGTCACTCTTCCTAACGGCAACGTCATGGTCATCGGTGGGGCGACTACCGAGGGAACCGCTCTTGCCACGACGGAAATCTACAATGGGGTCAGCTGGAGCGCTGGGCCCACCATGAACAAGCCCAGGACTGACTTCCAGGCGGTCTGGCTCAGCAACGGCAAGCTCATGGTCATTGGCGGCAGGACCATGGGCGAAGGGCACACCAGCGATGCCCAAACTCTAGGTCTCTGGCGCATGGACGAAACCACCGGAACTGCATCCGCAGATGCCACCGGCAACTACCCTCTGACGGCGATTGGAGCTTCTCTCGATGGTAACGGCGCCACCATCACCACCCAGGGGAAGGTCAACGCTTGCCGTGACTTCAACACTTCTGGAACGTACCTCACTGGTGCCGGTAACGCTACGGCAGTCACGAAGCTTCTTGGGGAGTGGACCCTGGAGTGCTGGTTCAAACGTACCACCATCAATCAGCCTCAGAACTTCGCCTCCTACGGTGGAGCTACGAACTCGGCAGCTGACAATCTCCTTTTGAATGCAGGCATCGACACCACCAACCATCTCTTCTGGATGTGGGAGACCGGGACCGGGACTGACGTTACGGCAACAACCACCGCCACCGTGGAATCCCTCCCCAGCTACAGAGCGGACTACTTCAACCATCTCGCTGTCCGCAAGGCCTTTCATCTGCCCAAGTTGGTTGTCAGTGCTAGCAGGGCCTCGAACGTCACCACTCTGGTCTTCTCGGCAGCTCACGGTTTTTCCAACAGCGACGTCATCTATTTTGCAAGTGGAGATTCCTTGTTTGGTAGTGGGGCCAAGACAATCACTGCAAGCACCACCACGAGCATCAGCTTCGCTGAGACTGGCTCCGATATTGGCTTCAGGTTGATGGGTGGGTACGTCGCCAAAACCTTCGATGTGACGATTTTCATCAACGGAGTCCAGATTCAGGCCTGGACAAACCAAGCAAACTCAACTGGTGGCACCAGCGGGGCATGGTACATCGCCCATCAGCCAGAAATTCCCAGCAGCGGCTTCCAGGGGTTCCTCGATGATGTTCGTGTCAGTTCTACGGCGCGAAGCGACGAGGAAATTCGTGGCAACTTCCTCAAGGGCTGGGGACATCAAAAGTCTCACGTCGATGCAGATAGAGCTGTAGGTGCCGTCACTGACACCTGTGAAATCTACGACGGTGTCTCTTGGGCTATGACGGGCCGAATGTCCATTGGCCGAGCGTTTCATCAGGCGATTGTTGTGCCGGGCGGTCTCAATGATGGCTTCGGCAACGACTACGTCCTTGTTCATGGCGGGCTCGGCTGCGACATCACCCAGGTGCCGCCTATCAACTATCCGGCGACCATTGGTCTTTGGCCAAACAACAGCCTCCGAGACACAGAGGTCTATGATGCCAGCGTTGGACGGTGGTCTCCAGTCAAAGCCTCTGGCGTGAGGCGGCATGGCCACAGCATGACCTACCTGCCTACTTCGGGCCAGGTAGTTGTTCATGGTGGACAAAGCCTCAATCAGAATATCGCTGATGTAGATGATGCCGGCTACCCGGAAATCCTCGATGTTGCCACCAGGACCTGGAAGACGGCTCCTGTGAAGTACCGGACTCCAGTTGGCACCTTTTGCGCCACTCCGACAGCCTCCCTTCGTGAGGTCGTCCTCTATGGCGGGTTTGACCAGACTGGGGCAACCAACACCAAGGCTCTGACCTACATCGATGGAGACCACATGGTCTCTGGCTCTGGCATCAATGGCCAACATGTGGTGACAGCAACCCCCAGTTCGACCACCTTGCAGATTCAGACGGCCAAAACGACGGGAGAGAGGGGCTACACCTCCAGTATGGGGTCCCGCTACCTGGGAGACGATGGTACCTGGAATCAGGCTCGCGTCAATGGCACTTGGAAAATCAGCACTGGCTCTCGAAGCTCCAGCAAGACCACTCTGGTCCTCTCTTTCCCGACCGGCTACTTGGCCCATGACATCAGTGTTGGGGACTATGTCTACGTGAACTCCAGGACCAGTCAGTTCGGCGGTGGGCTCAAGCTGGTCACCGCTGTAACCTCGACCAGTATTACCTACGTCGAGGCGGCAAGCAATCAGTCCAGCATCAGTGTTACTGGCAGCGTTTCTGAAAACTGGAGCCCCAATGCGGGCTTGGTGCCCGTTGCGGCAACAGCTCAGCCGGTCAACGACCCGGGGCCCTACTTCTTTGACCCCCTGGCTGGGCTGGCTATCACCTCCACGGAGTCGACCGTCACAAACTTCCCCCTGTACGCCAATCAGAACTACGAAGAGGTCGAGCTGGATGACGTCAGCGGTTCTGGCTCCAAGTTCCCGGACTCCAACGGCTACATCGTCTTCAACTTTGGCACAGATGCTCAAACCCAGCCCATCAAGTACTTGGGTCGCTACAAGAGCAGCCCCAGCACCGTCCGCCTGACTCTCGACTACAGCTACAGATTCGTCGCAGACCAGGCTGTAGGGGCCAAGGTGACGCTTTTGAGCCAAAGGGAGCCCTATGCCCCAACCAGTGCTGTCGGAAGCTCCTACGTGACAGCCAGCAGCGCTGGAAGGGCAGCTGCAGCAGCGGCGGCGGAGGAGGCGATGGCGGCAGGGGTGACCCCGGTCGTGACCATCGTCTATCCGGGAGACCGAGGCCTTGGTGGAGAGGGTTACCCAAGCCATGGTGCCCAGAAGCTCAGTGACAAGGTCGGTATCTTCGCTGGTGACGATATTACCCTGGAAGTTCAAGAGGATAGGGAGAAATAATGTCAAGAGCCAGAGTGATACCAAGTGCTGCCGTCTACGTCTACATCAACGGCAAGCCTTTTGGTCGATGTTCAGATTTCAACTTTCGTGCCATAACCCCTCGGCGGGCTATCTACGGCATCGACTCTCTTACCCCTTACGAGCTTGCTCCCTCACAGACGAAGGTCACGGCCAGCATGAAGGTCTATCGCACCGTCGGTGATGGCGGAGCCGAAGGGGTTGGCATGGCAGCCCCCTACGAGCACGTGCAATTGGAGAAGTACTTCAGTGTGATGTTGGTGGATCGTGGCGCCATGGACACGGTCATCTTCCAAGCTGACTTCTGTAGCATCACCGGTCAATCTTGGAGCATTCCGGTTCGTGGTATCATCACCGGAAGCCTTGAATTTGAGGCCCTTGCATGGAACAACGATGTCAAACCCATGGGAATCAACTTCGCTGGGTAAGCAGCAATCTTTCACTCGGGTCCGGTCGGTAGAACCACAGACCTAAATCCCCGGAGACATTGGAAATGAGCGTCCTTCGACAATTGAACATTCTTGGGCAGATGCGGATCGACGTCCCGCATCTTCGCAGCATTGAGTCGAGCATCGCCGCCGACTTCGATGTGGTCGCGGGTCGCGTCCAGGCCGGTGAGAAGGCTGTTGTCATCCGTGGATTCGCTCTCGCCAACTTCACTTCTGGCACCGCCGCGAGCAGTGTTCAGCTGAGCACTGCAGACGGCATCGTCTACAACATGAGCGCCAGCGAGGCTGGCACCTTCCTTTGGGTCCCTGCAGATCGAGCTGTCGAAACACTGAACTCGGCTACCAATGCCCGCGTCAGTGGCAGCTTCACGGCAGGCCAAGTCAACTACGTCGGACTCGACTTCACTCGTGCTGCCGATGCCACCACTGCAGACCTGGTGCAGTTCCTGGACCCCAACACCCTTCTGGAGAACGCGAAGAACGTCCCGCTGGGTCGCACCCTTGACTACCGCATCGTCATCAGCACCACTCCATTCAGCTCCAGCCCCAACCTGGTGCCGATTGCCAAAATCAAGACGGACGCATCGAACAACGTTGACTCTGCTACCAGCTCTGTCCAGGACGCAAGAAACATCCTGTGGCGCCTGGGTTCTGGTGGAGACTTCCCAAACCGCTACAACAGTTTCAGCTGGGCTCAGAATCGTGTAGAGTCTGTGTCAGGCGCCGGTGTCTTTGTCGGTGGTGACAAGTCCATTCAGAGCGAGAAGGACTGGATGGATGCGGTCATGTCCCGCATCTGGGAAATTGGTGGTGGCGAGAACTGGTACAGCACCACGGCAGACCGCAATGTTCGCATGGTCAGGGCTCCTAGCCCGTCAGTGTTCGCGACTACCGGCGACAACTTCGAGTGGGTTGCTGGTCTCTACAGCAGCACGCACCTGCACTGGCAGGGGTTGAAAATTGCCTTCGACAACTCCAATACCTCATCGGTGTACTACAACACCATCAATGACCAGACCGGAGACGATACCACTAGCGCTGCGCTGACCAGCAAGACGGCCTTGGCTGATGGTGACTGCCTCTACGTCGACATCGACCGTACGGCCAACTCTGGCCTCACCGCCAAGAAAGCCTCACTGCAGCTTCTCTCAGTTCCCTCCATCCCTGGCTCTCGCTTCGTTTTTGCTTGGAGGATCGGCAGCAACGTCTATACGCGGGATGCCGCATGGCCAGTGAACGTTGCTCAACAGCCGGCCACTACCACGGTGGTGGGCGCGGTGCGCCTCAACAACACCGCAGGTACTCCAGCTACTCCGACCATCCCCACTCTGGATGCCAACAACGCCATCACCCTTGGTGTTGGGTCCTACCTCATCGCGGGTGCCAACACCGGTCTCACTGTCACCGGCGGCAGCGCGAGCGGCATCGGTATCAAAGGAATTGGTGGAGCTGTCAGTGGTTTCGGTGGCGTGGGCGTCTACGGGCAGGGTGGAGATGGCTACGGTACCGGCGTCTATGGTAGGGGCGGGGCCAGCGGCGCGGGCGGACAGTTTGTCGGAGGCCCTTCTGGCGCAAGTGGAGTTACGGGTAGCGGTACCATCGGCCAGACCGGCGTGTACGGTAGTTCTGATACCGGCGTAGGGGTCATGGGTGGCAGCGGTAGCTCCACCGGATTTTTCGTTGTTGGCGTGAGCGGTTTTGGCAACTCAACAAGCTCCATTGCCGTATACGCCCAAGGCTTTACCGCAAGCAGTGGTCCTGATGCGGCTGGGGCTATGGCTTTGCAGGCTGTGGGTGGCGATGCCTACGCCAGCGCCAGCGGGACACGAGCTGGTGGCCCTGGCGCGTGGATTCTTGGTGGCAATGGGAACGGCAGTACCAACACGGGTGGTGACGGCGGGCTCGGCGCCTGGATTGTTGGTGGAAGCGCCGGCAATGCAACACACGTCAGTGCCTTTGGTGGAGCTGGAGGTCGAGGAGCCACCATCGCTGGTGGAACCGGAGGTAACGTTGGCAATGCCGTCAACAACCCAGGAACTGGTGGCACTGGAATCTATGTAACTGGCGGCGATGCCGGTCTTCGAGTTGGTGGAACCCTCGGTGGCGGCCCGGGCGGCACCGGCATCATCACTACTGGTGGCATCGGTGGATTCCCCAGCGGTGCCGGACCCGGCATCGTGGCCACTGGCGGAGTCTCAAATGGGACCAACGTTGGTAGCGGCTCTGGCGGACAATTCTTTGGTGGAGCCAACACTGTTGGTGGCCAGGGTGGCTACGGCATCTACGCTTACGGTGGCAATTCAAGCACTGGATACGGCGGAAACGGCATCTATGCTGTAGGTGGAAACTCCAGCTACTCGGGTGCTCCGGCAGGCCATGGTATTACTGCCTATGGCGGGGGCAACGCTGTATCCTTTCAATCTTGCTACGGTGTCTACGGCAAGGGCGGCACCGGTGGTAGCACTCTGAACTTCGGTGGCTACTTTGAGGGCGGTGCGGGTAACGCTCACGCCCTCTATGCACAGCCTGCTGGGAACGGAAACGCCATCATCGCTTCGAATGGCGGTGGCAGCGGCTATGCGTTCCTGTCGAACAGCGGCGACATCGCCATTCAGCCGGCCAACTTCTATCGCTACGCCTCGGCTGTCTCTCGTGCCATCTACATCCCTGTTTCCGATTTCATATACACCACCGTTTCTAGCGGTTACACTCCGCTGCCGAGCAACACCCTTGGCCCTCTCATTGGTATTGGAACTGGTGGCAGTCTTCAGGCAGGCGCCAAAGTCAGACTACCGTATGGAGCCATCATCACTTCTATACAGTTCCTCTCATACAATGACGACGGTGCAGCAAGAAATCTCACTGTGGCCGTTGGTCACATGGCCTACAATGCTGGCGGAGCTTTCACGTTGACGCAAGTCCACACCGGCGTGTCCGGGGGCGTGGCTGTTTCGCAGCCCCTCACCGGTGGTCTGGCTGGAACTGAAACCTGGAAGACTGTCCCAATCAACGCAACATTGACGGCTCCAGCTGACGGGTACACTTTCATCTACTTCGTCACGACGGCGTGTGTGACCACGTCGAAGGTGGGAGTCTACGGCTTTCGCGTCGCCTACACCACCACCTACGAAGCCGCAATGCGGTAACAATCTTCCCAAAGTACCAGGAGAACTACCATGGCAGGCAGAATCACCCCAGCAACTCATGCAACCGTCACCGCAGCTACTGCTGGTGGCTACCTGACCGTCAGCTCGGCGGCCAACCTCTACGTCGGCGCGCGGTGCTGGCTCTCGAACACGGCAGGGACTGCCATGGACATGGTTGAAATCACCGAAATTGCTGGCACCAGCATTGGTGTACGCAAAATCCCACTCCCCGGACAGGGCCCGAACTATGGCCGCTCGGATGTCAGCGCCTACAATGGCGGTGGCTTCCTGGACCAGGAGTCTCAGTTCATCTACAACCGGAACGACGCCTCGGCGCCCTAAGGGCGACCACGACGTTCGGCATTCATGGCCCGCCAGGCGTCTTGGCGGGCCTTCTGCGTTTCTACGTCCTCGTACCGAACCGTCATCCAGCCGTCCATACAGGCGCAGGTGATGCTGCAGAACACGGGGGCGTCCTCAGGGGTGTCGGCGTGCACTTCGATGCTCTGTTGGCCTCTGGGGACGTCTGGGCGCTCATGGTGAATACGTCGCTGCCAGCACTCTGGGTAGCAACAGGGCAACTTCTTGGTGGGCTGCCCCTTGAAGCGCTCCCAGGTCATCAGCAACACCCAGAATCAGGGAAGATGAAGACGTCGGGGTCCTCGAAGTCGCCGGTAGGCAGGGTCTTGTCCGGCTCTGCCGCGAAGGCGTCAGAGCCGACAGGCACCCCGTGGATGTGCAGCTGCTCTCGGGCCTTCTCCAGGCTCTCAGCAATCACCACACAGCCGCCTTCGTGGTGCCAGTTGGTCGTGACGTTGCTCAGCCTCTCCCAGATGAACACCTTCACTGGAAGTCCGAGGGGAAGGTCTGCCATCCGGTACCATTGAAGACAAAGAACAAGGCAGTCGTCTCCTTGAGCTTCTCCGCCTTGAGGACCACGATGGCGGCGTCGTTCTTCTCGGTGTTGTTGATGGCGAAGAAGAGGTTCTCGACCGTCACGTTGTCACCGTACTTGATGCCGATGTCCATCGCCAGGAGGTTCATCTGGGCCTTGAAGTCAGCCCGACGCTCCTTTGGGTCGAAGACCTTCGCCGGCGCCTTGGGTAACGGCACTGGGACAGCCAGGGTCTCGAAGGAACCGGCATCCACCGAGCCCGTGATGTTCACCTCGTCCATTCTCACGACGGGCTTGGACTTCGTCGCCCTGCCCAGCGTCAGGCCCATGTTGAAACTGCCAACCACCATCATCGTGGCACCCAAAAGCATCAGAATCTGTCCTCGTCTCATTTGATCTCCTTCATGCGGTAACGTTTGACCATCTCGCCGAGGACGCGGGCTGCGTTCACGGCATCATCTACACCACTGTGATGCTTCCCTTCAAAGCTCAAGCCCATGCTCTTCACGGCCTTCGTCAGGCCTCCCCTCTTGTCACCTCGCATGAGGGAGATGAGGGCCTTGATGTTGAAGTGGGTCTTGGACATGGGGTACTCGACCCCAAAGCGCTTGCACTGGACCTGGAGCATCTCTCGGTCCCAGTCTCCAAAACTTGCCCAGCTGAGCTTGTAGTCTGGCCCCTTGCAGTGCGCCTGGAGTCGCTCCAGGGCCACCTCAAAGGTCACACCAGCTTTGTCGAGATGTGCCTGAGTGATGCCAGTCAGGTCGGTACAGAAGTCGCTGACAGTCGAGTAGCGCGGCTGCACGAAGATGGAGTCAAGACGCTCCACCCGGTAGGTGCGGTCTTCAACAGTGAGCCTTGCTACCCCAATTTCAATGATTTCGGGGTCTTGTCCGCTGTTGGTGTTGCGGGGAAACCAGCAGGTGGCTTCCAGGTCTACCACGATGATGTCGCTCATTCTCGGTCTTTCTCGTTCAGTTCCCTGACACGTTGATACAGGCCGTACATGAGGACAACGTAACCCGCCAACACCAACCCGTAGCAAACCCACTCAATCATCGAAGCTTCCCGGCCTTCCTCATCATCTGCATGTTGCCCATAATGGCGGAACGCCTGGCTGATGTCAAGTGGTCAAGGTAGAGTTTTCCGTCCAGGTGCTCAAGCTCATGCTGGAGAACGTGGGCCATTAGGCCGTGAAACCAGCCCTCGGTGGTCTCCATCTTCTCGTTCTGGTACTCGACGAGGACCTCTGGAGCCCTACTGATTTCCTCGAAGAACCCGGGGACTGACAGACAGCCCTCCACCATCGGTTTCCTGTCCCCGGCGAACTCCTTGATGACCGGGTTCACGAAGACCGATGGTCCCAGGGAGCCGCTGTCGACCACCACGAGACGCTTCAGGACGCCAACCTGAACCGCAGAGAGGCCGGCACCCCGGTAGGCACGCATGATGGTCAACATGCCTGCAACCAGCTCTGGGTCTGGAGCCTCAGTGAGGGGCTCCGAGACCCTTTTCAAGATGCCGGCTGGCCAGTAGACGAGCTTCATGTCTTCTTGCTCCTTATTGCCCCCACCTTGACAAGATGGGCAAATCTTTTCCTCATTCTCTTGAGCCTGGCGGCAGCCGGGCTTACCGGGAAAAACCCATGTCGTCGAGCAGACCTCCCTCCAGGGGTGACATGTCGGCAACCTTGAGGCGCTCCAGGACTGGAGCGAGTGGCTGGCCAAGGCAGACCACGGCCACAACAATCTCCTTCAGCTTGGCGATGCTCAGGCCCTCGGTGCGGCGGGCCAGGTCTTTGGCAGAAGCCTCAGAGACGCCAATCTGCGATAGGTACTTGAAGCGGGTCTCTTCGGTGGGAATGGCGATGGCGACGAGGCGATCCACCCGGGACGGACGGTCCTTGATGCGGGAGGGGATTTGGTCGAGGTTGTTGGTGGTGGCGACCAAGACGAAGTTGTCCAGGCCCCGCTGCCCGTCCAGGAACTCAAGGATGGACTCCTCGAACTCCCTCACGAAGCTGTCGATGTCCTCGCAGACCAACATGATGGGGCGAACGGGCTCGTGCTCTCGGATGTGCTCCACGTAGTGGGCCACCATGGAGCCGTTGTCCCAGAAGAGGACGATGCCGTCATACTTCTCGACGAAGGCCTTCTCCAGGAGGCGCAGGGTGCAGGACTTGCCACAGCCAGGAGGGCCATGGAGCAGGTACCCACGCTTGTGGGCGAAACCCATCTTCTTGAAGACCTCACGACGGTCGAAAAAGGTCTGAATCTCGTCGGCGATTTCCTGGACGCTGGTGTCAATCTCCAGAGGCTCGTCGTTGGTGACCTCGACCGGCAGAAACCCGGGCACATTCTCGTCACCAACGCGCACCGCAGACATCTTGTAGAGGCCCGAACCCAGGGTGCTCCGACTGAGTGCCTCAGTGTAGTAGTTGACCTTCTTCTGTACAGCGATGACCTTCTGTGGCTTCTGTCCGATGTTATCCAATGTCGTCCTCGTGTCGGAACCCCTTGAAAATGGGGAACCTGGGCTTGCCGTCTTCGGTGAGTTCAAAATACTTGAATGTCAGCTTCTTGGGAAGCCTTTTTGCGTTGTAGTCCTTCCAGTACTGCCGGCGCTGTTCGTCGCTGAAGCCGCTGCCAATCTCGAACAGCTTACCATTCTTCGTTCGACATTCCAAGGCCCCCAGGCTGCCGGCATACTTCCCGTTGCCAACCACGGCACCAACCACCTCGGCCTCATCATCGACGAAGGACTTGACCTTGAGGAGCGCTCGGCTCCGCTTCAAGAGCACCGGCTCCAGGCTTCGTCGGTACATGGCTCCTTCGAAGCCCTTGTAGACGTACTCTGTGCTGTGCTTGACCATCCTGGGCTGGTCTGGGTCAATGGTTTCAAACATGTCCACGACCCCGATGCGGGCCACGGCTCCGACCACGTCCATGACGGACTTCTGCACGAAGTTCTTGGCGAACTCGTAGCGCTCACGGTAGGGCTTTGTGGGCTTCTCCCACTCATCTTGAGTCGTAGCGTCGAACAGAAGGTACTTCAGGTGCTGGGTGTCTCCGCCCTTCTTGAAGAGGACGTGCTGTAGGGCCTGGAAGTCGATTCTGTCATTGACGATGACCACGACCTCGCCATCCAAGACCAGGCTCTGGGTTGGATTGCGGGTGTTGTTGATTTCCTGGAGCTTCTCGCGCACGGGCTCGAAATTCAGCCACTCCTTGCCGGTGCGGCTGTAGAGCTGGACACGGCCACGGCATGCTGGCAGGAAGGCCACACAGCGTGCCCCATCGAGCTTGGGTTCCACACACCACTTCCCCTTGAGGAGGTCTGGCTTGACCTTGGAGTAGTCTTCGGCCAGCGGCACGGTGAACTGGAAGATGGTCCCTTCTCCAAGAGCGTTGTTGACGTCCTTGGCCCCGATGTCGAGACGGAGGTCCTGCTTGATGATGCGCTCGGTCCACTTGCGCTGAATGGGGGTGCATGCTCCCAGGAACACCGAGATGGCCGTTTGTGCAGCGTTCCCGGTCAGCTCCCTCGTCTGAAGGTTGCTCAGGAGCATCATCAAATTCCGATGCCAGACGCTGTCCTCAGCGAATGGAATGGCATCCTCCTTTGGGATGGGCAGTTTCTTGACGCCGAAGGTCACCTGAGGGCTGAGGGCCAGAGTGAGGACCTTTCGAAGTTCCCGACTGTCTCCTTCTTGGAGGGCCTCCAAGCGAGCATTCCCACGAGGGGCTGCTTCAAGGGTTTCGAGTGTTTTGAGAAGGTCCATTGGTCTTCCTGATGAGGGTTGAAACTGCGTTTTTGTTCATCTCGATGATCTCTTTCCTGTCTGTAGCGTACTGGCCCCAAGAAATCAAGGCGTCAGCAGTCTTTTCTTGTGCTTCCCAGGCCTTGATGTAGGTGGCGTTTATCAAGTCCTGCTTCTCTTGAACCTCAAGCAGGTCTACCCTGAGCTTCTGAATCTCAGCGGCTGCAGCCCTACAGGCCCGCAACTCGCCCAAAGCCCAAGACAGACACAGGCCAAGCCCCAGGGCGGCCAACCAGCCGACCACCCATAGGGCCTTGAAGCGCCTGTGTCGTCTCAGTTCGTTTCCTGATACAACGTGGCAGGTATCTATCACCCTCAGGAGACTACCGCACCCGTCGTACCCAAGTCAAGGGCCTGCTGAGGTGCCGTGGGCTGGGGCTTTGATGCTTGAAGCCGGCCCGCCGCAGTGGAGCGAAAGTAGAAGCTCCCATCCTGGGCCAGACACTCCGCAAGGCCGAGATTCACAGCAACGGCCAGGTACTCACGGCAACAGGTCAATGCAGTCCCGGAAGACTTCGAGATGACCCTGGCACTGGCACGATGTACCCTCTTGGCCAGGTCATTCAGGACCTTTGCAACACGCCCGTCCTGAAGTGCCGCGTAGTTGTTTGGGTCCCTCTTGTAGGTGACAGGCAGGGTGGGGGTAGTCAACTTGGCGGGGGCTGGCTTTCTGGTCTCGGTGACGGCGACAGGTTCCACATTCGCAACCCCCAGGACCTCCTGAACGGTTGCAGCAACATCCTTGAGGTACATGAACTTCTCGTAGTCCCCCTCCGCCTTCTCGAACAGTGCCTTCTCAATCGCATTTTGCTTCGTCAATTGCTTGCTCATTTTGTTTCCATTTTGGTTGGGTTGATTGGTGGGTACAACGACAGTATTGTAACAGACGATTTTCCTGAAAGTCTAGGGCCACACGACTTTGACCGATTCTCTCGCACGAGTCAGGGCCGTGTAGAGCCACCGGCGCCCCTCAGTGGTGCTGAGGCGAATGCTGTCCTCGATGAAGACGAGGGCCTCAGGCCATTCCGAGCCCTGGCTCTTGTGGCAAGTGAGGGCGTAACCCAGGTTGGCGTGCATGTGGTGTGGACGGTCTTCCTTCTCCGGGTACGCCTTCTTCATGGCCGACGCTGAGCCCTTCTTGATGGCATCTGGGTCAAGCTCGGAGGCCTTTCCGAAGACCTCCTCCGGGCTGATGACGGCCTCACAGGGGCTGTCGGTGAAGTTGACCTCCTGGAAGCCCATGTAGAGGGTCTTGTTCTTGTGGCGGTCAGTCACGGCGATGTGAAGGTGCTGGCGGCCAAGCTCCTTGATGGTGAAGACCTCTCCATTGAAGACGTCCAGCTCGTAGTTGTTCCTGGTGACCAGCAGCGGCTCATCTTCCCTGAGGATGCCCTTCGGGAGGCCCCTCAGCTCTCTGATTCTGAGGTTCAACTCGTGCCTGGTCTTGTTCTTGTGGCAGATGATGACCCCATTGCGGCTGCAGTTGTCGAGGAGGGCCTGGTCGAGCTGAGAGCCAACGACAACAGGAAGCGCCAGAATTGATGACATGATGTTGGCGTTGACTCGGATGTCGTTGCTGATGCGGATGATGGGCGACTCCAGGGCCTGGCGAAGTACCTCTGTGAGGTTGACCTTGACGTCGGCCGGGAAGTCCTCATTGAAAACGCTGAAGGTCTTCTTCTCTTGGTCCTTTTCAACTGGCGGCAACTGGAAGCCATCGCCAATCAGCACGATGTTCAATCCAAGGGCTTGGCAGAAGAAGTGGAGATGGTCGAAGACCTGGCTGGTCACCATGGACGCCTCATCGATGATGAGGGTCCTATTCGGAGGAAGCTTGAGTTCCTTGCTCTCCTTCATGGTGAAGTGGTACTCCCCGGTGTCTTCGTCCTTCATGGGGGTGTACATCCATCTGTGAATCGTGGAAGCGTCACAGCCGGCGGCCTGCTTGACGCGCACGGCTGCCTTGCCGGTGGGGGTCAGCACGAACACGCCGGGGTTCTCTTGGGCCAAGACCTTCAGGAGGGTGGTCTTGCCGGTACCAGCGTAGCCGCTGATGACCAGAAGTCCACCGCCGCCGGGGAACTTCTCTGTCATGCTTCGGATGGCCGCGAGGGCTTCCGCTTGGCCAGCTGTAGGTACAAACTCGCTCTCGCTCATGCTCCCCAGCCTGGATTCGAACCAGGATCTTTCCGGTTAACAGCCGAACGCACTACCAATTGTGCTACCAGGGAAAGTGCCCCCGAAATGATCACGCTCGGGAGCCACACGCGCCTTCTCAGGGACGGTTGCCGGTCAACATTTTAGCGCTACTGTCGACAAGCTCAAAGCCTTCGATCGCTTGCTTGACGGAATTTCCCCGAAGGGTGGGAGCTACCCTGGCCCCGTCACGGCAGTCTTTGACGTCTTGG